TACTCCTTTATCTCCTTTTAAATTATAGTGGAGCGTCCTAGCGGTGCTGCCCCGCTTAACAATGGTTTTGCAGACCACGCCGTTTGCTGATTCGGTAAGGACGCATTAATGCATATCATTATAAATATTCAATAAACAACCTACAATAGCCAAAATATTTATTGGTACTACCCACCAATGTTGTGCATAAACATTAAGCCCTAAACAAAAACTATTTAATATCATTAATATAACCCAAAGCATATATTATCTCCTTTCTCTAATCATATCTCTAATTGCGCACAATGATGAAAAAAGACAAACAGCAAGATTAAGACCACGAATATAAATATTTCCATTTTGATTAATATAAAAGATAAAAAGATTAAGTGTTGCAAAAAGAATATTAATCATTACCATGCTCCATATCTGTTATAAAAACCATAGCCCAAGCTAATACATATACAGCCCAATATTGCCAAGTTGTCGCACTAAAGCTAATGCTTTCCATAATAAAAAGTATTGCCATTCCACAAACAATTCGTGCGATAGAATATCTAGTCATTTACATTTATTCTCCTATAAATTTCTAACGTAACTGCTTCCATTGCTTTATCTGCATCAATAGCTTTTTCTGAAAAAGGATTTTCACAATAATCTAAATAAGCCCTAGTGTAATAATACATATCAAGTAAAACAAAAATACTATAATTTTCTAAATCCATATTTATTATTCCTTTCTAAATGGTGGGTGCCTTGGGATTCGAACCCAAGACCACTTGTTTATGAGACAAGAGCACTAACCAACTGTGCTAGACACCCATAAATCTCGCGGTTTCTTCTCCTATTGGCATCTTCTGGGCCTCAATCCATCGGAGCCGCCACTCGATTTCGCCGCGAGTCTCACGTGGGAATACCTACGCCCGCGAAGCGCACATCCCCTAAAACAATGTGCCTTTCTACTCTTGGTTCACATACCCTTCGGGTACCTCAACTCTCATTACGCAGGAATATCGCGGCTGACACTAACGAGTTCAACTTCCGTTAGACTGACACCTTATTGCCTTACGACGTAATCTAATCGCCGAGCGAATCTTATGCGTATTCCGGACTACCTTACGGAGTAAGAGAACTCCCGGCGTTCTTTGATGGCGAACACATAATATAAGTTCTGCTTTCCTTATATTATTAGCCACAACCACTCCTTTTTATTGTCGCGACAAAAGGATTTTTACAGGAGGAACCTAAAGCAGGAGTTTAAGGATTTGAACCCTAACTTTGAAGGTTGGAGCTTCACGTGCTACCGTTACACTAAACTCCTATATTAGGTGAAGGTTTATTTCCCTCACCTTATGTATATATTATAGCAAAATTTTAGATAAAAGTCAAGTCTTTTTACTTGTTAAAAACATAATAACTAATATCGCAAAACCTATTAAAGCCATAAAATAATTTTCTATTGGAACTTCATCTCCAGTTTGAAACATGCCATATAATGGAGTTTCATAACCCCACATATCAAATAACTCTTCTAATTCTTCATCAGTAAATTGAGAAAAATCTGGTCGATTTGGAACTGGTTCAGGTAAGTTTCCTAAAATTTCCCCAATTATTTCCGGAGAAAGAGTTGGCTTTGGAGTCGGAGTAGGACTTGGAGTTGGAGTAGGTGTAGATAAATCTATTATAATAACTGATTCTTCAGTTGGAGTAGGTGTAGGTGTTGGAGTATTAGTTGGAGCAAGAGTTTCAGATATTGTTGGCGTAGGTGTAGGCGTTTCTGTTGGCTTTATTGTCCCAGTAGGAGTTGGCTCTGGAGACTTACTTGGTTTAGCTGTAATAGTCGGCTGTGCTGTTGGAATTACAGTAGGTTTATCTGTTGGAATAATAGTAATAGTTGGTGTAGGACTTGGTTTTGTTGTAGGGCTTGGAGTTGGTGTCGGTTTTGTAGTAGGTTCATTTGTAGGTTTTATTGTTTCGGTAGGTGCGAGAGTAGGTCTTGGAGACTCACTAGGTTTTCCAGGGGTAACTGTGACAACTGGTGTATCAGTTGGTTGTATTGTAGGAACTGTGGTGGGTTCAACTGTTGGAGTGGATGTGGGATTGGGAGTAGGCGTTGTAGTCGGTGCTTCTGTTGGCTTATGTGTAGGTTCCTCCGTAGACGTTGTTGTTGGAGTTGTAGTTATCTCCGGCGTAGGAGAAGGAGTTGGAGTGACTGTTGGAATAGGAGTTACTGTAGGCTTTATAGTAATAGTTGGGGTAGGAGTAGGTGTTTCTGTAGGCTTTATAGTTACCGTAGGCACAGTCGTTGGTAATGGAGGAGGAGTAGATGGCTGTGCAGTTGGTGGAGTAATTATCTCATTTACATATTCTACCTCTACCGTTTCTCCATCGACAATATTAACTATAGAAGTTGTGCCTTTAACCTCACTGCTACCAAATACCGTAATAATATAATCATTAAGACTTACATCTTCTTTAATTTCATGTGCGCCGGGCAATACATCTTCTAATTCAAGATATTGTCCCGCTACAATAGGATATGGTTCTCCGTCAATATAAAATGTAAAAGTTGGCGGCGCAACATATGGAACACCACTGTGATACCATCTTTGATTACCATTCCAAGTAACCCAATAAATTCTTTCTCCTGGCTTTACTGTAGTAATATCTTTTTGAATTTTAAAGTTCTCTTTATATAATTCAACCTTATCAGTCATTTCTGGTTCTAATTCTCCCCAACCAGAGAATCCTAAATCTTGCGGCGAATATACTTCTTCGAATATCATGGTAGGAAGTGTGCCGCCAGTTGCGCCAGATTTTATTTCGTCCATTCTAAATGGGGTACCATTATTATCGAGCCATATAATCCAATGGTCGGCATCGCCGCACTTATTAGACCTATGTCCTTCTCTACTTGTTTTTTTAGTTGGATTCATAATAACATCAGTTTTCCATATTCCGCCACCAGCATGAAAATCTGTGCCGTCCATAACATCACAACGAATATGCCAAACATCATTTACTAATGTCTTTTGTAGAATAATTTTACCTGGCGCTGGTGTCGCTGTTACAGTTGGAACTGGTTTTGTAATTTTTGGTTCCCAATAGTTAATATGTGCTTCTCCATGTGCGGTAATGTTCCATCCTACAATAGTTCCGCTATGATTACATGAAGTAATATTTATATCTGCAAATGGAGCAATTAGATGACCGGCTAAGCCGCCCATATCTACTTTAGACGCATTCGTCCAATATATTTTTTCAATATGCTCTTGAGTTTCATCGCTGCCTTGAGCTTGATAATCCCATTTAGCTAAATTAACATAGCCATTTTCGTCTGGCTCGACATAAATCCAATGTTCTCCATCGTTAGGAAATGAATTTATTATGCTAATCCAGTAATCTCTTGTAGATTTAACTGCGGCCGCACTTAATTTTTTATAAGCATCTTTGCTTTGATTTTCTGTACGACCTTGAAAATACATTTTAGATTCATTATTAAAAACGTAACTTTCCGTTCCTGAAGGAGTATGATTGATTGAACCGTCGTCTGTGCCACACCAATTATTACTTGTAAGTGTACCGCCAATCCACAAAGAACCTCGAATATGCATATCAATAAAAGCATCATTTAATGCTATTATTGAATAACCAACCATATTAGATAATTTAACATTAAAATCATGTTCTTCAATAGGTTTTATTTGCACGTCCACTTCTTCTGAATTGTTGGTTTGGATTTCTTCTGTAAAAACTAAATTTAAATCCAAATCTAAATTTAAATCTTCATCTTCATCTTCTATAGGAAGAATAATGTCTATTGGCTCTTCTATTTCTAATTCAAGTTCTTCAGAAAAACTTGGAAATATAAAAAATAAAAAGGCCAATAGTATAAAACATACTATACCCTTTTTCATATTTATCTCTCCTATGGAGCCGTATACTTGATTCGAACAAGCATTTATATATTACGAATATATTGTTCTACCATTGAACTAATACGGCAATTTGGTAGACCGGGTGGGATTTGAACCCACACTTGCTAGCTCCTTAGGCTAGTGCCTCTGCCATTGGGCTACCGGTCCATATTTGCTATAAGCAACCACTCCTAACTTATAGCTATGCTCAACCCACAACGAATTGATTTGAGCTTCCGTTTTGGTGCGCCGGGTTGGAATCGAACCAACGGTGTTTCTAACGTGGAAGTTTTACAGACTTCTGACATCGCCAACTAGTCGTACCGACGCATAAAGTGCGGAGTAGTCTATTATGGTATCAAGCCCCTCCGCCGAGCTACTCTTATCTCCCCGAGTCGGGCATAATAGACTATTGCGAACTTGCGGTCTATTAGCGCGGCACCTTTAATTTCAGGTCTATAATCAGCCTTACGCCGCAGGTCTGTATCTGCGGAAAATGGCGCGCCGAGAAGGAATCGAACCCTCACTCTGGAGTCCGTAGCCCCATGGTCTATCCGTTAGCCTACCGGCGCACGCGTCCTACCATCTTTATTTATCGTGTGGAAAGGTAGGATATTGACACGGGAAAGGAGTGCGGTCATGACTCCGCTTAATGTTGCTCCCCAGTCATCCTCTCAACATATTTATTATAATATAATTTTAGAGAAAAGTCAAGTATTTTTCTTTACATAATTCCCACTTAGCCAACCAATTTTATCCATAATATAAATAGCATACCAACCATTTGAAGAAATAATTGGTTTATTATTTTTATTAACTACTACATTAAGAGCTGTATTTTGGGGCAAATTAGTAATCTTTTCATAAGAAGTTCCATCACCCATTCTAACATTTACAGAATATTTAGTAACATATTCGCTTTCAATTTTTACAGGTTCTGGCACGACAATTTCTTCTTGTGGCTTTTCTTCTTCAGCAGTTAAATCAGAAAGAGCATTCATTAGAGCTTTATGAGTCTGTTCGCTATAAATACCATCCACTTCTAGATTGTATTCATTTTGGAAAGTTTTTACAGCAAGTTCTGTTTTTTTACCAAAAATACCATCAACTTCTAAGTTAAGATTTAATAAAAGATTTAAATTTTTTTGAAGCTCTTTAACGGCATTTCCTTTAGAACCATTCTTTAAAGAAGTTTCACCAAGTATTTCTGTCGCGGGAGCAGCTTGATTTTCTTGATAAATAATGCTTGGAATTTTAAACCAATGAAGCCATTTTCTATCTTTTATTTTAGTTTTAACACAACCATACTTAAAGCCACGCTCTTCAACTGCTTCGCCATTTCCAATATAAACTCCAACGTGACCGTCCATATGGAGACCTAATCCTGGAATCTCAGGCAAAGTATCAATATTACCCCAATCTAAACCTTGAGATTTCGCGTAAGAAAACATACCATTGGCAGATTTGTCTGGCATATTATTACTTTTATATTTATTTGTGAATAATGGGTTTTCTTTTCCAATTGATTCTATAACGTCTTCGCCAGCATTAGTCCATGCGTAACCTTTCATAAGGCCAACGCAATCAGCACAAATTTTGTGTGCGGCAATATCTGCTTTATAACGAGACATCCTATCAGAAGTATAATGCTCTGGATAGCTTTTGGTCTTAGATTTTAATTTAGATTCTGTACAAGGATATATACAAGTTGCATACCAATAGGGCATACCAACGAATTTCTTACAAAATTCTACAAAGTGCATATTACTAAATTTATCATACATAGGTTTTTCCTCCTCGTCTGGCTCCCAGCCTTCTAAAAACCATTCCAAAGGCTTATCACCATTTATAAGGTTTAAATCTACATCTTCGTTAAGTCCAGCTAGCGTGCCATTACTGGTATATTGCCATAAATCATTATAATGCTTTGGTTTAGAAGAATCTGAAGGTATATTACCATCATCTTTACCCCAATGTGGTATCCACATTATATCGCACATTTCAATAGCTTTCCCGGCATATTTATATTTTCTGTTGATATACATACCAATTTTTTGACAGCCTAATTTGCGTAATTCTTCTAAAAAGGCAACACAAACTGGTTCAGTATTAGTTGAATTAAATCTGTCTCCTTCGATATCAGCAATATAGAATAATGGTTTCTTATATGCTTTATTAGCATGTTCTACAAAAAAACGCGCTTGTTCGCGCGAATCTTTTGCTGTAGTAGCAGTTACATAGTGATATACACCATAAGGAACTTTACTATCTTTTGCATATTTAATATAACGTTTATCTTCTTTTAGTCCAACAGTTGCGCGAAAAATTACTAAATCAAGTTCAGTACGTGCTAAATCCCAATTAATAGGATAATCTCCTTCAAAAATATCAGCTATTTTACCCATAATCTCACCTTCTTTTTTGAGGTATAAAAAAAGAGTTTGATTAAAATCAAACTCTTATAAAATATAACAAGTCGCTTTAATAGAAGGATGTTTATTAGACATCTGCCTAAACCATTTGGCTAACTACGCGATTTGGTGCGTGGTATGGGATTCGAACCCATATGTTCTATAAAGAACAATTGCTGTGAGCGACTTATAAATGGCGTAGGGTACAGGATTTGAACCTGTGTGCCGTATTTCAGACAACTCGCTTTCCAGGCGAGCACCATCAGCCTCTCGGTCAACCCTACATATTGGCGCGGGCTAAGGGATTCGAACCCTTGCGACTTTTACATCCTATCTGATTTCGAATCAGACCTCTTAACCCAGACTTGAGTAAACCCGCATAAGCACCGGCATTGAGGGTCGAACTCAAATTACGAATTTAGAAGACTCGTGCTCTATCCTGTTAAGCTATACCGGCATAAGTTAATACAAGACAGTTTTTTTCGATTATGTCAGAGTCGAACTGACGTTTTTTAAATTGGAAGTTTAATGTATTATCCACTATACTAATAATCAAATTAAATTTGCTGTAACTGTCTTAAAAGTGGGCCATCAGAGATTCGAACTCTGAACTCCTAGTTTAAGAGACTAGTACTCTGACCAATTGAGTTAATGGCCCATGGTTAGCTGATTTTCGGTCATATCAGCCACAGTAATATTTATTTATAGTCGCTACTCAATATATTTTATGACCTACGACATCCAGTTTTAAATTGCCGCGAATCATAGGAAAACTATTAACCTTATGGTGGCCAAGGTTGGAGTCGAACCAACATAACGGGTTTTTCTGACCTTAATAAAAAATAATATTTGCAGTAAAGGTCTATGGAGCCACCACTGGGACTTGAACCCAGCCTCTCACGCTTACCAAGCGTGCGCTTTACCAACTAAGCTATGGCGGCACATAAGGTGAGGTATCCCTCAACCTTACATAAATATTATACCAGAATTTTTACTTAAAGTCAAAGAAATAAGGGGTTGAAAATATCAAATAGAGTAGGGATAATACCCTTTGCATCTTCACCAGTTAGAGTTTGATGAAAAGTTCCATAATCTTTACAGAAAGCTTCAAGTACTTCACTATACTTATGTTGCGCTGTTACCATAGCTTTTCGAGCATCTTCTACTTCCTGCGCGCGAGTCTTACGTTCAGCAGCAAGAGCTTCTTGCTTTTCTTTGCGCTCACGTTCGGCCTTTTCACGTAAAATCTTTTGACGATTCTGCTCTTCCTTCACCTTAAATTCGGCTTCTAGACAAGCCTTTTCCGTGTCATAAAACTGCTTTGTTACATCACTATAAAACTTCATAATAAAATCTCCTTATCGTTCCTATCCGATATTTTTTCTATGTCAAGGGGATTCCTCTCTCCCCTTGACATATTTATTATAACATAAAATTATATTGAAGTCAAATATTAAGTTACTTCACGCCAAGATGTTGGATAGGTCGCAGGCGACCACACATTATTATCAATTAGATTTTCATATATTTTACCTTCGAATCTAACTTTATCTCCAATTTGATAAGCATTAGTAGAATCAGGTTGTTCCCAATCTGGAATAATATTTTCATCCGGAATTAAAACTTTAGCCCATAGACTTGCGGCCGCGAGTGGAGTCCAAGATTCCTGAGAATTATGTGACTGTAAGCAACGATATAAAATATTTTCATATCTTACTCTATCATCTTTCTCATATTGAATATTAGGTTCCCATTTAGGAAATAATTGAACGGCTTCAAGTGCGTCTGTATCATCTAAATTTGCGGCAGCTTTTTCAATATATGGGCGAAGTTTGACTGCTAAATCAACTAACTTTCCCATATTACTCTACCCCCAATAAAATTTTCGCGGCTTGAAGCTCCTCTTGTAATGCAGCAATATCAGTTTGTTGTTTGAATAGAATATCTAAATATTCATCTTTATCATATTCTACTAAAGTGTAACAAAAACAATTAACTGTATTTTCTTCTACTTCTACAGACATTTCCTTAACATCTGTTGAAACAAAAACTTTTGTTGAAGTAGTTTCAATTTCTGGTGGCTTATTCATAGAATAAGTATGCTCGTAAATTTTCATTTAAACCACCTCATACCATAAATTATAATTATGGTTATCAATTAAAGTATTTGGAGTTGGAATATACATTATTCGTGCAGTATCATGTTGGAAGTGGAAATTTTTTTTAACGTTAAAGCCGTAATAAAAAATTCCGCTATTAGATTGAGAAACAGAGTGACCACCGATAACACCAATGTAATTAGTATTTTCATTAACTGGAGGATAGTAATAATCTCCAATTGGAAGATTACTATTTGCGTTGGAAGAGGCTTCTATTGGTAAAAATACCCAAAGATGATTTTCATCATAACCAAAAGCATTAATCCAATTTTCTTGAGACGCTAATTTAAAATCTATAACTTTATCTTTATAAGTCATAACATTATTTACGATAGAAATACCATCAATAAATCTCCATATATTACCGAAAGGATTTTCCAGACCCCTATAAGAAATAGCACATTGTCCTGTAGTAGTATATGTAGAAGAATTTCCATTACGGACATTTATTGTAGCAACTGCTTGGCCTGAACTATTTCCTAAAGATAAAGTAGAACCTGTATTGCAAGCATAATTTAATCCTGCTGTTGCAGTTAATTGAGTTATGCCAACATTAAAAGCAGCTTGAATATTTGGTCGTCCATATTCAACCATCATCAGCATTTGATTAGCAGATTCAAATTCAAGATTTGTCATCTTCCAGCCCTCGCCATTGTTTTCACACATACGTTTTGCCGCGGCAGCAGTAAAATCTTGAGATTGACCACTAATTGGTTTAGCATTAATAATAGAAACGAGACAATCATTTTCTAAATCAACATCTTGAGTATCATTTAATTCATAAGAATTAGAATTTACACGATAAGTTCCACTTTCAAAAGCAGGTAATAAAACATAACGTAAAGCTTTTCCTTCTTCATCTCTAAATAATGGATGTAAAATAAAGCCAGCATATTTTTGGTCGGCTAAATATAATTGCTCTTTATTAATTTTAAAACCATTAGAAATTTTAGAAATAGAGAGAGGTACTCGTAGATAATAGAAAGCTGGCTGATAAACCATAATACGCTGATTAGTCAAAGAATCTAGATCTTCTTCTCCAGTTAAGAATTGCTGAATATTTCCTTCTCTATCTACTACACAACGTTTGCGGCCGCCATACATCTTAAATTTATCAAAGTCTTGACCTGCTGTTAAATCTTTTGCTCCTTGTAAACGAGTAAAGGTTTTATTAGCATAATCTAATTCAAGGCCAACTATATTATTATTTTTATAAGTTCCAGAAATAATTTGCGTTAAAATAACATCTGCTTCTGTAATAGAACTTGGGATAATGTTACCATTTTCATCTACAGAAATAATAGAACCTTCGTCTGCGGCTGAAATATTACCTGAAATATTTCCAGAACCACCACCAGAAATTGGAATATTTTTAATTTTATTTTCTAAATCAGTTTTTTGATTATTTAAAGCATTTGTTATTGCTTTTTGAGTCATACTTCCATCTTCATTGGAGCCTGTAGAAGTATAATTCTTCATAATATTAAAAGAATTTAAAAGACCCTTTTTCCGCACTTTTGCTTTCTTACTTTTATAAGAAGAAGTATTTTCATCTTCTACTGTTACATCAGTAACTGCGTTATCTATTTCGGATTGTAAAGCTGAAGTAGATTGGATAATTTTTTCATCAACTACTTCTTCTGCGGCAGAAGTTACTTCTTCTTTCATATTCTCTAAATTAGAAGCGATTTCTTGTGCTCGCGTGTTTGCAGTTTCAGCCGCAGATTGGGCTTCTTGTGCGGCAGTAAGAGCTTCTTCGGCTTGGTCTAATTTTGCTGCGACTTCGTTGGCTTTTGCCATAGCTTCATTAGCTTGACGAGTTAATTTCTCCGTTTCTCCTGTAAAGGATTTCTTCTTGGCTACTAGAATGTCTAAAATATCCATAAGTTACCTCCTTTAGATTTCTTTCCACTCTTTGTGACTATTAGCCACATAAGCTTCAAGACCTCCACTTTCTCCTTCTACAACAATACATACCGAACCTAAAGTAATTTCATTAGGATTAATATTTGCTCGGTCTTCCATTGTATCACAATAATGTTCGTAAGTAATAATATTGTCTTGCGAACCACGTTTTGTCATTATATGTGCCATAAACTCACTTCCTTTTAAAAATAATAAGCCAGAATAGCGACTTATGCTTCTTAAAAGAAGTGAGTTTATTAGTACGTTATTCTGGCTTTTATTTTCGTTATTCAATTAAAGACCAACCATATGCGTCAGGAGCCCATACGTTATTATCTACAATAGATTCATAAGTATGGCCATTGTAAGTTACTTTATCTCCTGTTTGATATGGATTAGTTGAATCAGGTTGCTGCCATTCTGAAATTGTTGGTTCTTCAGGTTCTTGCTCGTCTGTGTCTGATTCTACTAATTCCCAACCAGCAGGATAAGCGTCTGGCGCCCAGGTATTATTATCAATTAATGATTTATAAATTTTTCCATTATAAATAACTTTATCTCCGGTTAAATATGGATTAGTAGAAGATGGCTGCTGCCACTCTTGTGGCTCTTCATCCTCGCTAGTAAGAATTTCCGCGAATAGACTTGGAGCACGAGAAGGTGTCCAATCATCTTGAGAAGTATGATTTTGAAGAACTTTAAATATACGTCCTCCATAACGAACACGTTCATTAATTGTATATTCTTTTCCAGATTTCCAATTTGGAAAAAGAATTGGGCGTTCTACCGCTTCTTCGTCAGTCATTTCACCAATAATCTCGTTAAGTTCTTGACGAAGTTGTTCTGCTTCTGCGATAGTTGAAATACCTGCTTCTGATAAAGCGAGTTCTTCATTTGTTTTTATGTAAATTTGGTTATCTTTAATATACATATTAAAGTAATTTAAGGCATCTTGTATACTATCTCCATTAAAGTAATTTTCAGAATTTTCATTTTGGGAGAAAGAAACAGTAAGACCGCCTTGATTATTTAAATAATTTTCACGTATAAAGCCCATAAAATCACTCCATTTTAATTAATTAAATTCTCCAAGTCATTCCATTGGTTTGATCATGTAATCCTATTTTATAAGAAGCACCAGTATAAATAATTAAATCATACCAATGTCCATTTCGACCTTTAAAAGTAAAATAAGCTACTTGGCCATCATTGCTTCCAGTACTTGTTTGTGGTACTTGAAGATTTGCTCTTGCATCTATTGCATTGGTTGCTCCAGTGCCGCCGTTACCCACGGCCACCGTGCCGGTAACATTAGAAGCAGTACCTGTGCAATTACCATTAACAGTAATATTTCCGCCTTGTCCACGAACAATCATCCACTTACCATTTTTTACATACGATGATCCATTCCAGTATCCGCTACTATAAATACCGTGATTACCACCACTAGCCTTTGAATCGCTGTCTAGATAAATACGACAGTTGGTATCTGTATTTGTTGCTGCAAAAGCTCTTTCACCTGCACCGGATGAATAAACACTTCCAGTAAAAGTATCTCCTTCGATACGTGCCCATTTATGTTCGTTATCTACCCATGCGGCGGTATTTGCACGATTAATGGCTCTAAATAATACACCACCATTCGTTCCAGTTTCATTATTGTAAATCAGCATCCATGATCCAGTTGAATATGAGCCAGACCAAGTAAATGCTATGTTTGTCAAATTATCAGAAGCACAGCTTCCAGAACTTCCCGAACAGTTTCCTGTTACATTTCCAGTTAGCGGTCCGGAGAATGCGGGAGCCGTCAACGTGCCATTAGAACCAAATGTAAATGTCTTTCTGCTGCCCCAGCCATCTTGCATGTTGGTGAATATATTTACATCGCTATCGTTGCAGAGGTATAAAACTTCGTTCCCTCCGGCTACTTGTGCCACAGCTTCATTGGTGGATTCTCCACCACCTATAATTGTTGCGCCGCCACCGCCGATAGAAATGCCATCTCCGTTTCCATCGCCCGTATTGTCGATGAATTTAATCATATCATGCGAAGCGTTTGTTCCGGTATAGGCAATGGCGTTTTGGACTTTATTAAAGGTAAGTTTACCAGTCATTGTCCCTCCACTTAATTTTAAGTAAGTAGAAGAAATAGTATTTCCATCCGCGTCTTGAGTGGCTTTAGTCGCAGAGTATGCATTTCCATTAAGAATTACATTACCGTTAGCATCTCTATAAACTAACCATGTTTCATCTCCAGTCCAAACTAGTCCGTCGTCGTTTCGTCCATAACCACTTGATTTTAACCCATGCATACCGCTATCTAAATCACTACTTAATGAAAGCGTCCAAGCAGAATTTTTTCTTATATTAAGATCTCCAGTCATTGTGTCGCCAGACTTCTTTAAGTAAGTAGAAGAAATAGTATTTCCATCCGCGTCTTGAGTGGCTTTAGTTGCAGTTGTCGCGTTACCTGTTAAATTACCGGAAAATGTACCAGTAGTAGTTCCACTTATTGTTAGACCAGAGGTTGCTGCTTGAATACGAACATCATAATTAGCTGTGTTTTTATCTGTAGTATGAAAATCAATATATTTTCCAACTTCCATTACTCCATCTGAGGCACCAATTACAGGAACCAATCCCCAAGTGTCTGTAGTACCAGCAGTTGCAGCACCATAAGTAGCAATGCTTCCTAAACCTAAATTAGTTCTTGCATCTGCAGCAGTTGTTGCACCTGTACCACCTTGTGCAACCGGTAATGTTCCAAAAGTAAGTGCTCCATTCACACTAGTTGTATAGGCTGCTCCGTTTGCTGTTGCTTTCCATGTTGGTGCAGAAGTGCCACCGGCTGAAACTAAAATTTGATTAGCTGTTCCAGCACTAGTTGGAGCATAAATACCTGTTGCTCTGGTTTGAGAGGCATTATTTACAGTTACTAAACCATAATATACTGAGCGTTCTGTGGTCAAACCAGTTCCAGTGCCTAATGCCCCATTTGCGGTTGTGTCATCTACTCCATACGTTACAGCATCACCAAATACTCCTTTAACACAATAAGTTAAATTTGAAGAAGTACCAGAATAACTTCCATCCCAATAAGCAAGTGTATTTTTAGTAATAATGTGAGTATCTGTTGCGTTTGCAGTCCATTCTAAATTACCTTTTGATGTACGATTATAAATTGCACGAGTAGTTAAAGCCGCGGTAGTAGTACTTCCAGATATAATAACACTATTTGCTGTAAAGGATGCTGCCCCGGTACCACCTCTTGCAACTCCTAATGTACCAGAAGTTAATTTATCAGTACTTAAACTTGGTATATCACTTGCCACAAGTGTAGTCCAATATACACTAGTTCCATTTGATTTTAATAAATTATTTGCACTACCTGGCCCAAAAGTAGTTCCATTGGATGAGGTAGGTACACGCAAAATTTGAAATTGCGCAGTTGTTGAAAATAAAGTATCCGTCGCGCGCAAACTGCCTGCGACAACTGTATCTTTTAAAGAGGCCGTAAGTCATCCCTCCTATTATTGAGGCGTGTGCCTCTTTAGATTTCTATAAATTCAGATGATAGCCATCCTTTATCTTTTTGAAGTCTTGCTAATTGAGTAGAGGTTTCTTCAAGTTCGTTAGTTTGAAGAATCCCTGTTTTAAGGAGTTTTTCATTAGAAATTTCATTAAATTCAAAAGCATGAACTCCTCCCAAATTATCCACTTTCATACCTACATTATATAGCATTTTTATGTCATTGTCAAGTAATGGAGTACAGTAGATGCGGAAGTCGCTATAATTTCCTAATGTTTTTCTTCTTACCCCACCTGCTTGAGAATAACCAATATACAATTGAGAAAATGTTGCTAATGTTTTATTAGTGCCTACTGATATGTTGGTTTGTAAAACCCCGTCTTTATAAGATTTTGCAGTAGTACCATCATAAGTAATAGCATAATGATGCCATTCATTTCTTATGTAAGTAAAAGAAAGTCGCTTAACACCAGAACCGTCACTAGGATAAATATCAAATCCTGCATCACGGTGGTGTAATGCTGTTGTATTATAATCAGTTGGACGGGAGGTACTATTTGAAGTACAAAAAGCTGCGTGGTTAGTACTACTTCCATAACCGTTTTCTGGTTTTGCCCACCATGCTACTGTAAGTTGTAATGGGGTAGTTAAAGTAAAAGGAGTTTGAATATAACAAATTCCTGTTTCAGAACTCTCTGTTGGAGCGCTACTATTCCATTTTGTACTAAATAAATAACGTTTAGTTTCTTTATTGATTATTAAATCACCAATAATTGTCCCATTATGTCCATAACCGCTGCTATCTTGTATAATATTAGAGGAATAAATAAAAATTGGAGAACAAGTTTCAGTATTATTTTCTAGATAACATTCTGATACATAAATTTTATATCCAGATTTTACATAAATACCAATTAAATCATTTGAACCGTCTTGGCTTGCTCCTTCACAACAACAATAATAAAAACCGTCTCCTAAAGATTTAATTGAAGTCCATTTATCGTTTGGTACTCCTCCATTTCGTGCATTCCAAGTTGGGCAACAAATTGATTCTGTAATAGGAAGACCATTTTCTTCTTTTATAATTGCTTGTAAACTTCTATAACCGCCTTCAAAAGTAGGACTTTGAAATAATAAAATATACGAATTAGTTCCTGCTTTTTCTGAAATCCAATGGCTATAAGTATTATTTTTATTATAAATATATTTTTTATTTGTATTTTGACCATGATCCCCAGAATGCCCTGAAGGCCCCCAATGACTCCAACCACCACTTTTTGAAGTTGTATTAAAAGTTGGATAAGAATAAACATTAGTAGAAGGAATAATTGTTATTTTTTCTTCAGAACTTGCGTCTAACTTATAATGCAAAACCAATCCCATCGCAATCTCACGAACTTCCGCGGCGGAAAGACAGTGGTCGTAGATGCGGACATCGTTTAAAAAAATAGATGTTCCTACTCCTAAGCGTAATCTTCCAATAGTATCATTAGTTACTGCTTCACTAGAAGTTGTTTGTAATACTCCGTCACGATAACAACAACTTTTTCCATCTTTTACAACGAAAGCATAATGGTGCCAAGAGCCTATTTCAGCATTATATATGTTTAAAGATGGATTATATTCAAGTTTAAGTCTGGAAGAATCAGCAATATAAATACCATGTATTTGAGAATTATCACTATTATCAATACCTATTATTAATTGCCAACTTGCTGTTGAATTAGTTTTAGCCCAAAAACAATAACTACTATTATTAAAAGATAAATTATTTAAATTAGTTAATGTAATTGTTGCAGGACTATAACATTTTCCAATTTTTCCCGCACTATTAACTGTTGCCCCATTATTAGTAACCGTAACATCACTACATCCTAAATTCCTCAAATCCCCATCTAAGGGGAGCCATACTTTAAGCAAATTAATCAACTCCCCTTATTCAAATATAAAGTCGATGGATTGGTCGGTATCATTCCATTCTAAATGGGCTTTTTCTGTGCCATTTAAATTTAAACCTAATTTTAAAGCACTTAATAGGCCATCTTTTGTATAAGTATATCGAAATGAATAACTATCAATACCTGTAGTACTTTGACTTGTTGCTCCAACTAAATATAATTTAGAAGTGCTATTAGAAGAAGCGACTTTTTTCGCGGCAATAAGTGCAGAATTCGCGGTTGCCGCGAGAACTGTTGAACTTGAACTAATACCATCATTTAATTTTGTAACACCATATATACTAGTAGAAGCAGTTGTAATTGATTGTGCGGTTCCTGACTGTCCTAATACAGTTACATTAACAGTAGGTGCATCAGAATCTGTTCCTGCTCCAATTGTAATACTTGGACTAATATTAGCCCATTTTGGTGCGGCAGTTGCTCCATTGCCAACTAGAGCTTGTGTATTTGCTGTGCCACCAGTAGTTGGGGCATAGAACGAAGCAGTAGAAGATGCTTTACTACTATTATTAAGTGTTACTGCGGTACCACCTGCGTAAGTAGAATTAGCTACATTACCTAAACCGACATCACTTTTTGTTAGTGCAAGGGCAGTTTTAATAGTATCAATAGTGACAACATCCGCGGCGGTTCCATTAATTGTTCTAGTTAGTTTTTTGTTTGTAGAATCCCAAGTAACTGCGGTTACACCTGCGGAAGTAGGTACATACGAAGGTAGAGTTTTTTTCGTAGCAGTAATTACACCGTTAGCATCTTGGCTTATAGTGTCAATAAATGTTGTAGAAGTTGAAGTTGAAGCTGTTGGGTCAGACTTGGCGGTTTGTTTTACTTTATAAGAACTCTCATCACCAAGTAAATTCCATTTACTATTGCCCCATACATATTCCTGCGAACCATATAACACAACATCGCCTGCGACCGCGGTTACATTTGAACCACTTATTGTTACGGTAGCAGTTGTATTTGCTGTGCCAGTGGATACATTTGTAGTTGTAACGCCTAGAAAATGCATTGCGTTTGAAAGACCTAAATCTGCGAGAGTAACTGCACCAGTCTTTCCTGCAACACTAGTTACACCAGTACTAGAAGTTAAATATGTATTAGTGTCTAAACTCCAGGTATTAGCCGCGGTTTTCTTTAAAAAGCCGGAAGTTCCAGAAAGAGCTTCTATTGCTTTTAAATCATCGGCTCCAGTTACGCCTGATAAAGCTACAGCACTCGCTGTATTGGCATTACCATTTAAAATAACATTTCCACTCGCATCAGAATATACAATCCATTTGCTATGTTTACGAGAATAAATACCACCATTACCAGAAGTACCAACAATAAAAGCAACTTGGTTAGGATTAGTAGATTGAGTATTATTTACTTCAACTCCACATTCTCCTGCTTTTGTAATAGTAAGAGAATTAGTCATTGTATCTCCGCTCTTACTAACTTTTCCGCTAATATCTTGGTGACTTGTTAGAGCAGTAGCCCATTCGCCTTTATTATTTAAAAATTTAGTTGCGTCAGTTCCTAATTGCGGTCCATTTGTAATAGTATGGGCTCCATTAAATTTAGCTAAATACCCACTAGTACCAGAACCTGTTACATTATTTGTAATACTAGGAGTAACAGTTACAGTTTGAGCTGTACCGCCTAATGGAGTTACTTTAAATCCATTAGTTCCGTTTTCAAAAGTATAAGTTGTATTATTATCAGTAAACTTAGCATCGCTAGGAACATCTTTATTTACAGTATGACCATTAACAGTAACGGCATCACCAATATATTCTTGAAACTTACCATTATGATACCAGAATAGCTTATTTTCCAAATAGAAATTTAATTGGTAGCCGCCTGCGTAAGAACTATTGTAATAAGGAAAACCTAAAAACCAATATACATAACTATCAGCACTAGTAGGAATATCTTGTGTCCAAGCACGCTTATAGTTTTGATTATTGTAACTAACTGTAAGTGGTGCTAGATAAAATAATCCATCAGCCCCTATTGTGCCTCTTAAATATACGGCTTTATATCTTTCTAATCCTAATGTAGTTAAAGTGCTAGAAACTACACAGTTATCTGTATATCTAAAGTCTATACCGTGAATAGATTGGTCTATACCGGGCGTTACTTCTGCACCAGTAGCAAAATTACTGCTAGTATTATAAAATAATCCTTTAGTCAAGTCAAACCCTGCTGTATTATATACTCTACTAACATTGATACTAGTGGTAGTACTAGTATAACCATTACTATATAGAGAAATACCTTGTGCGTGATTATCTCTATCAAAACCGAATATAGCTGAACCTGGAAGTCGGAAATTAGAACTAACTATCATACTATTATTACCTGCATATAAACGGGCAATCGTATCAGAATCTCCTGTTTCCTGCAATCCGTTTGAAGTAGCATTAAAAGTACGCCATACATAATTAGATGGTGTAGCTGATGTGTAAGCTTTCGGAGGATTAAAAAAAGCAGCAGTACAATTTCTAGTTTCTATAATATCAATGTGAATATTTTTATTTACTGTTGTATCACCATATGAACTAGCTAATCTATAACCAAATTCATGTGGATAAGAACTAGAAGCACCTTCTAAAATAACATGTTGATAAATGGGATATTTATTATAATATGAATTAAATATTTTATAAGCCCCATAAGTATTACGTACGCCATAAATTTCAACGTCTGCTCTATAAGTATAAGTTGTATCACTTGGAACTTCTATGGTAATTATATAATGTAATAACCACATTTGTTCAAAAGAAGTAGGGGTTATAGAACCAAGCATTTCATAATAATGTGTTCCACTACCATCTTGCCCATATTTTCCCGTACTAAAAGAAGCGCTTTTAATTGGCTTAATATTATCAGTTTTAATATCCGCCATAGTTGCAGCTTTATTTGTAGTTGCGTTATAAGCAGTATTAAAATTATAAGTCGTATCTTTTATATTACAAACATCACCATTAGGTAATTCAATTTTACTTATTGTATATTCATTATTCGCCATTTTCTCACCCCTTCAATAAAAGTAAATGGTATAAATACCATTTACTTTTTATTGACCATGAGTTAGTGTTAATCCAGTAGAATTTGTTAATACAGTAACACTATCTTTATTATTCCACTGAGTATTTGCTCCAGAAGCAGTAGCTTTAATATTTGTTGTTGTAGGAGTAACTGTAATTGTACTACCAGTACCAAGTACTTCATCCGTAACAATATTTGGATAACCAGTAACTGCGTTAGCAGTACCATTAGCTCCTACAGCAGTTCCAGAAGCTGAACCACCAATATATTTAGTTGTTTTACTAATATCTGTTGCTACAGAAATAATACCAGAGTCTTCATCATCCGCACCAGTAGCAAGAGTTACAGTTGGTTGAGTAACAGAGAAAGTTGAATCTGCTCCTATAACATTACTTGCGGCAGGAGTTCCAGAACCACTTAAAGCAGAAACAGTAGTTCCACTTGCAACAGATTCAACAATTGTTGCTCCAACATTTGTTGTAGTAGATGTGGCAACAGTAGAACCAGTTGCTACAGTAGTCGCGGAATCAGCTTTTTTAGCCGCAGTTACATCTGAAAAAGTAAATTGAGTAGTAGTTTGTGTATTTAATTTTTTTGCTCCAATAACTAAAGTTTCATTGCTTACACTAACATTAGCTAGGAAATCTGCATTAGAAGTAGAATTAGCTGCTCCACTTACTGTTGTTTGACTTGTAGCAGCAGTTGCTTTTGATGCTGTAACAGTACCATTACATCCAGTGATACTGGTTGTAGATAATTTTTTACTAGTTGGAGAAACAGTTTTCAATACTGTTTCAAATTTAGGACTAGTAATTCCAGTTACAGCACTTTTAGAGTCTTTAGAATTCCAAGAGGTATTTGCACCACTTGCAGTTGCTTTTACATTAGTCTTAGTTGCAGTTGCGTTAGTTAATACACCAACTTTTCCTGTCGCAGTAGTATCTGCGGCGGAAAGAGAAATTGTTGGTTGAGCAGTAACTTTAACTCCTGTTAAAACTGTTGAAGTAGATGGAGAACCAAGACCAGTCATCGCAGATACGTTATCTCCGCTAGCTGAAGTGCTTTTAATACCAGTTGCAACACTAATAACTCCAGTTCCTGCTGTAGCTCCTGTTGCTAAAGAAATAGTTGGCTGAGTGATAGTAAAAGTTGAGCCTGTACCGATAACAGTATCAGTTTTCTTATCAATAGCTACATCAGTTAAAATATTAGCTAAATTTAATCTCGTATCTCCAATTTTTTCCCAAAACCAAGTTGTATCATCATTTACATTTGGTTTTATTACTACATATTCATCATATACATCTAAAGTTTGTTCTGAAGGAGTAGTTGAAGATTTTACTAAATAAAAAGCTCCTGGAGTCGCATCTTTTGCCGCTAAAGTTCCTGTTACAGAGCCAGCTTTCACGCCAGCCGGGATATTTGCCGCGGTAGCTGTACCAGTTCCATTCCAAGCAACAATAAAAGAACCACCATTTATAAAATTTCTTGCAACTTCGTCTTTTATATTATACGTAGTACCAGAAGGTAACGTTATTTTACTAATATCTGCCATAATTTCCACCTCTTAATTGCGGTTTAATATTAAAGTTTCACCATTTACAGAATCTTCACAATTTAATTTATTATTCCATTTATTGCGTTCTTCTGCTGTAATATGCCGTATTGTATCATTAATATGATTTAATAAATCTTCAGCTATATCATCTCCAACAAAAGGCAAATCAACGCAATAAGCAAGACCATCTCCAATTTTAATTCCTGCTATTGTTGTGTTATTTCGTAAAGTTGACTTATCTGTATAAAGAATTATATCTCCTTTATTCGGAATATAAGTTAAATTATTGCTCCAATCTGCGGTTGAACCAATTTTTATTTCTTTACCATTTATTGTAGCTGCGTCAATAAAAGGTAAATTTATAACTTTTGTACTTCCATCTCCTACCTTTAAACGAGAAAAAGGGTGAGTATCATCAGCTGAATAAATGATGACCTCACCCTGTTTTGGCACAAAATTTGTCGCCAAGTTCCAATGTGCTTCAGTATCATTTTTCAACTGAATTCTCGTTTTTATGGTGTTTGTTGCCATAAAATCACCTACTTGGCATCATTTCAGCCAATTATTAATTCATTAAGAACCATTTTATATCTTTATTCTTACTTATAATAATGTTCATATCAACATTACCTTTAATACCAGCAATTTTTCCGGTACTAGTATACTGCCATAAATCACATTCAAAAGCAGGTTTTTTACTGCCTTCTATAGTTCCATCATTTTTATTATACCGCGGAATCCACGTAAAGTCAAATAAATCACTAATAGATGAATAATTATAATCATTATAATGATTATGTGCTACATAACAACCAATTTTTTTAATACCTTGCGTGCGAAGTTCCTTTGCGAAAGTTTTAATAGCCAAATTAGTTATTTTAGCTTCTTCCGCATCCATTACATAAAATAATGGATTATATTTTGAAGAGTATTCAACCATTTTTCTTACTTCATCTTTAGCTTTTTCAGTTGTGCTAGCGTAAGAATAACAATATACTCCAAATGGAATATTATATTTAATCATTTCTTTTGCGTATTCATCTAATTTAATGTCTTTATCAGAACCACAAGACGCACGAACAATAACAAGAGAAACTTCATCCTTTAATTTATTAAAATCTATTTTCCCTTGCCATTTTGAAATGTCAATTATTTTTCCATCTAAATTATAAGTAGTTTCTTTTTTAATTGGTTCTACTTTTTTGTCATTTTCTGGACTAGAATTTTTTTTTATAGGCCAAAAAATAAATGCTTGTTTTAAACATTTTTTAAATTTACTTTTTTCTTGTTTTCTTGGAGTAGTATCTTTATTTGGGTCATTAGCATAAAAATATGTATTATCTACTCCACGAGCAACAATAAAATGACCTTGAGAAGTCCAAAACTTATTATCATTTGAATTCATACTACAAACCGCGAGAGCACCTTCACGAAGTGCGGCTTCAAGAGTAGCAATACTAGACGTTGCAATATATTTTTCAAAGCAATCAAATTTTTTGAAAATCCATTTAAAAAAATCCCAATCAGTTCCCTTATTATATGTTCTATAACCATTATCTACTGCCCATTTACTTGTTTCAATGGGTGTAATTTTAGGATCTTCCCAAGTAGCAAGAATCATTGCCATAGAGGTAGTCCCGCAGCCACTATTGCCAATTGTTTGCTTACTTGTGTGAGTGCTATATTTAACATTCTTCCATTTTGAATCCCACTGTAAATATTTAACACACTTATTTAATATTTTATCTGTTGATGGAGTTATAGTTTTACCAACAATTAATGCGGCCCAAGTCTTTGGTCCACAAATGCCATCTGCTTCAAGACCACAAGCACTTTGAAATGCTGCAACTGCCTTTTTGGTTTTAGAACCATATTCTCCATCTACATTTAATCCGCCAATCAAAATTTGAATTGCACAAGTATACACACTCTTTTTATTTTTACTAGTAGAACAAGTTGGCAGTTCTTTTCCCATCGCAATCCAATCATCATCATTAATAATTCCATTGGCGGTTAAATTATGTTCTTTTTGCCATTTTATAATAAAAGTTTTAAAGGCGTCGTCAAATGTTTCAGACGCCTTTAAAATTTTTGCATATTTAGTTAAATATTGGGCTACGGCAACTAGTTTATCAGTATCTTTAACTTGAATAGTTTTTAGCATAATCATTCCTCCTCTATATCATCAGGAATTTCACGCTCTATAATATTGCCTTTACCATCTCTAATTAAAATTATATTAGATTCCCAATCTTCGGGAATATCACATTCTTGCTCATAAAATAAAATTTCTTCTTTCATATTAGCTCTCCTTAATTAATTATTTCAGTAGCAGAGCCACAATTAAAAATTAAAATAGTATTATCAGTTTGTTTTAAATTTCTTACTTCTCCATTAAAAGCAATTTCATTAAAATTAATTGCATTATTAGTTGGAGTTACTTCTGTTATGGCTCCTGTTTTATCTACACTATTAATAGTAGTAATAGGAATAAGAACATTTACTCCTTTATTAGAAATTGTTAATTCAGTTCCATTAACAGAAACTTTCTCTAAAACGTTAACTTGAGCGTTTTCTTCAATCGCAGCAAGTTTAGAATCTTGAGCGTCGGTAATTAAATGATCTGTGCCATTTTTAGGGACATAAGTGCTTGCCGCGGTTGTAGAATCCAATTTATTACTAATTTCATTTTGTAAATCTTGTACTAAATCAGATTTTTTTATATTACCTCGAATAGCATAGCTTCCTTCGTCACCAATTAATTCCCAACCAATATTATCATCAGTCCAAACAAATTCTAAATCACTAGTAATAGTTTCTGAGCCAACTATTTTAGAAGTACGGTATAAAACTACATCACCAACGGCTAAATTAGTTTTAAGAGTACCATTAATAGTTGGATAAGTATAATTTTCAACTTTACCTTCTTTAATTTCAGTAGAAGATACGCCAATAAAAGTCATAGCTTTACTTAACTTATCTGTTACATAAGTAGTAATATCTGCCATTGTTGCGGCTTTATTAGTGTCTTTATTATAAGTGGTATTAAATTCTAAATCTGAAATTTTATTTAAATGAATATCTGGTAAATCTTCTTCTATCAAAGCAGAACTTGTCGCAGAAATATTTAATCCATCTTGTGTTAAAGTTCTAATAATTTTAGTAGGATAAGTAACTACAGGAGGATCGTCTTCAGAAAGAGGATTAGAATTAAAAACTTCTCTAGTTTGTCCAGTTAATTGAGATTGTAATTGATTTAATGCACTACTTAAAGCATCGGCACTAATACCTGAAGAAACAATACCACCAATAGAAGTTTTAATATCAGAGATAGCTTGTTGAATAGTTTTATCATTTGTTGTATTATAGGTTACATAAATATTATCTGCACTAGGTCTATCTGCCGCTTTGGCCCAGCCATAAACATCTCCTGCAATAGCTTGAATCCAAGGCAATTCACTAAATTTATGAGAACCATCACCAACTTTAATTCCTATAGCATAAGGTGATAATTGATCTGCTACTGGATCTCCAACAACAGTTGTTCCATTAGTATTTGGAATAATAGCTACGCATAACTCTCCAGATAATGGTATAAAAGTACTAGCATTCCAATTAACTAAAGTGTCATACTTGGATTGTATTCTAGTTTTTAAAGTATTTATTGCCATTTAAATCACCCCTTTATGCAGTTCCACCATTTAAAATAAATTCACTTCCATCAGGGACGAATAATTTATCTGTAGAAACTCTATTAACTTCCATAATGCCAAGAGCACTAACTGAAATTTTATTATCTAAATTAGAAGAATAAACTCCTCCTAGTACTGTAGAAGTAGCAATTGGAATTTTATTAATATCAGAAGCAAGAACTCCACTATCAATAATAGAACCGTCCGCGGCAAAAGCAGGAACATGTCCTTCAGTATAATTTCCAGTCGTAGGTTTTTGCAAATAATTTGATAAATCAACTGAAGTATCTCCAATTTGAACTAATTGATTATCAATTACTATATATTCTTTATATTTATCAGGGCCACTAGAAGTGGTGTCTAAAATCATATAAATAGTATTAGGGTCAATAGCTTCTGAAGGTAATTCTGTAACTACTTGTCTTTTTAAATGTGGAGCTCTAACAATTGCATCAGTAATTGCGTTATCAACGTAATTTTTTGTTGAGGCTTCTGTAGAATATATAGGATCTCGTGCGAGAGTAATTAAAGCTCCATCTAATTTACCTTCAATTCTATTATAATTAATTTTAGGAACAACCCAACGAGCTACATGATTTTTAATTTCTAGTTCTAATGTTGCGGGCCATTTTGATAAATCTTCTTCAATAATTTCTACTTCTTGAGCATTTTCACTATCATAAGTCCAATAACTATAGCCATAACCTGCTATAGTAAATTGATTATTATTATTAGTAGTGATTAAAGCTCCATCTCCTGCTTTGCCTAAATTAATATAATTTAATTCATTAAAATGTTTTGAACCGTCGCCAATTTTTAATAAACCAGTATCAATTTCTGCTCCAAGTTCTCCTTTAGATAAAACAGGATTCCGAGAGGCCCAAGTTGCGGCTAAATCATTTCTAAGAATAAGAGTTGCTCTTACATTATTTTGTGCCATTATGCTTCGCCTCCATTTATTATAGTATTAGTAATTAGCATTGCATTAACTGGAATATATTTGTTATCCCAATAATATAAAATTTTTTCAACCAAATCAAAATAAAATTTATCTATTTCACCAATTGTTGGGAAATCATTATAATTAGCATAAATAATTTGTTTATCTTGCAGATAAGAACCAAATTTTTTCTTAAAGTCAGATTCTGTTCCTTCAAATCCACTATCCGCGGCTAATTTGAATAGTTGTTGAGAAAAAAAAGAAATCGACCAATCTTCCCAAGGATATATGCTTCCTAAACCTGCGGCGTGAGGTTTAGGAGGCATAATAGCTTTATCATATTCAAGTAATAAATCTCTTGTTTTAGCTCTTGCTTCAGACATTTTGAGCCACTTCCTTAATTTCACAAATTGGAAGAGAAAAAGCCGCATAATAAGAATTTATTTCATCTCCTCCAATTAATAAGTTATCTTCATCATATTGAGGATTTCGATAAATTTTTATGTCCCAAAGATATTTTTTTGGCTCTAAATTTACTGTGTCTTGATGATTAAAAGGAATGGTTAAAACTTCTTCAGTTAATTCAACCTCTTTTTCAAATACAGTAGTATGAGTCATGGGATCGTAAATAGAAAATACCGCTATATCTCCATCCTCTACTGTTCCTTGAACAGGAATTGTAAAAGAACCAGTATCGCCGCGAGGAATGATTAAACGTCGTTGAATTAACCTAATCATTTAAATCACCTACTTAACGATAATATCTGCGATAATACTGAGGATATTCATGGGTATAACGCATAAATTCCTCTTCTTCTTCATCACTATAATCACTTAAATTATAATTCGCATAATTACCTTCGCCGCGACGACGGAATTGTAAATTCTTGTCATTCATGGTGCGAATTTTTTCTGCATAATGATGCTGTAATTCATTTTGTTGTTGTAAGATATAAGACATATCATAACCAGTACTTTCTAAATCCATCATCTTATTTTCAGCAGTTTGAATTTCTTTTTCAACATGCTCTATTAGATGGTCTAGCTTGCGTGCAGCTTCACGCTCATTCATTTGCTCTAAACGTCTTGCCATTTCAGATAAATATTGACGAGTTTCTTTTTCATATTCTAACCACTTTTTAAATCCATCTTTTACAGCAGTACGTTTAGTTCCTGCGTCAACATCATAACGAGTATAATTATACCAATTTTGTGGAATAACGTTATTAGCGTAATTTTTACCAGAATTGGCCATACTTGTCATTCCATTATTAAATAATCCATTATTATATAAGCCGTTATTTGGAATATTTTGATTAAGATTATTCATAGCAACCTCCAAGATTGAAAATATCTTTCACAAGAAAGGTATGTAACCAGAAAGAAGATTTTTCTATTTTCTTCTTTTAACAAAAAGAAGAGTAAGATAGAATCTTACTCTTCATTATATTTTCTTCCACAAAATGGGCAATAATTGCAAATTCTCATATTATTTGCCGCGTCTAAAAAGAATAGTTCTTTTTCTTTCTTCTTCTTTCGATCCCAACAAAAACCACAGCCAAATTCTTCTTCAGTTACAATAGTTTCTGGTTCTTGAGAAGCACGATAAGATTCTTCACTGTAAAATTTCATACTTTTCCTCTTTACTATATTTTTAAAGATAATTTCTTATCTTGGTTTTACTATATCATAAAATTACTTAAAAGTCAAGTAATTGATTATCATTTGTTAAACCATAGTCAATTATTCGCAAACCAAGTACAGGATGATAACCAATATTAGATGGATTTAAAAAAATATCATCCTCACGCAAATTAAATTCTTCACACAAATTAACTACACCATCAACAAACTTTTTATATTCGTCAAAATTAATTCCAAACCATTGAAGCCGCGAACCAAGTTTAACACTTAAATCTCGTTCACTTAAAGACCAAACTTCTTTTTCATTCATTAGTGGATAAAACTTTGGATAATAAATATCTGGAAGATTTAATAAAGAATAAACAACTTTAACTTGTGGAGCTAAAATAGCTCTTTCTTCCGATGAAGCTTCATTATAAATATATAATTCATTATATTGTTGCATAATTGCTTGTTGAGTTATAGTATTTACATTGCATTCTTCAAAAATTTTATGAATAATATCAGGATTTCCATCCTTTGGAAAATTTGGCATTTTTTGTGTTCGCCAAGGAAAGTCATCAAGATTAATTTCTTTTATAATATAACCTTCCCTGGCATATCTATCATTAATTTTTCTACAAGACATTAATCTTCTCCTAGAAGAGCCTCAAGCTTATTATGGCGATGGTCAGTACTAGTGTTTAACTTAAAGCAAACATCATTAAGCATTTCAACCGCACGATCAAGATATTTGTCAAAAGTCTGAACGTATAGATTCGCGCGCTTAACAAAGCTATTATTTAGCTTATCCTTCGCCTTAGAAAAAGCAAGCTTCTTGCCAATTTCTTCATTCCATACATCACTTTCGTCACAAGTAGCTACGCCCCAAAAACGCTTTGGCATTAAAAGCCTTGGACGTAGATTATTCTTATTACCAAAATAAGTATCGGTACAATCATAAGGAATTTCAAAATTTTTATTGGCAAAATTTATAAAAAGCTTTTCAGTGTCATCAATAATACAAATAATCTTTCGCTTATCTTCATTTACAATATAGCGGCAATCTTCTGGATGAATATTAAACTTATACTTCATTTTACTTATTCTCCTCATTCTTAATATTTCTTGCTTCACGAATTAGGGCATTAATTAGATGTTCATTTACAGTTTCACTTCTTGCACGAAGTAAATTAATTCGATATTCAATTCGCTTTAACATAGTTTCTTTACTTAAAAACATATTTTATTACTCCTTAATAACCATTTGATACTAATTCTTCAACTAAATTACCAAAAACAAATTGTTCCATTCGTTTTTGAAGTTCTTTTGCCATAGTTCTATAAGTCCGAACTTGAGTAGAATTTAAATTATGATAAACTTCTTCAGCATGACATAAAGCCTGCTTTTCAAGAGAAGCAAACATTCTTTCAAAATCTTCTAAGGCAGGAAGATATACTTTTTCATCAAAACGCATTTTTCGTGCTGGTTCATCTTTCCAGAAAGAATCAATTACTTTAAAATCATTGCTCATTAGTTTAAGAACAAAATTCATCCAAAAAGTTGCACGTGAAGCACTTTTACGATTTACTCCATAACGTTCAAAAGAATTAAAAACTGTTCCTTTAACGGCCCTAAGAAATTGCGGGAAAACCATTACAAGATAACCTTGTTTAAATAAATCTTGTGCGAGACTCATATACAAGTCAAAATCAACAAATAATTCTTCAGTTTCTCTACTCCAAAGCATTTCCAAACAATTGGGATTTCCTACCTGAAGATTTCTATCAAAAGCTCGCACATCCATAGGAGAATAATGTTCTTTATCTAAACCTTTTGGAACATCATTTTTTTCTACTCTTTTATAATGATAAAAATCTTCTGCTTCAGGGCAAAGAAAAACTTTATAATCTTTATCAGAATCTGGACCATCCAATCCATAATTCTGGGAACCATACAACACGTGACCAACATCTAACATTAATTATCCTCTAACTTTCTGCCGCAAAAAGGGCAATACTCAAAATGAACAATATAAGCCAAAGCTAAATGTTGAAGTTCTCCATTCTCTTTAGTTAATCTATCATCAGTAAAAGTAATTACTGTATAACCATCGCCATCTAAAGAAATACTATCTACATTAATACCAGTAGGACTAATTGGTGTTTGCTTTTCTATTGGAAGTATATATCTATCTCTTTCTTTAAAATCTAAAGTACAATATTTACACATTTCAATTTACCAACCTTTCTCCACAAATAGGACAATAATTTATATTTATATTTCTATGAAAAGAATCTACTCCATTATAATCGCCAAATACTATTTGAGGAGGAATATGTTTATTATTCATAATATAAAGATAAATAATATCATCATTTAAAACATATTGAGTATTTTCTTTTTCACAATATTTACATATTACTTAAACTTCTCCTCTACAAAACCTCTAGTGGTAGTATAGAAAATTCGCTTCACGCCCAAGTCTCGCAAAAGACGGTAGCAGGATTCACAACACCTGCTATTTGCCAGAGAACCATCTTTATATTCTCTATACAAATAAATATCTACCTTTGCCCAATTCAAGTTATCACCAAACTTCCAACGCAATCGCTGCACGAGAGAAGTTTCGCAATGAGTTTTGGGCGGGAGAGAAGGATTATTATAACGATAAATATTATAACGAGCTTGAAGTGGAGAGGTTTTATCAGTATTCCACGCTTCGGCTACGATACTGCCTTTATATACCGCAACCGCGCCAATCGCAGGAGAATTACTAGTGCCTTTATTTTTGTAATCTGCTTTCTTAGATGCTTCGCGTGCGAATTTGAAAAACCTCTCGTTCACTTCAAAATATCCCCTTTCCTTGCTTACATATTTATTATACTATAATTTAGGGAATTAGTCAAATATAACCCATTTATTGATGAAATCAGGATTTTGAGAAACCATTGGCATTTCTAGATCAATAGTAAACTTATCACGCATAATAGAAGACTGTGTGCCATCTTCGTTGTTATGATAAATTTCGTGCGGCTGCTTATAAATAGCAATACCATTTTTAAACCAAGTGGGGTATTTAGACCAATTTACCTGATGCTCTTGCCAAAGCATTTCTTGAATCTGGTCGCAATTCTTATTTTGAAGTTGTTTTTGCGAAAAATAAGCTTGACCTGCGAGTTGAATAGAATTACGAACGCAGTCTAGTTGTCGCCAATAAATATAATTAGCAACCTCTTCTCGTGGGATAATAAATGCACGAGCATCAAATACGCAAAGTTTTTCACTATAAGCTTTATAATGAGCTGATCCATTTGATTGCTCTTTTGAAGATAAGATAGCTGTGAAAAAGTTTTGCCTAAAAAAGAAAGTAGCCATACTTGCGGAAATACTTACAATCTTTTGTAGATTATTTCCAAACCAAGGCTCGGTATTAATATTCTTATAATCTACTAGAACCAGAGAAATCTCGTCGCTTTGCGTATAGCCTAGTACACAACCGCTAATGTTTTCGCAAAGTTGCTTTGCGGTTTCCCGCATACATTGGGCAAATAAAGCATCGTATGGTCGATTAAAACCTTTTGTAAAGCTATGAAACGCACGGCCATCAATACGCACAATTACAGCTTGCCGCTTCGGTAAATAAATACGATAACAATTTTCGTATGCCTTCATACGAGCGCCTAAATCTGAATGATCCATTAATATTCTGAATCTCCTTTCTTCCACTTTTCTTCACTACTATCTTCATAATATGGATCATGATAACCACTATAATCAATTATAGCAAAATGACCATCAATATCTCCAATATTATTTAAATGTAAATCATTAATATCCCATTCAAGACTAAATTGAGAAAAAGCTTTATATTCATCCATTCCATACTCTCGAATAAAAGCAGTAGCTACTGCTATATTACGAGAACGAAGAGGGCTTGCGACTTTTTTCGCAAGATTAGATGTCGCACGATCCGCAGGACCGCAATCATAACTTTCTGCTTTACGATATGCGTAAAGAGGAATAGAAATGGTTATAGGACAAACTGGTCCGAATTTTTCTTCATTTTCTAAAAATTTTTTTTCAAAACAGTCTGGGTCATAATCGTAAAAATCGCCTATATTTTCTTCAATATCATTAAAATTATAAAAATTAATTGTACGAATATAAGTTCCAAGATATATTACTTCAGCAAAATAACGTTCAAGAGCATACGCCTTTGAAGCATTATAGATTTCAACTTCTCGCTCACAAGGGCTTCCAAAAGCGTCCTCTTCTACATCAAATTTTACTACCCAATCATAATCCTGGTCAATAAGACAAGTTCGAGTAGCTCCGCTACTAATAAGAAGCCTCGCGGGAAGTTCTTCATAATCATTTCCATCTATAATATCAGAAAAACCATAGGGCCTCTGAAAATACATATCAAAAAACAAAGAATTTTCCAACATTTCATCAATTATTGTAGAAAAATGATTGAAGATTTCTTGCTTACTCATAATATTCTCCTTTTCACTTTCTGTAATAATTATATCATATTTTTTATTTGAAGTCAATTAATTAAACTGTTAAAACCACCTATACGAAAAATGCTATAATTAAAATGATAATAGTAATTGGTGATATAATTTTCTCCTTTTACCATAAATCTTCACTATATAAAGTTCCAATAGCTTCATTACTCTTAATTTGCCCGCATTCACACGCATGAAGCCAAGCATCTACACGATTTACAAATTCTTCTTTTCCTGTTTTAGGGTCATAAGCAATAAAACCTTGTTCTACCTCATTTTTATTATACTGACAATGAAGCATTTTCATCCAATCAAAAAAATCTGCATGCCTATGAACTGGAAAGATATTTTCTTCACCATTGACAATAGCGCGACAAGCTGCGGAAATAATCATTTTTCTTACTCCTTAAAATCAATTAAATAATCTTCTATAGGATAGAAACAAATCTTTTTCTTATATCGTTTCTCTAAATAATCTTTAAATTCTTCCTCATTATAATAATTGAAAACTTCTGTTTCCAATTCCGAAGGAAGTTCTATTTCATTTTCATGACAATATTCTTCTATTGCTCCCATCATATCTCCTAATTTGGCATATTGTTTCAAGAAAGGAATAAAATCAATAGTGTCTAAAAATTCTTTATTAATTTGAAATTGCTTAGTAAAATCTACTATATTCATATTAAGCCACCCTAAAAAATAATTTCCAAAGTAGTGGATGTTTTTTGATTTTATAATAAATATCTTCAATAAGAGTTTTATTAACAACTTGATAATTTCCAGTATCTATAACCCATCCTTCAGGAGAAATAAAAGCACCTTGAATAAAACGACTAAATTGAAGGTATTCTTCTTCTAAATTAAAACTAAAATAAGCTTTATTAAACTTAGACATAGCATCTTCCATTCTTTCTTTATCCATTTACCAATAATTCTCCTTTTAATTTTGAAAATGTTTTATAAATTCGTCTAAATAATCGTAATCATAATAACTTTCTAATGGCTTTCTATGTGAGATAATTGCCTTACTTGAAGTTGTTTCAACTCCACCAAAGCAACTTTTTTCATATTTATCACAAATTTCACATTTTTGTGGGCAAGTTGTACTATTATTCTTTAATTCATTTTCTGCATTTACAGAAGTAGTAAATTGCTTCCAAGTTTGTTCTAGTGATTTTGCGTCACCACTAGTGCCTCTTTGATAATTATCCCACCATCCTTTGTCATCAAATGGTATTACAGTTGTTTTATCTGTTTGAATTGTAGTTTCTTTATTACTGCAATAAAAACACATAGGTGTAGTAGGGCTATATACTCTGCCGCACTCAGGACAACGCCAACCTTGAGGACCCCAACTTTGATAATTTGGATTATACATTTTTATTTTCCTCCTTCTGGCTTATCGCACAGCACATTTGAGCATAGTTTGGTTGTGCTATTTGATTACTTTGTATCATATCGCGCAAACACATTTGCATATTAGAATAAAATGGATAAGCACACGAACCTAAAGTTCCACTTGAAACTTGTAGCATTGTGCCACAACAAGGGCACATAATAATACAACTATTCTCCATCTCGTAACCTCTTAATTTCTCTATTAATATACCATATTGCCTTTTCTAAATCTTCAATTTCTTTATCAGGATTTTTAATACCTGCTCGCGCGATATATTTTACTGCATTGCCTCTATTGAAATTAAGATTCCATGCTTCAATAGCATCAATAACTTCTATTCCGCTATCTGCGAAATAATGATTAGGATGATTTACATTTTCAGACATACATTTCTCCTTTAAAAATATTCAAACAATATAAAATCTCCAATATACATAAAACGTAAAATTAAAGCAAAAAATAATATGATAAAAATAATTGTAAAGCAATCTAAATTATTATAAAAATTTTTCATTTTAATTTTTCCAAATAATATAACCACATTCACTTAAATCTCCAGGATAAAACCAATTTAACCAAGGAGATTGCTGTTTCGCGCGGAAACTTTTTAATTCAGCATTATATTTATTTATGCTTTCTACTAAAGTTCTTTCTTTATATTTTTCTTGATGTGTAACATAATATTCAAGATTTGCATAATCAATATTTAATTGCGTTGCTTTTTCACGGCTTTCTACTCCGCAACAAATCATTGTAATTATTAATGCAAATAAAATAATACAAGCAAGCGTACAAAAAGCAAAACCGCCCATATTTATATCTTCATCATTTTTTTCTTTCCCATACCACATTAAAAAAATAGATAAAGCGAGAATATTTAAGCAAATAAGAAAAATTAGCATATTAAACTCCTATTTAGTTAATTTTAATAAATATTTATTACTTAAAATATCTTCAATAGTTAATTCATCAAGAACCCAATATGGAATACGTTTTAATGGAATATTATTATTATAACACCATTGATTTTTAAAATTGTCTCGTTCTTGAGTTTTTTGAAAAACTTCTATAGTATTCCAATTACCAGTAATTTGAAAATGTTGTATTCCATCATACTCTAATAAAAAACTATTTTCAATATAAAAATCAAATTTTGCTAAAGCATTAGTATTTGGAAAAATACAAGTGCTAAATGTTTTTTGTGTTTCAAAATAAATATTATTTTCTTGTAAAAGTTGTATAATTTTATATTCACCATAAGATTTTAAACATCCACAACTTTTAATATGCCCGTTAAGTAAATCACGTCCAGATACTAAAGTTTCATTTCCACAATTACAACGACATTTATATAATATATGTCTATCATTTGTTCGTCCAGCATTTTCTAATACTGTTAAATTATAAAAAGTTAAACCAATTAAATCTTTTATTTTACTTTTATTTCCACATTCAACACATCTTCTAGTAGGATTATTTTTCCTAGTTAAACTACCTCCACAAACAGTAAAAATTTTTCCACATGAACATTGACATTTCCAATATGGACGGTTATTTTTTATATTATGCTCATTAACATAATTAAAATCTCGTTCTAATACTTTTAAACCATCAAAATCTTTACCAGTTAAATCTTTTACACTGGCCATTTTTTATCACTCCATAATTTGCCAAAATTGAGAGGCAATATTTTGAAGAGTATAATATAATTTTTCTTCATTTTTAGTAGATAAGCCTTTTTGATTATGCAACCATTTACTTAATGTAGTTAAATCGACTTTCATAATTTTAGCAATATAACTAAGTGACATACCATTATCTACAAAAAATTGTAATTTTTCTTTTAAAGTCATAATATACCCTCCTTTCATTTTGAAAATGATAATATTATCAAGATTCTTTGGCATTTTCTGCCAAATTTTTTTGATTTATAACTATTCCGTTATAAGATTTATTATACTCTAATTTTTGTTTATTTTTACAAATTGGACAATAAACATATGAATTTTCATATATTTCATTATCTTTTACATCAACGATTAATGCAGAACAATTTTCACAAATAAACCATAGGCCAGGATGTTTTGCTGATAATACTTTCATTAAATAAAACCACTTCCATTATCATCATCTATAAAGAGAATAAAAATAGAAAGAAGAATGATTAGTAAATATGCGCTAATATGCATCTTCATCACCTAATGTATTTTCATCACAAAAACTATTTTTAGAAGTAAAATACCAATGAATTGGTTCATCATCAAGAACAGCAAAATCAGTTTTATACGCGCAATAACCAAAATCTCCATCAGTGTTTATGGTTGGATGCTCTTGCTCAAAATATTCACAATTGCGACAACATCGCACATTTATTTGAGCTGGAACAGTTTTGTTTTCTGTAATTTCTGGCTCAATATCATCAATTATATCTAAAATTTTATTTAAATGAGTATCTTTTAAATATTGTTCTAAAATTTCCCTACTATAGTATTTCAATGTCGTCTCCCCTAGAAGCATGATCATCATTACAAAAGCTATTTGTATCTACACGAATATAATGAGGAGTATACTTACCTTCTCCTTCAAAAGAAAGTCTCCTACACCAACCACGTGTGACATCTTGAAAAGGTTGAACGCCATCAATTTCAAAGAACGGACAATCGCGGCAAAACCTTACATTGATTGTATATCCTTGGCCTTCAGCAGAAGCAATATCATCATCATCAACAAATGCGTTATAAATATATTCCATATTAAAAATCTCCTATTAATGCGCTGCTAAATCTGCTTCATGAAGAAGCATTAATTCATTCCAAAGTTCTTCACCTAAACGCTCTCGCCAAGTAGCTTGTGCGCGCGAATCCATATAAGGAATCATATGATAATTTATTAATGTAGCACAATGGTAAGAATCGCCCAGATTTAAAGAAAGATAAGCACTAACATTTTCGTGATTAGGGTAATGAGCATTTTTACCATTATCTTTCTTCCAATATTCTTGCGTCCAAGCTTTACCAAAATCATGCCCTAATGCTGCTTCACAAATATAAGTCTTAAAATTATTTTTAAGAGTATAATCATAGGCGTTAACACAATGCTCAAATAAAGTTAAAGTATGATGTTCATTTTTTTGATCGCCAAAATTAAGAACTTGATTAAGAATTTTATGGTATACTTCTCGTCTTTCTTCATAAGTACAATTGTGAACTACATCAATAATATCAAAACCCTCATTATAAACCGGAAGCTGTAGGGTCTTTAACTGCTTCATAAAAAGCCAATCCGGAACTTGACGTTCACGCATCTTATTCTGCTTCTGGCATACTTCTATCGGAGTATTAAAAACAACTGCGCGAATAATAGCATCCGGCCGCACGCTCTTCATCTGACGAATAGCATGAAGTCGATACTTCATAGTAAGATTGGTAGAACAGAAAATAACAGACTTATCCGCGCGCAGAGCATCTTTTGCGCGCTTATAGATAAGATTAAAAACCTTATCCGGATTATCCTGGCAGGTAGCATCGCCATAAAGCTCTTCGCGCACAGCATCAGAATCTAGTACAACATAACCTTTCTGCTTATAAGCCCAAGTGGTCTTACCCGAAGCAGCAATGCCTACACAAAATACAACCTCTACCATAAGTTCTCCTTTCTTAATGCGCGATAAATTTAGCGTTATCTGGAAAGTCATGAATTAATCGTTTTGGCAAATCTCCTATAAACCAAAGAGAATGAGTTTTTACAATTACTCCATCGTTAAATTGGATTTCCCAATATTTTCCACCCATTCCATGAGGTTCATCTTTTTCGCTACCAATTTGATAAGCTTTTCTATCAATAATAACGTATTCATGATTTCTATCATTTATTACTCTTGCGGCAAATTTATCCCAGTGATAAAATTCATAACAGTTATTTTTGCCACAAATATAACTATTTGGGCCAATATTATAATAAAAATCACCTTGAATCTTTTGGCCGCAAACATAACAATACTTATCCATAAACCTCTTCCCTTTCTTTTTTCTATATATATTATAGCAAAAAATAAAAAGGAAGTCAAGTATTGACTTGACTTCCTTATTTTATTGAATTAATTTCCAAACATCTGGAAAATCACGTGGAGCCCACATATTATTATCTATTAAAGATTCGTAAATGTGTTCACCAATACGTGTTCTATCGCCTATATTATAATTTTCTTTATTAATCTCATTCCATTCTTCAACCAAATCTGGAGGAGTTTTAATTTTTTCATAACAATCAGTATTTAATACTGGATTTGCGTCATTAATAGGAGTTTGAATTACATTATATAATTTTCCATTATATAATACTTTATCTCCTTTTTGATATTTATTATTATAAGACCACTCTTCATATAAAAATTTTATTTTATAAGCATCATCATTTGAAAGCAAATTTAGTGCTTTAGATAATATTTTTCTGGAATTTAAGATTTGTTTCTGAGTGATATTTTGAAAATCTCCAATTAGAGTTTGACAAATAAAATGTTCGTCAGCAATTGGTGCAGGAATAGCCACATTAGTTTCTGAAAATTTTTCAGCTTCTTTTTCATTTGCTACAATTATTTCTGAATATATTTGGCCTTGATACTCAAGAAAGAAATTTTTATCTGAATAAACTTTAATTAAAGGAGTTGAAGAGTTTGGACTAATATATCTTTCTTTTATTATCATTATTATACCCTCCTTTAAATACAAAATCCTACTATTATATAAGGACGAGTAGTTGAATTACCTGTAACTACTTCCATAGGATGTTCTGCATTATTTATAGATCTTAATTGATCAGGATAATTAGAATTATTATTAGTATAATCTCTTAAAGCTACACAAATTTTTTGTCCATCAATTTCATTAATATTTGTTTCACCTAAACGATAATCAATTTTACTCCAAGGATCGCTTTTAAAATAATTATAAGTAAACGCACCTGCTTGGATTGATGTTTTAATGCCTAATTCAACTGCTGAAGGTGGCCAACAACCAGTTTCAATTGAAGAGTAATCATTTGCGTCGCCATTAGTATTAAATCCTTTACTAAATTTTTTTACTGCTTTAATATTATTTTTAACTATATCTTCAAAACCTTCATATATTCTTGTTACAGCTTCTCGAAATTCTAAAGCATTTGCATATTGACGAGGAGTTGAATTATCAAAATTACTACTTCCAACAGATTTTAATGTAAAATCTGATATAGTGACCCCTAGCCAAGAAGAATGTGCTGTTTTAGTATTATCTTCTGCTAATATATCTTGATTTTTCCCCACAAGATAAAACTCTACTGGCACTTCATTAATTTTTACTAGCATTTTTTTCCCTAATTCATATTCTGGCCCCAATTGACTACTTTTATTACAATCTGATAAAATTTGTTCCCAAGTTTTATTTAAAAAATTATTTTTATCAGCTAATAAATCTCTTTCATAGTCTTCTAAAGAAAAAATTTTATCTTTAAAAGAACCCCAATTATCCGCTGTTTTATAAGCAGATACTAAATCTTTTGGAACATAAATCCGCCCTTTGTCTCCACTACCGATAGGAGTAGTATTAAACCCTGCTGTTCTTATTAAAGGAATTACATATGGATAATTTAAACGTAAATACTTTAAAAAATAATTATTTCTAAACCAAAAACCATTAAATTTATAACTACTATTATCTGTTTCATTCATATAAAAATTCCCCAAAGATACGTCTGAAAGCCAATAATTATTCCAAAAACTTACTTTAATATTGTTTGCCACAGCAATATCATCGCTTCCCGCAGGTAATGGTTTTGTAGTTCCTTTAAAATTTGGTAAATTTAAAGTTTGAATTTTTGTATCTCTTAAAATAGAAGTTAATAAATTATTATTACTATCAGGAAAATAAGAACGCTCAAATTCAATCGCTTGTAAATTATCTAAATTAATATTTAATAAATTATCTCCTTCTAAAATATATGGAGATTGTTGCATATTTGGCAAATTAATTGTGGTTAAATTTGGATTACTTATAATTAATCTATTCCATAAAGGTTCACCAGTATCAGAATCTATTCTAATCAACTCTGGTAAATTTAATTCTGTAAAACTTGACTCATTCTTAAAGAATGAGTCAAGTTTTGCTAAACTTTGCTGAGGATTTGTTATCATAGTGGCCCTACCTCCTCCATTAGAGCTTGATATGTAGTATTAGTTGCGTCAACAATTCTAATATTACTTCTTTCAGATTCTATTAAACTATAAGGAACATTAGCATATCCTGAAGAATTAATAGAATTTGGATATAAATCTCTAACAACTGAATTTTTAACATATAAATAATTATTTCCAGCAATAAAACCAGAAAAACCTGAGTTTCTGTCTCTTTTAGATATAATTGGTAATTCAGAATTTAAAATAATTAAATTACAATTTTGCATATTATTAAAACTAAAATTATCTATTCTAATTTGGCCAGAACCAGTAAAAACAATAATACCATTATTTAAAGAATTAAAGCAATATTGTTCAAAATCAATATTAGTTCCAGTAAAAATATAAATTTTTCTATTTAATGTATTAGCATAAGAAAACGCATAAGAATCTACAAAAGTTGCTTCAGTTTTTAATCTTTTAAGATTTGTACTATGGAAAAACGCAGCTTTAGGTATAGTAGTTATAGAACCTAAATCGCAAGATACAATCTTATTTAAGAAATAATTTGTAAATATATCATCTTTATGATAATAAGTAATTAATAAATCCATATTACCAGTAACTCGTAACCCTGAAGTTCCTGTTGGAACAAAAGGTTTTACGCTTAAATATCTATAAATACGTTCTTCATCATCAACTTCTCTTTCACTTTCATCGCCTATCATAGTTATTTGATTATTTTTTACTGGAAGATAATTTTCTATATCAGTATATAAAATTTTATTTGGTATACCTCCAGCAACAACAGTTCTTTCTAATTCTAATAATGGTTCGCCTTGCTTTAAGCCATTAATATCTGTATTATAAAGTTTAACTTTATAAGTTTGAGGGCTTCTACTATATACGGCATACCAAGTTTGAGTAGTATTAGTTTTAATTTGATCGGTTATTTCTTCACGATTGTCGCCAGTTTGAATACTATCTGCTATTTGATTTCCATCTGTAGTCCAATAATTTGGTCTATACTGATAATAATTTCTTTCAAAAACATAATCGTCAGTATTCAAATTTTCCATAAATTCCCCTTCAAAATAATATCGAGTAATTGTGTTATATTTATTAATATCAGCAGTTTGTAAAATATAATCTATTTTGTATTCAATATCTTCAACGGGGAAAACATCTAAATTATCTTGAATATTTATTAATGGTTTATCCCATTCTTTCAAATTCCATCGTGTTGGTGCACCCCAAACCCAATTTGGGTCTTTAGCTAAATTGTAAGCTAGTAATTCTTCTTCATTAAATACTGTTTTAATATCATAAATTACTTGGCTTCCTTGTCCACCAATAGTATATAATGTTTTAAGAAGTTTTCCATTTGGATCAAAAAATCTTATATTATAATACTCATGGTCTATATTTTCTTCATCAGTATAAAAGAATTTTAAATCATTTGTAAAATAATTTTGAAGTTCTTCTATATCGAAATCTCCCATATTTTCAGTTAATTTTATTGTTCCTGTAATAGCATAATTAGGAATAGTTTTAACCTTTTCAAATAATTGTTTAAAATCTATACCTTGAACTTTCCAATTTACATTTAATAAATTTAATAATAATAAATTATCTAAAGATAAAGTTCTATTAAAAGTATCAATTTGAGCACAATTATCTATAGTTAAATATTTTAAATTACTTAAATCATTAATAATAAAATTAGAATCTTTTAAATAATTTAAATTTTTCATAACAATAGCATTTGGATAACCCAAATAAGCTGTTTCTAATAGGCCACCATCTGCAAAAGAATAGCCAGAAAATGAAGAGCCAGAAGCATCTAAATATTTGAGTGCAGGACAACCTTCGAGAGATAATGGCGCACTTACTGCTTTTAAATTTTGAATTTCTAATCTTTCTAGCATACTATTTGTTGAAAAATCAAATGTTCCTTGTTCTGTATCACTAATATTTAAATTTTGATAACCTTCTATATTTGAGCCTATTTTTATGGAGCGTAATCTATAAGCTGCACCAAATGAACTTTGGCCTGGATATAATGGAGATAAATCTCCTATTTCTTGAATCATTGAGGCAGTATCAATATTAATTACAGTATCATTTAACCCCAAATAATTGCCATTTTTTTCTCTAAAAACTAAAGTTTTCAATTCTCCTTTTTGGGCTTTTTCATGCAAATGATTATTACCCATATGTACTGTTACATAACATTTATTATACATTTTTACACTTACTTCAGATTTAGAAGGAACTACAGAAAGAGAGGTTCTAATTATTTCTTTTGTTTCTTCATCCATATCATTTGTAATTGTAGGAGTATATCCACGTAAAGTAACAATATTACCAACACTTCTAGGACTCATATATTTAGAAGCTAAATATAATTCTTGAAAAGTTTCATAATGTTGTCTTTGATGAATTTTTTGTCCTCCATCTAAGAAGCTTAACCATCCAGTATTAATACCTCTTTCGTAAGGTCTTAAATAATCATATCTATAACATTCATTCCAAACTCTTTCTGGGATTTTTTGTTGTTCATTTAATAAGAAATTATGGTAAGTTAATGAATTCCAAGCATTACTAAATTTTCCATCTTTAGAGCGTGCGGATTCTCTATTAATAAACATAGTTGCACAAGCTTCTGTTAAGTTACTTATAAAAATAAACCATACAGAATCTGCAGCATTAAAAACCATTTTACCATTTATAGAATCATCTGCTTCATTACCATAATCAAAAACTAATTGTCCTTCATTATTATTACCATCACTAGTGTCGTTATCATAATTTTTACTTAAATCCCAAATCCAATAACCTTCTTGATCTTCTCCATCAATATTTTTTATAGTTTTTGCTGCAGACCAGAAAGTATTTTTAGCAACATTATCAACCATTGTATGACGTTCAATATAGCAAAAATGATAAACAACAGAATCCATAGCCATATAATCTTCACATTCAGATAACATTTTCGCCATACGACGTTCAAAACTGTCAATAGTATAAGTTCCTGCATATTCCGAAACTGTAGAACCCCTTAATACTTGAGTTCCTTCTCGTTCATGCCCTCTGAAAGTATAAGTTTCATAAGTTTCTGGACTTTCTAATGGTTCATTTGTTGCGGCTTTTGGATTTCGACTTGCCATCCATTTAACAAAACGTTCCCATCCATCTGTAATCATTTTATCTGGAGTTTTAGTATTTGGGAAACGCATTCCGTAAGAATGATCCATATTTTTTACTTTTCCTGTCCAATCTAAATCTTCAGGCCAAGTAATCATACGTTGCCCTTCAGTAGTATTATCATTTACTTCAATACAACACTCATTATCATTATGGAAAATATGAGTATTCTTTTTACTATTTCCTAAATTACCAATAGAATACATATAATATTTTTCTGACTGACGAAGAGGTTTTTCAGAAAATAAAGGAACCTCTAATACAGATTCATGAGTTACAGGATCTTCTATAGTAGGCTCATCTATACCCCTATCTAAGATAAATTGTACACCCATAACAAATTCCATACAATCTCTTTCAGATAAAGAGGGATAAGGTTGGAAATTTTGATACCACATAGCATTACACATATTATTAACTTGCTCACAAGAAGCAAAATTAACTTTCATATTAGCATATGTAATTGGAATTGAAGTATCAGTAAGTTTTATCCCTTTATGTTCAAGACCTTCAGCTAATAAATTTTCTCCACTTGCAGAAGCTAATTCAGCATTACTATATTTAGTAAAATTAATATCTGTATTTGCCGCGCCTTTTCGATAATTAACAGAAGAAGTTCCTTGAACTGTTAAAGCTGCATTTTTTGCTGTTAAACCATCATAATATTCTTTTCCACCATTTAACCACATTTGAGTAAATTTATTAACTAATACTGGATCATCTTTTGCGGTTGTCATACGAGAAATATCATATAGCCAAATTCGACAATCTGGCGCAGCTTTATATAATAAATTATAATCTATTTCTCCATCATCACCAAGAATATTATTACGATTATATCTTGCTTTCATTGTTGTGGCGTTTGGAGCATCAGAAATAAAGTTGGCAATATGTTCGTCAATAGATAATTTTTTATAATAACTTTTAACTAGATATATATAAACATCACAGTTTGTAGAGCCAATTATAATATTAGATTTATCTGTTTGTTCAAATAAATCAGTAGAATTGCATACACGAACAGTAGACATAACTCCATCTACCCAACACATTATATAGCGTGGATTATTATTAGTTCCATAAACTTCAAATTCTAATTCAATATAAACATTTTCACCATATTGAGTAGATACACTTTGACCAGAAGATTTTAAAAATCCTCTATGGGCAAATAATTGAATGCCAATTTCATTTGAATAGCAATCTAAAATTTTTGCGTCATAATCACTACAATTTGCTGTTTTTAAAATAATTTTAAAATTTAATCCATTTGTTAAATTAGAATTAAATAATTGTTTATTTATTGTTAATGTAGTTCCTGCTTTTATACAAATATATTGCTGAATATTTCTATTAGCATCTCTTTCTGTTTTAAGGCCACCATTAATCCAATCAAAATTATCCGAGAAAGTTAAAAGTTCATTATTCCGTAAATCAGAATTGCTGACTATATCACTTGCTTTAATTTTAAAGTCATAATCACCAATTTCTTCGTTATCTATTTCAACACTTTTAACAGAAATATGAATCTTTTTTATTACAGAGCCAACAGAAATTGTTAAAATTTTTTCTCCAATAGTAGTAGGAGAATAATTCCAATATTGAATTGACCTATTAATATTATTCCAAATATCAACAGTTTCTCCATTTACTGCTAAAACAATATTACTAGTTAAAGTAGAATTTGGTGTATAAATAACAATAGGAAGAGCAACTGTATCATATTGTTCCATTTCTTGAATAAAAATTCCATCTTCATCTTTAATAAAATTACCTTCTTCATCTTTTTTCATAATTTCAATTAAAGGTGAACTAGAAATAATAGGAGTTATATTAGAAGGTTCTAATACTATTATATCATGAAATTGAGAATCTGTAGTTTCATTTTTATTATCAATAGTTGCAGTTAAAAATATCTCACAAGTATGAGTTCCATGAGATAAATTATGCTCAAAAGTATATGTTTGTGTAATACCAGACTGTAATGTTGTTCTTGTTAAATAAATTTCATGGTCCGTTCCTTTATCAATATAAATATGTGTAGTCTTATTAAGGTTAGCACCATAAGGAATCCATTCTAAAGTAATTACTCCAGTATTAAAAATAGTTTCTTCATTATAATCCCAAGTAAAAGAAAAATTGACAACATTAATTGTCCAAGTTTTTCTTACAATGGTATTATATTCTCCACCGGTATTTACAGAAACTTGTAAAATAATATTATTTGTTCCAACAGATAAATAAGGTGAAATATTAAAATCATTATTTATAGTCGTAGTATCAGTATCAGATTTTAAGTTTTTTGCACTACTTGTCGCAACCTGAACTCCTCCTACGAACCATGTTGCAGTACCATCACCAACTAATTCTCCACTTGAGTCTCTTGCTTCTAATTTATATTCTATAAAACAAGGTTTCCCAGTTAAAATTTGTACAGAAGCTTCGGTAACACGAGTTATACTAGCAGTACCACTGATAGTAGTTCCTCCACTTCCACCACCTTTAGGTAATGGTATATAAGTATTTTTAATATCCGCGTTCATTCCCTCAACATTTGTTGGCTTTTCGGTTTCTTCACGTTTTAAACGTAAATAGGTAGTTTCATCATCTTCTAGATCAACAATATCTGCATCTGTATAAACATCATCAATAGTATTTTTCCATCCTTCTACAGTAGTAATACGTGTTGAAAGTTGAGTATTTGCTGTTTCCGTAGCTGTAACTTTAGTATTTAAAGTAGCAATAGTACCGGGAATAGTTTTTAAAGTATCTATTAATGGATGCTCATCGCGCGAATAAGTACCATCTTCTTTTTGAGTTAATTCTCCATATAAATCAATTAATACATCAGAGAAAGTATAATCATTTGTAGATTCTCCAGACATACCTAAAGTTTCTAAAATATTAGAAACTAAATTATCTAAAGTATTAATTTTAGAAATTAAAGAATCTGTTAAAAATCCTGATTCAGGAATATCTTCTGCTTCAGGAAGCTCTCGACCTAATACTGCTATAATTTTATCAATACGTGAACCACTTGAGTCTCCTCCATCACTAGAACCAAAAATTGCAGTATTTAAATCATTTATTTGTTCAATAATTGTTCTATTAGAACCAGAACTACTATTTCCAAAAATGGCATTATAAATTTCAGTAATTCTAGTATCAATATCAGTATAATTATCTAACCAAGTATTATTAGAATAATAAGCAGAACCTAATCTTGGCCCAATAATAGCTGAAATATTGGTTGGTAAATCGGAAACATTATTTGTTAATGCTTGTAGACGAGCATTTAAAGAGTTAGAAGAAGTACTTCCACTAGAGCCTTCCCCAAATACTTCGTTATATAATTGCGTTATACGAACATCTATTGGATTAATATTATTTGGTCTTGTGTATGGTATAGATTGTATATCATAATCAGTAGTACCAATAATTTGTTGAAGAGTTGTTTTTAAATCATTATTCTGTGCTGATAATCTATTATCAACACTATTATTTATTTGATTTTCAAAACCATCAATTCTTCCATTAATTTCTTCTACTTCATTATTAAAATTTTGTAAATCTGTTCTAATTGTTGTTATAAATTCATCTTTTATATTTTCCATTGTAGAACGAGATTCTAAAGCAATTTGAATACCTTGCTCTAAATTATTCATCTCAATTCTCTCAATTATTTCATTATCTTCCCATTTTTTAGGAGCGTATACTTTACTTTCATCTAAAGAATAAAATGCTCCAGAGGCTTGATAACGACTATCATCCATAAGATAATTAGTTTCATTTGCCATTTTATTCCCTCCTTCTTAGGATAGGTTAAAGTATATTCTTCTTAAATTAAGTAGTAAGTCTTTTAAGAAAATTTAGTTTTTTATAACAAAAAAGAAGAAAGTTATCTTTCTTCTTTTAATAAGGAGTTTTTGTCCAAATTTTATAAACCCCATTATTTAATCTTTCTTTAAAATCAGTAGGGTGTTTTAAGCATTCATTTCGTAATAAAGAATATCGTTCAATTTCATTATAATCTGGATTATTAGAATTATATTCGATTATCCAAAATAAAGTTTCTTTGCCAATAATTGTTAAATTTCCAGTATAAGTAAGTAAATCATTATAATTGGTTATTATATCAGGCATAATAAATCCCTCCTTAGTCCCAAAGACAATCAAAATGCTTAAAAAATTCTTTTCCAAAATCTTCTAACACTTGTCCTCGAGTTTTATGAATTTCTTCACAACGTTTATAGTATTGTTCTCTTATTTCTTCTTTAGTTGAAGAGCCATAAGAAGTTGTTGTTAAAAAAGGCCCATTTGGATGTTCTTTTTTATAAAGGTCATCTTCAAAAGTTTTTTCATAATCTTTACTATATTCATTTTGATCTTCTAGCCAATCATCATATTGTAACCGTTCAATTGTATTAGCCATTTTATGAAGCCAATCGTGCCATTTTTCAGAAGTTTCAAATGGTTCCTTACCTGGATAAGCCATACCTTTATCAGCCATATATCTAAGCATTGATGGTGTTGTAGAACAAAACCAAGAATCCCAATCCCAAACATCCCAAGAACACCAACCATATCGAATACGATGATAAGCTGCTTTAATATTTCTCCATAATTGAGAAAACCATTTCCAAGGATGTGTTAAATAATAATGATTAGTATAAGGCCATTGAAATACATTTAAATTCATAAATTTGCTCCTTCCAGATGTTTAATTTTTCTTACATATTCGCGTGCTTCATCTTCTGTTTCGTAAAGATGATATGGAATAGAATCTTCTTCAATTTTAGATAATTGAGGCTCACCCCATTCTAAAGGTACTTCTTTTATGGCCCACCATCTATCATTTATTCTAAATTTAGAAATTACTTTATCAGGAGAAAATTTGTCATATAAATCTAAAACAAAAACAGTTTGATTCATTAAAATTTAAATTTATAGAAAATATTCCCATTAGTTTGGTGGTCCATTTCCATATAAACACTATTTTTCTGACACCATTTTCCAGCCAAATCTCTTTCATTATCATATAGTAAATGAAAAAAATAATTTTTTCCTTGCTTTTTCGCGCGATTAAATTCATCATCAAGCAAAGAAAAAAGTGCTGGCGCGGCATTTTTCTTTTTAAATAAACTCATAATTTTCTCCTTATCTACAAATAGTAATGATAAAACTAGTTATAATTATTAAAATTCCAAACCAAAAACCAATTGCTACTGGATGCTTATAAAAAAAATCTTTCATTATTATAATCTCCAAAGTATTAAATTATATTCTTTAAATTGTTCTTCTAATATTTTAAAAACTATATTCCAATCTCCGCCACCAAGACCACAACCAATTTTATACGGCATATTTATCGGATAATTACGCCAATCTTCAGAGACATTATGTACGTGAAGGCAAATACGTTCACAGCAAACTTTAAAAGCTTCGTAATCAGTATTACATTTATTATGTCCGCGCCAATCGTCTTGAGCAAACATACAACATGAACTACCATTTTCTTCATCTACAAAAAGACAATGGCCTAATAATACTGTTGTATCCTCTTTAGCAATATTACAAAATTTTAAATATGACTTATAAGCTGCTGGAAAGTAATTTGGAAAAATCGCGGCAACTCCTCGCCCCATTTTCCCTTTACAATTTACTTGATGACAAATAATACCTTCTGTAGCAGAAAACAAATCTCCTTCTTTAATTGTAATCATTTTCAAATTCCTCTATAACAGAAGTAAAACCATTAATATAAGAATAATTATCTGTATTTTTAATTCTTTCACGAACTTGTATACTACCTAGTGCGGCACACATTGCTTCAAAATGGGAATAATTCCAAGGGTCTTTCATCCAACTAAAATATTCAAAAAGAATAGAAACAGGATTTAAATTATAACGAACAGCCTCTAACATAGTGTGTTCCATAATTTGGTCAATTATACCATTAGTATAATATTCTTTTGGAGTAGAAGTATATTTATGTAAAAAATTTATAATGGCTTCGCGCGAATGCCCACAATGTTTAATTACCCAAATAATACCCTGATACATTTTATCCATTTTTATTATCCTCATTTTCTTTAAAAATTTTAATTAATTCTTCTTCATAATTGGTAAAATCTGCTCCACAAAAATCACAATAAGGTTGTAATTTTTGTTTCATACGACATTCACTACAGTAATAATAATCATTTTTATGAATTAATTTTGCTATCATATATAAAAATACCTCATTATAGAAAAAACAAAAACGAAAACTGCTATACAAATTGCATAAAAGCCTTTCATACCTTCTCCAGTAACAATGTCTAAAATACCTATTGCTATTATAAGAAAACAAACGATTCCTTCTATAATCATATTATTCTCCTTTATTTTTACTATAATAATTATATCAAAATTCGCGCGAAAAGTCAAATAAAAAGAGTAGGATTTCTCCTACTCATTTGTTACATTTCTCTTATTTAGCTTAATCCAGTTAATTAGACCAATAATAGCCATAATTAGATAGATAGATTTCTTAGTAAGATAAACGGGATCAAAATGCTGAATGTACATTGCTACAGCAACAATATCAGTAATAATCCACCATACATACTGCTCGCGGAATCGGAATAGCTCAAGAATAACAGCTACAATACCAATAGCTAGTGTCGCAGCGTCAAGCCAAGCTACGTTCCCGCCGACTTTGACAAGAATAGCGTGATAAATTACAGTACCTGCGACAATTACGCCTGCGACCAGAGCATTCTGCCACCAAGTCATCTTTCTACTCTTAGTTAGCTCATTCTGCTGCTCGTCACGATGTCGTGCCCAATACCACCAAGAAATGATATTCATCGGGGCATAGAAGAAAATTTCAAGACACATCGTGCCGTAAATCTTCCAATACCAAAGATAAATAATATAAACAAAGGTATTGATACAGGCGAACGGGAAATTAGAAATAGAGCCTTTCGCGCAAAGGAAAATACAAAACACACCAGCAATAGCACTGATAAAATTAATTACCGTTAGCCAAGGCGGGTTCATACTTTCTGCGGGATTCATAAAACTAAGAACCATTGCTCTTGCCGCAATAAAAATCATAATTGCGGCCATAAGCCATTCGTAAGGCTTCATTGCTTTCAACGACTTCTTCAGATTTTTAAACTTCATAATAAATATATTCCTTTCTATTATTTACAAAACCATTTTCTTGCTTCTTCTTCTGTCATACCACGAAGCATTGTAGCACTAATAGGGAAATTTTCTCTTGGAGGATCAACTAATACGTGTTCTGCCCACGGATAGGCACGTCTGAAATATTCGTCATAAGAAATTTCGCTACTAAAAGCCGCATTTAATTTCCCACAAGCATTAAGAACAAGTGGAGTTTCTGCATCCCAATCTTCTTTACCCTCGGCTGTCTTACAATTTGTAACATCAATAAAAACTGGTGTTACATTACTAAATTTAGAACAAATACGTCGGAGTTCTTCTTTTCTAGCTTCTACACTAAGATACTTTTTGTCAAGAGTGGTATCATTTTTAATAATTTCTAACTCTTGATCGCCGCCATAGAATAGAATACAATATACTTTATCGCAAAGTAAAGCGGCAGTATTCAAACAAAAGAAATGACCTCGATGAAATGGAATAAATTTTCCACCATACATTCCTATCTTATAGTGAAGATTAGCCTGAAAAGCATCTTCCCATTTAATCAAAATATCTTCTCTCCTTTCTTATGTATATATTATACCAGAAATTCAAGTTGAAGTCAATCTTTTTTAATAATTAAATCTCGCCATTTTTCGCACTTAATTGTTCACTGATACTTCGCATTTACTTTTTTCCTTTGAAATAAATATAAAATCTTCTGGTTTGGCTTTTGACAAATCCATTTCAATAATTATATTTTCTGGTTTTTTTGAGCCTAAAATTGTTTTTTCAAAATCTTCTCTATTAGAATTATTTTCATATGAAAATGTATAATTACAATTTAAACAATCGCAATATACTGTTTCAGAATTCTTATCAGGATTTATATTTATCCCATCTTTATATATTGGAGGATAATATACCGCAGTAACAGTTGAATATTTTACTTGATAATAACTTTTGCCGCAATTTGGACACTTAATCATACGAGCCTCCCAGTCCTGCCATAGACATATGCCAAGCACTTTCTTCATCATCTACATTTTCATAAACTTCTTGCCAAGGACACCATTTTGGTTTAAGCCAATTAGCCCAAATATCAGGAACTGATTCAGAAGTATTCCATTCAATAACAACCATTTCCTGTTTTGCGGCCGCGCAATATCGAATTAGATATTGAACTCCTTGTACATTTTCTTTGTCTATAGCGTAAGTTTGCATACAAGGACATTCTATACATTTTTGCGGCATTCTTCTATTTAAAGCAATCATTAATCATCAATCCTCATATAAGTTTCTTCAAAAATATCTTCTCTACAAGGATAATATTCACCCTTTGGTCCACGAATAATCCAACTACCAGGAATAGCTTTCATTTCTCCTTCTAAAGTATGAATAAAAAGATTATTTGAACCGTCAATAACTGGATGATTATCTCCCATAAAATTAGCGATTTGATCAAAATTATGTCCGGTCCACTGAAAAGCATCAATTGGAATAGGCTTCTTTACAAACTTCATATTAGTCCTCCTTAATTTCTTTAGTAATATAAACGGGTGTACTTTTTTCTTCTTCTAAAGGAGTATTTTGCCATAAATAAACTCCCATATTTATGATAATACTAATATTTAGAACAATAATGAAAAGAATAAAAATTTCCATAATACCTCTTAATGATAGTTTTTACCATAAATACCAATTTCACCATTGGAAAGATAATACGGTGAGACGCCAAAAGCATAGCTACCTTCCGAGCCAATTATATAATACATAACCTTTGTGTCTGGGTCATAACCGAGTCTAACAGAATATTCGCCTATAGCGCGCGAATAAAGCGTTTTAATTACATAAAAATTAGCAATAGTTTCAACCGTTTGTCCGTTATCAAGAGCAATTCGCTTTGAGCAACCTGTTAGTGCGAGAAGTATACCTAAAATTAAAATAAAAATTAAAACTTTCTTCATATTATCTCCTTAAAACTTATCTGCCATCCAAATACCAAGTTTCGCGCCTAAAAACGCCCCAATAATATAACCAATAAGCCAGTAGAAAAATCTCATTTAAAACATCTCCGTCATAAGTATATCAAGATAATCGGATTCTAATCCAAGATAAGAAGCAAGAATATCTTCTGCTTCTTGCCAATATCCTTGTGCAACTGCTTCTTCCATTTCTTCCATACATTCACTAACGAGATTGGTTGCTTCTAAAACAGAAATATTATCTCTATGCATAATTAAGTTAATAACATCATTCACTGAATTCATTTACATACTCCCATTCATTACATTCTTCTCGTATTTTATCATCTGGTTTAGTATCCCACCAACGATAACGTTTATCGCGCCATTTTTCCGCAAATAACTCGTCAATAGCTTCTCTTACTTCATTTTCCCAATTATTACAAAAATAATGATTCCCATTTATCATTATAGGCTGTTGAGTAAAGCCAATGTCAAACATATAAGGCTGAAGAGAGGTATGACCATCAAAATAACATTCAAGCCATACTACCTCTCCAATTTCACCTATAGAACAAATGTCAGAAGTTGTAAGAAGTTTACTCATAACGTGGCTCCAGTCCAAGTGCGGTGGCAATTTCAGCAGGAATAGGTTGGTCGGCCTTTTCATTTAAACGATCTTCAAGTCTAGCTCCTGCACTATATTCATCAATGAAATAAACGCTCTTTGGTGTAGTTAAACCCATTTTCTTTAAGTATTCGCGCCAAGTAGGATATTTAGGCTCGGGGTGCTCTGCAGCCCAAGTATTAACTACTTCTTCAATCTTTCCCCAATCGGTTGCTTCATCCATCGCCCAAATAGCGTCGCAATTGTGAATAGGGCAAATATGACAACAATCTTCTTGATAATGTTCGTCATAATACTTACACATGCGTTGCCAATCGCGCATGATTTGAGCGAAATTTGTCATTCCCATGTATATTTGTCTCCCTTATATTCTTCAATTTCCATAACAGGTGTTTCAATCATGTGCGCGCCGCAGTGATGACAAAATTTTTCAGCAGAAGGAAAAGCAGAACTGCCATTAAAAGCCATAGTTTTACAATTGCTACAATGGAAAATTCCTCCGTGCCAAGAGCCATCCGCATCAGTGTATAAATCATAAATCCAATGAGCTGTAATTTCCATAATAATCTCCTTATTCATCTTCATTAATTCCAATTTCATTTTTACTTACAAGAGTTTGGAGATGCGCGGAAAGACTCTTCGCGCGCATCTCTTTATAAAATTCGTTCGCATTCTGCACCTTATTATCAAGCCGCGCGAAAAGAAAAGACTTTAGTGGCCCGATATAAGTACAAGCATAACGAGCAAAATCTGCACGAGTAGCAGGAGAATGCGACATTATAGTAGAGAAAGCTAAGTCAGCAATATCAATTAAATGTTGCAACTGATGAATAACTTCATCAACAAAAGAACGAAATTCCGGATAATAGGCAATAAAATCATCAAGAGAATCATTTTGCCACATTTCCACAACTCGTAGAACAGTTAAAGCTCCATTACCACGCAGCTTATGTAGCCGCAAGTATTCGTCGCCTTTAACCTTTATACGCAGAACAGAACCATTTTCTTTTTGATTATACGCAGTAACTACATAGCCTTCTTCATCTACGCCCATCTTATGCGCGGCTTCAATACATTCTGCAAGAGAAGTATAATGAAAATGGCGCGGACGCTTAACCCAAGAAGAATTCCAAAATAAGAAATCTTCGATTCCCATTCCAGTATCTTCTTCCATATTCATCATCTTACGCATACCAAGAAAATAAATCGCAGCTTCATTGTAATGAATAACAATACGGTTCATCGGAGATACCATTTCAAACCAGTAGGTATACAAAGGAGATAGAGTAGAAAGAAATTCACCCCAAGAAACATGCTGCTGGATGATAGACTTAAAGATAGCACCAAAAGTAGTATCGCCGCATTCAGCCTTGAAAGCATCAATAGTTCCATTAGTAGAAATATGCCATTCATTCCGGTCATACCATACTTTAATAATAGAACCATCAATCTTTTCCTGTACGTCTACGCCAAGAGTCCAATCTATACGATTAGTAGAAGCATAAGATTCTCCATAGTTACCAAATTTATCCATTGCGCGGCAAATACAAAACCATTCACCCGCATCATTTTGACGAAAGATAGACCCGCGCGCTTCAATAACTTCAGGTAGGTTAAAATCAGACTGAATCATATTATACTTTAAGATATAATAATCTCCATCCTGCTTGGTTTCAATAAAATACGGAGCAACAGCTAATTTAGCTTGCCAATCCGAATTTTCATTCATAAACTTAGTCAAATACATATTGTTGTTGCTCCTTTCCTTTTATGTATATATTATAATATAATTTTATATTAAAGTCAAGGAGTAGGTTTATAGGATTTTTTATATAGTAAAAAATCTGGGAAATTAATCCCAGAAATGAAAATGAAATTAGGGGGGTTGGTTTAAGGGCTATAGAGTTTAAAAATAAAATTAAAACTTAATTGCGCGAATCAAAATGAAATTACCAACATTCATCATGTGGAGCCCAAATGTTGCCCCAAATAGCTTCTTCTTGCTTATCATAAAAATTTTGTAAAGTTTCTAAGTCATGCTGCTGCTCTAAAATTAATTTTCTAGCTTCAACAATCATTCTATCACAACCATGAATAAAATTTTTATGATATTCACAATTTTCGCAATCTTCTCTAATACAAGCTTCTAAACCTTTAATAACTCTATCAAATAAATCCTTAGTCATCTTCAATCACCGTATCATTCCAACAAACATTTAGACCGCTATTATTCGTAAATGTGCTAAAACCTAAATCATATAGCCAATCTCTAGTATCTTGACTAATAGTTGGTAGTACTGCAGAAAAACAACCTTTGTATGCCGCATTTAAAATTATCTCAGCAACAAATTCTCTTTCTCGTGCGGCAATAGCTTCGTGTGCAATTTTATTACATTGCTTCACATTTAACTCTACTTTCTCAAGCAGAACACCATTCATATCATAAGTATTTTCCATATCATTCACCATTCTATATAATGTTCAAAAAGAAGTGAAGCTTCACTAACTTTAAAGCCTTCTGCGCGCAAAGCTTCAATTTGTTCAGGGGTTAATTGCATATAACAACCATGACTGCCTCGTGAAGCACTTTTTTCAATAGCTTTAGCAACTGAGGGATAAGCATGCTCAATGTCTTTTGCTTCTTTAGTTAATTTTCTTATCTTATCAATAAATCTCATTACCAATTACTCTCCATTCCACTTATATAAAAATCATTTAATAGTTCAATTAAATATTTGGCTTCTTGATATGGCTTTTTATTAATATAATCAATCCAATAATTATACCATTCATTACTATAATTAAAATTCTTTTGGACTAATTGTAAATTTTTAATAAAGACTTGATAACTTTCAGAATCATAAATATGTTTTGATTTAATCGCGCGAATAACTTCAACTTGCATCATACAGGGATAATTCATATATTCTGTATAAAAAGAGCGCATAATAAGTTTTTCATCTTTCTTTAACTTAAAGCGTTCCATTTCTTCTTTACTTTCAAAATAATAATTGTAACGTATTATTTCAAAATTTTCTTCTTTACGAATAACCGATTCAGTACCTTTTTTCACTTAACTCAACCTCTCTTACTTTATATAAATATTATACACCAAAATTTCCTAAAAGTCAACAAACGGGTCCCCTTGGGGACCGGTGACTCAAAAAGCGCGAAGCGCTTTTTGAGGAACGGGAAGGGGGACATAAGGTTTTCGCGCGGTTGTAAGAAAAGGAAAAATATAGCATTTTAAGTATTTAATATATGGTACATCCTTGTTGTAAAGAAAAGAAGAGATATGAATTTCTAGTATGTATAAGGTTAAATATAGAGAAGAGATAAGGAAGTTGTGAATTTGGGAGGGAAGGGTTGGTTTTAAAGTGAGGAGAATTTTGGGGTGTAGAAATTATAGTAGTGCGCCAAATTTTAACTCTTGTCAAGTATCTAACTCTATAAAATTTTTATCGAAAAAAAATGAATCCGGGGTTCTAGAGAATCTCGGATAAAAATTTTTTCTGACAAAATTTTTACCCCACCTCTTATAAATAGGTGGGGTAAATTTCTCGTCAGCATTTTAGAAAAAGTCAAATACTTGACTGTAGTAATTTTTTATCGAAAAAAAATGAGTCCGGGGGTGTCTATATAGACCCCCGGACCCAAATTTTTTCGATTTTTCTACCTTTTAGAAATTATATGTCCATAATAAGCACCAGTTCCAACTTGTTCGATATTATAATTTTTAGAAATATCTTTTTTAAAAGAAGTCCATTTCTTAGGATAACCAATTTCTTGAATTAATTGTTCTTTATCTTCCTTTCCTAATTTACGGTTTAAATAATTATCTGGTATAATCCATTGAGTGTTTGCTATATCAGCTCTTACAGCTTGTTTTCTATTTAAACGTTTTTCATTAGCAGCCAATTGACTGTTATAATTATATTGTACTTGCCAATCTCCACGTTTTCTACCTGGGAATTGAATTTGTATATCCTTATTCCCACTATGTACAATTACAATTTGTACATTGTCGTCAATTAAATTCCAGCCTGTAGCATATGCTTCTGTGAGTATTATATCATCTATGTCATCTGGATACTTATGATTATGTTGCAAGTGATTGACAATGTCTAACTGATTATTTGTCATTGGCTTTAAGGCTCGTCTAGACCATAAACAAACAACTTTACGTCCTGTATTTTCTTGAATTTCGCGCGCAAATTGTTCACCTTGTTCTATTGTAGGAACAAATATTAAACGTTTGACTTCTGGATTTGCGCGAAGTAGGACGTGAATATCTGAGTACTCATATTTCTGAAATACTTCATAGGCTATTAGCTGTTCTTGAATTTGAATTTCATTTATATATGATTTTAAACGTGCCCATTTTTCTAAGTTATCCGCGGTTGCCGTTAAGCCAAACCACCACACTCCTTTCAGCTCTGCCCAGTGAAGTAAAGTGTCTATGGCTATATAGGAAAATGATTCTTGTGAAAGTATAAGACAAATAACTTCTCGTGAGCTTTCTGGATTGCGCTTCCATATATTAGCTTCGTCTATTCTCACATACTTGATTAAATTATGAATTTCGTCACAGCATATATAATCAAACATTTCAGCTACCAGTTCTCCACGCTTAACCATTGCGCCAAATTTTTGATAGTTTAATATATAGGGCTTATCCAGCTTCTCGCCCCACATTTGACATTCTTCGAGGGCTATTTTCTCTTCCTCACCCATTGTTGTGTCAATTAAAATAAGGCATCGCTGCGGCGCGACACCCAATTGTTTTGGTATAGTATTTATTGCCGCTGTGGTTTTACCTTGACCAGTTTGCGCGACAATTAGGTTCAAACGCCCGCGCTCGTAATTTGGGCACTCTAAATCAAGTGCTTCGGATAAATGTAATCCTTCTCTCATTTTTTTACACTCCTTTTTTGAAATTTTCTTTCAAAATTAAGGTATTTTTATTTATTTTTAAATTATTTTAAATTATTTTATCAAATTTCCAGCTTTTTTCTTGTTGACTATGAGAAAAATTTCCAGCTCCTTTTCCAGCTTATTTCCAGCTCCTTACGGGGAAAATATGCGCGCGAAAACTCAGCTTGAACACACAACTTCCCTCCCCTCTTTCTAATACTATTATAACATAATTTTATATCCAAGTCAAGAAGTAGGTTTTAGTATGGTAGCACTTTACTATGGTACTATGGTACCACTTTACCAGGGTGAAGTATTGTTAGGGGTTTGTAAATTAGAATGGCCGTTTAGTCTAATTTACGTAGGTTTAACTTGACTTCTTGCGTGGTCTGTGCTATACTTATATCATCAAATGAAAGGAGATTTCAGATATGCCTTATAAGATGATTAAATGCCCGAAGTGTGGAGTTGAGGGAAGTTTTGAGATTGTCGCGGATTCTGCGCTTGGTTGGAACTATAACTATAATTGTTATAGTAAGATAGTTTTCTGTACTTGTCAGAATTGTAATACTTCCTTCTCTGCGGAAGAACTTTACGACATTATCGGATATGATGAAGATAGTGTTAAGATTGTGGAGGTAGTATAATATGCGAAAGAATCATACTCATCGTGGATTTTATGTTAATCTGAAAAAGAAAAAAGTTACTGGAACTCTTTTGAAGGGTCGGACAGGGAAAAATATGAGTGTCCTTAAAATATATGAATACCGAGATTTTTTGTGGTATCTACATTTTAATGAATTTCAAGAGTATGGTTTGTTACTTCCTATCTATAGACTTCGTAAAAATTTGAAGTATCGAAAACCTATTATTAAAAGATGGGAAAAAGAATCGCGACACTTAAAGTGTCGTTTTATTTTTGTGTTAATTAAATTGTACGTACACTCTATTTTACCATACTTTAACTTGACATATTACATACTATCTGCTATAATTGATTTATCAAATGAAGGGAGCGCAAGCGAATGATTAGTGGAATTTTAACGGATATTTTGGGATATATTCTGTTTACAAGTTTTATTTTTTGTTTCTTTGGCGGCTGTGTTTACCTAATTATATATGGTGTTCGGCAATATTTAGAAGAAGAAGATGGGTTCTTTATTTTCGCAACTGTTATAGGATGTGTTGGCGCTATGATTGTTATAATTATCGTCTTAAAAGCTTTTGGACTATAATTGGAGGATATGTAATATGAAGAAAATTAGTTATAATGATGCTGCTTATATTTGCCGCTACAAAGAAAAGCATTTTTTTGAGAAGTATTTTTGTAATCATTATATTTGGATGAATAATCCAAATGAAGGAATAATAAAAAAAGATATGAAAATTTGGTTTTATATCTTAACATTTATTCCTATCTGTATTCTTCAATTTATTTGTCTCTTGTGGGATGGTGGTATAAAGCATTTTGAGATTCCTTCTATTAACATAATGGCTTATAACGTCACCGGACTAACTTCTGATAATGATGATACCACTATGTTTGGTAGGTTTAAGCAAGTATATAATAAATAGCGGCAAAACCGCTATTTTTTTAATTATATGTAAATTAGATGTCACGTGTAATCTAATTCACGCAATTTTAACTTGACTATTCTAACTTTATATGTTATACTTATTTCAACAGATGAAGGAAAACATCTCAAACCAGAAAGGCATTAGAATGTTTAAGTATGAGTGGGAAATTCAGGAAGCAAACAAAGAGTATCTCGAACAGAGACAAATGTGCTTGGATGCTTATCAATCCATAGCAGAATGGGTTGGAGAAAAAGAAATTCAAACCGAAGTTAAAGGCACTGATGAAAATATGTGCCGTTATATAGCCTTTGGTGACGTTGAACCGGAAATAGACGGTTACGAAAAAGGAATACTTTCAATTAATGCTCGTGTAGCTATTAAAAAGTATTATACTTTTATCGAAGGTCAAGGTTATATACGGACGAAAGAATCTAATTTCATTGACCGTAGCGATCGCGACAAGTTCGAGAAAAATAATATTGAATATCCTAAAACTTGCGGTCTTTACATGATAGGGCAGACGTTTGTTAATCCTATCACTAATGAAAAGTTTTATTGGATTAAGGTTGGAGAAGCGCAAAATCTGGCACGTCGTAGACATGATTACAATTCTATGACCGCTATGATTTGGGATATTGGATATTATACTAAAGATGATTTGACTGAATCTGAATGTCACGATAAATTGAAAGATATTGCCCTTCATCGTCATGCGGACGAATGGTTTTCTGTATCGCGCGAAAACTATTTGAAAATTTGCGAACAGGGCTTTGAATGGTTCAAAGAGGATGAATAATCCTCTTTTTTAATTTAGTGTAAATTAGACTATACGTATTGTTTAATTTACATTCGCTTAAAATTAAGGCGCTTTCGCGCCTTAATCTTTCATTTCCTGAATATCTTCATCCCTTGTGTAAACAAGAACTTCCGTCCATCCCCAAGTTTTATTGCATTTAGGGCAAGTTCCATAACCAATATCATAATATGCGTGATTATGGTATTCGGTATCTACTACATCCTCAAAAGTAACTGTTTCGCCGCAATTAGGACATTTCAAATTAATCGACTTCCTTTATATCAGTTTCGTCACTATAGATATAATTGACTTCATTCTGATAGGTACGTCCGCAAGTGGGACAGTGCCAAGTGTTGAATTGCGTCATAGTGGATGAACCACCAAAGTCCTGATAGGTTTCAATCTCAACAAGCTCAAGTTCAGTATCGCAATGAGGGCAAATGTAATCCATAATTATATATATTCCTTTCTTAAATTTTAGCTATTCTATAATCGGGGCAATCTTGTTTATGTAATTTACATAAACGGTTATATGCTTCTTCATAAGAAGGCCAAGCCCATTTATAATTATCATCCGCTGGCGTCCAAAAACTTCCACACATATCAACCCAAAGGATTTGAATTTGATACATAAAATTGCTCCCCTTTCGTTTTCTTGAATATATTATAGCATGAGATGGAATGAAAGTCAAGTTAATTTTCTGATATTTTCTATTTTTTCTTCAATCTGATATGAAACATATAGTTCTTTTTCAGAACGTATTTTCTTAATATATGCTTCTGCCTCGTCTTTGGTGTCAAAAGTTGCTATCAAAGTGTAAGTATCGCGGAAACCTTGACCGCCATAAACAACCTTATACACATGGTAATACATATCGGCTATAATTCTCATTGACTTTCTCCTTTGCTTTTCTTGAATATAGTATATCATAGAAATACTTTGAAGTCAAGTTAATTATTAATTAATTAAAATGTACGTACCATTTAATTTACATTTGCTTAAAAAGAAAAGGGCTTACGCCCTTTTCTTAACAGTGAGGACAATGAAGGCAATCATCACGGCATCCATAACAATAATCATCATCATCATAGTCATCATCATAGTCATCATCATCGTCGTCCTCGTCGTCCCAATCGTCGTCCTCGTCCTCGTCGTCATCCCAATAATCCTCGTCCTCGTCATAATCGACGGTCAGAAGGTCAGGATTCAGAGGACAACCATTGAGATTAACCATATAGCCCTCGTCATTTGCCGCGTCAATCGCGGAAATGATGTCGGTCAGAAGGCGGTCAGAATCAGCCTTGCGGGAATTGCGAATCGCATCATCCACCGCGTCACGCAGGGCAACCAGGGTCTTGATAGGCATATCAGTCAGAACCACGCCGCCGTTGATGGAAGTGCCGCACTTGATGTTAGAGTTCATATTCATATTGAATCCTTTCTCACTTGGGTTTGTTAAGTGTTTTCCTTCACTTGATGTTATTATTATATCAGATGGAGTGGAGTTTGTCAAGTTAAGAGTTTGTTACTGTCTGCTTACCCACGCGGTAAGCATATCTACCGCGCAGCCAAAACCAACTGGAATTGCCCATACCGCCCAATGATGGGGAACTTTACCCATCGTCCAAAGAATGAACACAATCGCACCAGTTACCTTAAACAAATTGATGTTTCTTGCTTGCATCTTAAATTTCCTTTGGTTTGAAGTGTTGTCCTTCACTTGATGTATATATTATAGCATGGGTTTGGCTATTTGTCAAATTAAGAGTTGGTAAATTAAAATTGACGTATGCTTTAATTAAATAGCACTTAACGTGCTACTTAATAAAGGTATCAATATCTGTTACTATTCGCGCGGAAACATAATGTTTCTTACAAGTTAAGGTTTCATAGAAAGCCATATCTTTTTCATAGTTCTTATCAAAATCTAATATGGCATTCATGTTAGCTTGTATGGGATTAATATTGTATCTAAACTCCAAACGATTACGCCATGCTTTTGCGTTCTGTTCGGGAATGAGAAGTTCAAATTCAATATTCTGCTCCATAAGTCGGTTAATAACTGCTTGATGCGCGGAAATAAAGACATTGTATCCCGCAACACTAAGGTTATGAGCTAAAGCAACATAAAGATATTCCCATTTGTCTTTCTTGACAAAGTTAGAAGAATCTAAATCTATGGTAGTGTCAGGATTGTTACGACAATAGGTAGACTTTCCACAACCTTGATAGCCACAATAAATCATACAATATCGCCCCTTTCATTATCTATTATACACATTTAGGGGCAAATTGTCAAGTTAAACTTATGTAAATTAGAATCTACGTTAGGTGTAATTTACATAAACTTAAAAAGAAGGAGGATTACTCCTCCTCCTTCTCCTTGGCTTCCTTTTCGGCCTTGGCCTTGGCCTTTTCGCGCTTGGCCTTGTCCTTAGCGGCCTTTTCGGCACGCTCGGCGGCCTTCGCGGCCTTCTTAGCCTGCTTGTCCTCATAGTCCGCAATCTCAGCGGCCATGAGTTCGGCGGCGGTCATGTCCTCGCGTTCCTCGGCCACGATGACGCCGATGCGGGCGTAGCGTTCCACGCCGTTGGAATCGGTCACAAGGCAACCGTACTGGCGGTCGTTAATCTTGTGAATACCTTCGACCTCGGAAATGTGCAGGGTGTTGAAGATAACGGTGCGGATGTTGGAATCGACAAGAGCCTTAGAAATCTTCGCCATAGTAGGAAAATCCTTTCTGGTTTTTTAGTGTTTTCCTTCACTTGATGTATTCATTATAGCACGTTGTGTGCCTAATGTCAAGTTAAAAGTTTGTTACAAGAGCGTGGGTCTTACTGCGAATTTCGCGTAGCGCTCCGCGGTTATCGGCTTACTGCCCTCGCCCTTGGAACAATTATATTATAGCAGAAAATCCCACATAAGTCAAGTTAAAACATAGTAAATTACATTTGACGTTCTATCTAATTTACACTTGCTTAACAAGAAAAGACCCTTGCGGGTCTTAACTTAATATTTACAATCCAGTCCGGCATATTCGGCAAGCCGCCTCATGCGATTGACTAATCCTACGCAATAGGTAGACAAGGCTTTTTCCTGCTCTGCTGCTTCATCCTGTTTTGCGTCAACATAGCAAGCCATAGCATAATAAACGGTTTCACATTCGCGCTTGTCTGCCTTTTTCCTTCTCATACAAAATTCATCAGTAGCGCCCAAGTCACGAAAAGGGAAAAACTTAATGCCTGGCGTTATGGCGTGGCGCTGTGCTATCTTGTGAAGTATGTAAGATTCAATGATAGCATCGTCAAGCGCGGTATGGCTTTCTTCAAAGTCGTATACATCGCAAAGGTATCTAAAAGTCGATTCGGCGGAAGTTTTGAAAAATGTTCCCGAATTAGTCAAAAGGCCATTTTCCAAACACTTGTTTTTATAGTTCACATTGTTTAACAAATGCGTTGTGGCAAGTCCCCACAAATCAAACATGGAATAAGTGTTGCCACGAAAACGAAAAATTTCCGCTTCAAAGTCGGGGTTACGCTGGTTTTTTTCGCCTTCCGCAATTCGCGCCGCACTTGCGCGTTGTATCTGTTCCCATTCATTATAGTTAGGACTATACAATTCCCGAATGTAAAGTTCAGTAAAAGGAATAGCCTTTTTGAAGTCGAACATTGCGTTAAATGCGCCGATTCCATCCACCGAGGACATATCAGAAATGAAAATTTCCATAACTTCATCCCACGGTTTTATGCTGGTTTCGCCCTCTTTAAGCATATTAAGGTAAATCGGGCGTTTTTCCGCATAATACGCGGTATTGAAAATGGCAGGAACGGCGAAAGTTTCCGCAATCAGAAATTGCTTGCGCTCATAGATATTTCCTGCGCGGTCACAGATAGTCCAGCCAATGTCATAAATCAAAGGTTTGGCAATGGCTATGCGCTTTTTGCGCTCAGGGTCGCCATTTGTGATTTCATCCGCAAAGGGCAAAGTTGCCGTTTCCGTATCGACTACCATAAATTTCAATTTCTTCATAAAAAGCCCTTTCTGGTTTGTCGTTGTTTTCCTTCAACTGTAAGTATATTATAGCACACCCACCGTAGAATTGCAAGTTAAACTTTTGTAAATTAGACCTAACGTTCTATCTAATTTACATTAGCTTAAAAAAGAAATTAACCCTTGCGGGTTAATTCTTTTCGCGGATTGAATTAAGATGCTGCTGGTATTCCTTTTTGAAATTCTTTGCCGCTTCGTCCTTCGGCGTTGAATTACCAAAGGCAAGATACTGATAAATAAGACCGTTGTTAGTAACTTCACAAGTTATATAAGACTTATCGGGGTCGTTTTTAAGGCGAACGGTTACAACGTGGGTATGGCCTTTATAAACCTTTTCCATATACAGACGTTCAACGCAATTCCTTTGCGCTTCGCCCTCTTTGTGGAAATCCTCTTTTGTCAACAAGGGCTTGACAACAAAAGTATCATTTTCATAATAAAGCCATTCTTTATCATTATACTTTGCCAGTTCTTCGTTATAATGCGCATCCCTATATTCTTTTTCAAGATATTTAAGAACGGCATATTTAGTCAAAAAGTTCTTTTCGACTTCTACTTTACCAAACATTTTCATAGAAGTCTTGTAATACCAAGCTAACATATCCCTAATATAGCTTGCCTGATTATAACCTTCATACATTGCTTCCATGTGTTCACTAATAACACGATTCAAAGCAGTTTTAATATAATCAACAGGGAAATCAGCATTAAGCAAGGAAGAAAAAACTTCTTTCGCCCAATCAGGCAAAGTATTAACGTACTGTTCATACTGTATCATGATAAGATACTTGTTAATTCTATAAGCATCATAATAATCATTGCAGTTTTCCTTAACATAATCTACAACCTTTTTAGTAAGGTTAAGTTTATTGTTAAGAGTTTCGGGTTCACTCGGAAACAGGCCCAAGCTCAAAAGCTGCTCAAAACGCGCGCCCTTTTCTTCATTATAAGCGGGGTCGTAAGAATGGGTAAACCTATTGCGATACCAATAAATGGCATAGCCCAACAAACCTTCCCTACGCCAAGTGGGCAAATTGTTAAAGGTAAAACACTTGGGAACACCCCTGACAGGCTTGCCAGACTTGCCGATAAACTGCCCGGTGGTAATATCCCACGCGCCGACCTTCAAAGAGCAATCATAAGCTACGATAAAATTACGTTCCTTAACAAAATTCATTCTTAATCCCTTTCTGGTTTGTGTTGTTTTCCTTCAACTTTGTGAGTATATTATACACCCGATATGGCTATTTGTCAATGCTTTTTTGTGTTAAGTATATATAAATTACACTATACGTTTAGTCTAATTAACATTCGCTAAAAGAAAAGCGCCCCGAAGGGCGCTGGATTAGGTGCGGCGGGAGTAGGTGTTATTGCCGCCATTATCGGGGCGATGAACCTCAACCTCGTCCTGCCAGAGGTTAAGCATACCATACCGCATCTTGCTTGCGGTGAAGGTGTCGGGCATATCGGCACTGACGGCATCCCAAAGGTCCTTCACGGTCATCGGCTTGTCCCACGCGGCGCAAGCCATCAGGGCATCGTGCGCGGCGTTATACAGTTCAGTATTAGCCCGCGACTTTGCGGTGGTACGCTCCCACTCGGCGTTGACTTCATCACGAAGCACAGACAGGTCAACAGTGTTGTCGCCGTTCAGGTAGTTCTTCATCATCTCAAGAGTAGACTTCTTCATAGGGCATTAATTCCTTTCTCGTTTGTAGGGTGTCGTTCCCTTTGATGTATTTATTATAGCACTGATTGGCTATAATGTTAAGTTAAGAGTTCGTTAAAGGGGTTCGTGCGTTCCTCAAGGTTTAACCTTGCTTCTCTGTTTAACAGAGTGACATACTATTGCGACTTTCAACCGCCGCCCCACGGGTCTGTGGCTCAGAACCCCTTTAACATCTTTATTATACCACGATTTCCAAACTTTGTCAAGTTAAGATTTCGTGACGCCGTTTTTACGTGGGCTTTCTTATTAAAGTAGCACACCACTACAGGCAGCGGCCCTGTCTGGTGAGGGTGGCGGGAATCGAACCCGCGGTACCTTCGCCCTCTTGACAGTAACAGTATATCAAAAATTGAACTAAAAGTCAAGTAATTTTTATGTAAACTAAAATGTACGTGCGATTTAATTAACAAATAATTTATCAAATGAATAATCCTTAAAATATTTAGAATTATTATTTTGATTATTTAACGGTTCTCTAATTCTTAATCTAATTTGCTTTTTATCTCCAATATCTTCTATTGGAACAATTGCGATTAAATCATAAGTTTGATTTACAAAAACGAAATAATCTACCTCTCCAATATAAGTAGATAAGTTTTTATTTGTGGTATGATTTGTAGAACTACGAGTATAACAACAAATAGCACCATTTTGTTCTTCATTACAAGTTTTAACTTGTATTCTATTGAATTTACCATTAAATTCTGCTATCATATCATAGCGTTCATTATCTCCCCAAGGAATACAAACAGGAATATTATATTTTTGAAATTCATATAGTGCTTTTGCTTCCGATAATTGGCCTTTTGTTTTAGTATTCATATTATCACTCCTATGATAAATAAAATTAAGGGCTGGCGTAGGAGCGCCTTATCTCATTAGTCGCGAACTAATGCTACCCCTGATGGTGGGGATAGTGGGAGTCGGACCCACCGTACCGAAATTAAAAGTTTCGTGCCATACCGCTTGGCTATATCCCCATACCACTTGGCTACACCCTCATAAGTTTTGGGAGTTCCTTTCCTCTCCCTCAACTGTAATTATTATAGCAGAATTAGAATGAAATGTCAAGTATTGGGATAGTTAAGATTTGGAAAATTAGAAATTACGGGATTTCTAATTAAAATGAAATTAACAGAAAAAAGTATTGACAAGGAAATGAAATTCTGCTATAATAATAACTGTCAAGAGGACAAGGAAAAGTCCTAAAAACCAGAAAGGATTTCAACTTATGGCTATGACTGCTGCTGAAATGAAGGCTACTGCTCGTCAGGCAACTATCGCGGCTATTATGCCGTCCCTCCAGGAAAACAACGCAATTAAGTTTGCGGACGGTTCCTTCGCTATCCTTCAGAATGTTGAAGGTCAGGATATTTGGACGGAAGTAACCGTCAAGTCCAAGGCTTACAAGGATACCAAGGTATCCAAGGCGTTCAATCCGCGCGAAGCGGCGCAGGCGTGGGAAGCCGAACGTCAGATTAAGGCAGATAATAAGGCTGCCAAAGAAGCCGAAAAGGCGGCGAAGAAGGCGTAAGCCTTCTTCTTTTAATTTATTGTAAATTAGGTTGAACGTATAATATAATTTACATATAGTTAAAATAATAAGGATTAAATCCTTATTATCATTCTTTCTTTTTCTTTACTATAACGATAAGATTTTACTTCTTTATATTTAAGTTTGTCAGGAATTTCACTAACTAAACCAACGTATAAAGCGCGACTGGTGTTAGGGTTCCAAATAATTACACGATTAACAATAACTTTGGTTTGTGCTGCGCGGATTAATCCTGCTACAATCATTATTTATCTCCTTTCATAGCTTCACGACAAATCTGCTTCCCTTCTTTACGTTCTTGTTTTTTATTTTTCTTCTTTGCGGGCATCACAGAAGGGCGATAGCCACACCAAGTTTCACGGTTCTGATTTTTCTTTTCCATTATATTCCCTCTCTTTCTATAAATAGTATATACTATTTTCTTCAATAAGTCAAGTTAATTATTTGTAATATAGATTAAACGTACAGTGTAATTAACATAGAAATAAAGTGACGGTTAAACCGTCACTTCGTGGGGCAGGAACTGATTGTTATCGTCTTTTTCTTCTTCTTCAGGGTCAGGTGCGTGAATCATAGCCTGAAGCCCTTCGGTGTTGAGTTTCTTAATCGTCTTTTTCGCGGCGCGCTTGCGCTCCTTTTCTGCTGCTTCGCGCTCGGCCTTTTCCTTGCGCTTTGCTGCTTTGTCAGCCTTATCGGCCTTGACAAGTTCCCATTCATCATGGGCTGCGTAACCGTCATAGGCATCATAACCGCCGTCACCATTGCGGGAGCCGCGCGGAATAGATACCTTAATCAGCGCAAACTTTTCATTGCCTTCGGCATCGACAACAGGCATAGCGAGTTCGCTTGCGCTAACATCCATCACATCAGCGTCGTAGTGTTCAGACAGAGCGGCGGTCAGAACGGCAAGAACATCATTGCGAATCGCGGTTTCCAGTGCTGCTTGTGTCATAGCATTTCCTTTCTGGTTTAGTGTTGTCCTTCACTTTGTAGGTATATTATAGCAGATTTGAGAGGAGAAGTCAAGTTAAATAATTGTTACGATAATTGCGGAAACAATCAAAATGTCAACGGCAAGAACCAAATAGATAAACATTTTGTTTCTCCTTTCATTTTCTATAAATATTATAGCATAAATTCTGTTGCTTGTCAAGTAAATTTTTTGTTAAATACATACGACGTATAATTTAATTAACTTGAAATTAAAAAAGGCGGTTATCCCGTCTTTATCATTTGTGAAAGAATTTCAAAAATCTTTTCCGGTTCATAAGCTCCATTTCCCCACGCTGTGCGGTTTCTTTCTTCATCATCAAAAAGAATCCCGCCGCCTGTTACTGTGAGTTTATTTGTGCCATAACGTTCAATTTTAATATAATCAAAATTAACGGAAGGCAAATGTTTTGCTAACCAGTAAAATTTTGCGATACTGATTTTAACCAAAAAATCGTCCGAGCCGTGTTTAGAACCCCATGAAATAATACCGATTTCATGGCCTTGGGTTTGTAGTTTGTTAAGATAACGAGCAAGCAAACTCATGTTAATAAGAGGTTTTGCCGCATTATAAGGCGTGGTATCTTCATTTTGAAGATAATTCAACCAACCTTCAACGCCGTAAAAATCCGCAATAGTTCCATCCATATCCAACCAAATCTTCATAACACAAAACCCCTCTCATTTGATGTATTAAGTATAACATATATGGATTAAGAAGTCAAGTTAAATGTTTGTTATTTAGATTGGACGTTTAACCTAATTTACATATAATTAAAGTGGATTATTCATCCACTTTAACCCATTCCATTGTGCGTGTATCATATCTAAACAGACCGACCGCGCAACTAAAATCTTCATTATATATACATGCGCTGATATTTTCACGAATAAACTCTGTTTCATCATCTGTGAAACTACCATTTCTTCGACAAAAGACACAACAACCATAGGCATCATCAAGCCATTTTATCCAATCTTCAACATCAGGAGAAGAGCCAGGAGGAAGAATTTCTTCCATATTTTTATCATAGAAAGAAATTTTATTAGCAATACTTAATGCTAAACCATAACCGATATTTTCATACTGTATACACGCATGGTAGTTATCAAATTCTTTATCATCATAAGCATAATACATAGTAACCTCGCGCATAATTTATATCCTCTTTCATTTGATGTATATATTATATGCCATTTAGAATAAAATGTCAAGTTAAAATATTATTATATAAAAGAGACGTATAGTTTAATTAACATTTATATAATAAAAAACGCGGTTATTGTTCCGCGTTATAGAATACCAGTAAATCAATAGCATTATTGATTTCAGTTATTGCTTTATTAAGACTTCGCTTGGCTTCGGTTTCGTAATGTCCCGCGTCTTGCGTTATAATATCATCAATAGTCATATCACAATAGTCTCGTGCGCGAATAAGAAGTTCAATATCATATTTCATATTATTTATTCTCCTTCCATTTTTCATATACTCTTACAAGTTGGTCTGCTGTAGCTAAAAGAGAATAGACATCTATTGCGTCTTGACTATTACCTTCAAAATCACTTGACAGCTCATTTTCCAGCTGATATAGTGTACGAATAGTAGCTTTCAGCTTTTCCAGCTGTTCAGTAGTAAGTTTCTTCATATCCAGCTCCAGCTCCTCTCTTTTTTCTATATATATTATACCAGCTTCCAGCTCAGAAGTCAAGTTAATAATAGGTTAAGTTCAGCTAAAATTAGGTAGCACTAACAGACCCGATACACGGGCCGCTTTACTTAATTTTAACAGCATCTTAACCAAAAATCAATCACTCCTTAACACAGTCATAACAATTCACCTTCTTTCCTATAATATTCCACCATTATTAATTATACCAAATTTCGCAAGGGTTGTCAAGTTAAATGTTCGTAAATTAGAGTAGCCGGATAGTCTAATTTACATTAGCTTAAAAAAGAATAGGCCATTGGCCTATTCCCAATCTTCATCAAAATTTAACATTTCCAAATCTTCATCGAAGAAGAGTTCCATGGCCTCTTCAAGTTCCTTAACGCCATCTTCATCAAAGATGTGGTTAATTCTGTCCATGTCGCGGGCCATGTGGTAAATCATGCGCCATGCGGTCTTAATGTTCTTTTTACGTCCATCTCTGAACCAATAGTCGTCGGCGTCAAAGTCCCACATGTTGATTTCAAACATGCCATTGTCGTAAATGTAACCATAAACCAAAACGTGGCGAATCTGAATCTGGAAAAACATTGTAAAATCTCCTCTCATGTTGTCGTTATTGTTGAACCGTTTTTTATTTTATTATACCACAAAAAAATGATTTGTCAATAGTTTTTCTATGTTAAAATTACGTATATTAGAATATCCGGATATTCTAATTAACATAAAAATAAAAGAAGGCAGGCGCCTTCTTTTAATCCTCATAGGTGTCAGTGCCTGCCTGCCGGATTGCCCACCGCTTTGCGCCGGCGATAGTTTTGAATCCTTTGCCAAGTCGCCAGCCCCAAGTACCACCTTCACCAACGTGATACTTGCCATCAGGCATCGGGGTGTCATCCCAAGTATAGTAATGTTCGCGATTGCCGACTGTGTTCATGTGAGTTACCTCCTTCATTTGATGATTTATTATAACATGGATAGGGGTATATTGTCAAGTTAAAAGTGCGTAAATTAGATGATACGTATCTTCTAATTTACATATAGTCAACATAAAAGGGGATTAACCCCTTATATGTTGCGAATTGAAAGCGGCAACAATCTCCCGAATTGTGTCGTTTTCGTTAAGAAGCGCCAAAGTACAAAATACAACTTCGGGGTTCTCGATGTAAATGATATACGCGCCCAAAGCGGCGTTAAAGTCGTTTGTATATTCTACTTTGACTTCTTCTTCTTTGGTGTACATGGTAACAAACTTGGTGGTAATGCTGTACTTTTTCATGGTATTAACTCCCTTCATTTGATGATTTATTATAGCATGAATTGACGCAGTTTGTCAAGTTAATTGTGCGTAAATTAGATAGTACGGTTATTCTAATTTACATGGAATTAAAAGAAGGGATTAAATCCCCTCTTTGAAAGTCGTGACTTCGATATACATGAAATTTGCTTCGTTGGTATCGGGGTCACGATAGTAAATAACTGTAACTGTGTCACCATAATCAAATCCTTCACACAGGTAGCCACAAATCGAAAGACGATTCATAGCAGCGGCGATAGCATGGTTCATGGTATCGCGGGCGGCGATGATTTCACTGTTCTCATGGATAACGAAAATGCTCTTCATAGGTTTATACCCCCTTCATTTGATGGATATATTATACCATTTTTCAGTGTTAAAAAACAAGCAATTGGAAGTTAAACGTTAGTAAATTAGAATCTACGTTTATTCTAATTTACATATACTTAATAAAGAAGTGGAGGATTAATCCTCCACGTAAAATCGCGGGTAGCGACCGACCTCGCTGTTATTACAGTTATAATAACAAAATTCGTTGTAGAAATTGTTAAAATTGCGGAACATCCAACCGGGTTTCATGTGGACAGCGAATTGCGAATCAGGACGCATATTCGCGGGTACAATGATGAACGGCTTTTTTTGTTCGTAGAGTTTACGGGCCTGCACTTTGTTAATCTGTTTCATGGGATTGCCTCCTCTCAATTTCTGTATATATTATAATACATAAAAAGCTATATGTCAAGTTAAACATTTGTAAATTAGACTGGCCGTATAGTCTAATTTACATACAGATAATAAAATGGGCTTGCGCCCATTAGGTTTCAAGTTCGGCTTCGGTGATAACAATTGTGCCGGTTTCGGTTGTGCTTTCAGAGTACAAGCGCGGGACAAAGACTTTGTATTCGATGGTAGTGTAGCCTTCGCCATAGGCGAAGTCAGTTACTTCATAGTTGGCATGGTGCGCGTATTGGATAGCGTTTTTGATGGCGCTGTCCATATCTTTGCAGATGACAACAACATCGGCCTCGCGGTTATCATAGACGACATACAGGAACTTACTCATGGTAGTTACCTCCTTCATTTGATGTCTTATTATACCATTTTCAATGTTAAGAAGTAAGCATGATATGATTAAACGTTTGTAAATTAGATTCTACGGTTACTCTAATTTACATTGGTATAATAAAAGCCGCGCGGTTAGCTACTCCGCGCGGTTGGCTCGTTCGCGGTCAGTGCGCCACTTCTGCCGCGGGTCAGTTCACTTACGTTACGCGGGATTATGCTACAACTGCCACGTTGCACATTGTCCCTTGCTCTAATAGGGTGGATTCATTGTCAAGCACCTCAAACACTATTGCAGGACATTTAATGACGATGGAGGAACGGCTGACTACTGCGGTGGCTCGTTCATTCTTTATCTCCCCTTTCGACAAGTCTATTATAACATGAGATATGGGATGTGTCAAGTTAAACGTTTGTTAATTAGATAATTTGTTTTGGGAAATGAAATAGGATTTTATTTGTAAATAATATGTTAATTTTGGGAAAAGAAATATAAAATGAAATTGGAAAAAGTTAAAGGAAAGTAAAATAAAATTGACGTTGAGTGTAATTTACATAATATTAAAATGAAATTGCGGTTTCCCGCAATTTACCATGTACACATTACTTTTAACATTCCATTGTCTATTTTAATTACGGTCGAAAAACCAAGTTCTTCTAATTCTGATTTTAGACCTATTTTCAAATAATTTTGTGATTCTTCTGAAACAAGTCCCATACACAGCAGATTAAAATCATCGGCTGCGCTTTGATAGCCGGCATTAGCTGCGGCAAAATTTGCTTCGTTCATTTTATATAATACCGCAGGAACAAAATCGTTTTTAATACGATTGTATTCGGCAAGACGAGCATCAGAGGAAACCTTGCGAAGAGTAGCGGCATTGTAGATAGGCGTCATATTTATAATCTCCTTTGCTTTTCTTGTATATAGTATATCATATATATAAAAGGGCGTCAAGTTAAATGATTATTAATTAGACTATACGTTCAATGTAATTTACAGAAAAGCAAAATAAAACGCGGTTGCCCGCGTTAAGGTTTCTTTGTACAAAGAATAACTTTGGAGTAGTGAGTGAGATATGTAATACCGTTCATTGTAAACTGAACGACATCAGATTCGTCAAAGTCGCGCCATGACGTTACTGTGCCTTCAATAAGTTCGCCGTTGCCGAGTTCAAGAATTGCGTGGGTAAAAGTCTGGGTTGTGTCCCAACCAACTTGGCGATTGCCAACTCGGCAAGCAGTCAGCGCGAGAGCAAGGGAGAGAATGAGAACCACACAAATAATCTTCTTCATTTTGGGATACCGTTCCTTTCTTTTTTCTTGAATTTATTATAGCATAATTATTTTGAAATGTCAAGTTAAAAGGTTGTTAAATAGAATTGACGTTTGATGTAATTTACAATTGTTTAACTTGACATTTCGGGATTGCTATGTTATAATGATTACAGAAATTAAGAGAGCGAGGTAATTTGAAATGAAAAGAAAGTGCTACGTTGTTGAAATGAACTCCGCGCTGGATGGTCTGTTTGAACAGTTGGATGATTACGGTTTTGATTATGAATGTGAAGAGCATTGGCCCGCGCCCGGTTATATAGAAATTTACGTGCTGTATTATCCTCATGAGATTCGGGACTTGGAAAATATTTTCGCGCCGTATGTTTAACATACGGTTTTATTTTGAAATTATGTTAATTAGAGGATACGTAGTATCTAATTTACATTGAATTAAAATTATGGGATACATCAAAAGATGTATCCCTGCATCATTTCATCAAATTCTGAAAATGAAATGCCGTTTTCGTCGGGGTCAAGAATGTTCGCCTGATAGTCCCAATAAATACGCACCTGTTCCTCAGAAGTCAGATTTTCCCACTCCATACGGGATACCTCGCTTTCGTTTGTTTGCAAGATTATTATAGCAAAAATAAAATGAAATGTCAAGTTAAATGATTATTAATTAGATTATACGTGCGGTCTAATTAACAGGAATTTAAAATAAAATTGCGAAACTTTTTATGTTTCGCAATTTGAAATTGAAATTAAGGAATTAATATTTCCTTAACATCCCATTTCATTCCCGTGCAATGCGTGCGCCAATTTGCCGCATTTTGTGCCTCTTCGCGCGTGCGATAGTAGGAAGAACCTTGAAAACCACCACAATAGATTGCATACACTGTCATTTTAGGAAAATCCCCTTTCGTTTGTTTCTGAAATTATTATATCATTTTTGAAATGAAATGTCAAGTTATTTTTATGTAAAATAGAACTTACGTTTAATATAATTTACATAAATTTAATTTGGGTTAGTTTTGGGATTGTCTAAATATTGTCATAATAAAAACTTTAAAAAGGGTTTGATTTTGAAATTAGTTTATGATATAATATATATAGAAAAGCAAGGGAGGTTTTGGGATATGCGCGCGAAAGACTATAAGAAAAGGAATAGTTTTTCATATAAAATTAAAATGTGGTTTTATCGGCTGACTTTTCGGGATGTTATGTCTACCAGTAAAATTGTTATTATTTCTATAATAAATTTTATAATGGCGGTTTTAGGATTCTTAATCCTCTTTTTTGGCCCGTCATTTCTTTAAGAAAATGAAATGAAATTAGGGTGTGAGGTTTCGGGAATGTAAATTATATCATACGTATTTTATAATTAACAAAAATAAAATAAAATAAAAGGTTGGAATTACTTCCAACCTTCCATATATCCTGCGTATCGAATCATAACAATTTCATCATCGTAAATGGTAGGCGTGTCACGTTCTTCCATTATCGCGGCGACAATATCACCGCAGTCGAAATCTTCGATTCCTTGCCATATCCATTCATTGCCATTGAAGTCTACGAGAACCATAAAGTTCTGTTCGTAGTTAATTAAGTCAACTACGAAAGCTTGAGGATACTGTTCTGCGCTGGCACAAGCCACAATTCCCATAAAGATAGCACAAGCAACAACGATACACCAAACAATAACAAACTTCTTCATACTATATACTCCCTTCATTTGATGGTATAAGTATAACATATATATAGTATGATGTCAAGTTAAACTACTGTAAATTAGATAATACGTTTACTCTAATTAACATAGAGTTATCGCGGATTTAACCTCCGCGATAATTTGGATGAACTCGTTCGTATGCACTAACTTTTCTAAAACTGTTATATTCTTGTTGCGTTATCTCTTTGCCGAATATAACCATTTTAGTGTGCTTAACACTTGGCATTTTTCGCGCTTTGTCGCAAGCCTCAAGCAAATTATTTGCTTTGAAAACAAACTTAATTTCAGTGCTTCGACCTGTTCCGCAATGTCCACGATGACAAACGACTTCAAAGTATTTCATGGTTGTTACTCCCTTCTTTTATTCTGGTTATATTATAACATAGTTCTTGACCTTTGTCAAGTTATGTTTATGTTAATTAGGTTGGACGTTTAATGTAATTTACATTAGCTTAATTTCCAGTTCCAGCTTTCCAGCTCCATATAAATGTTAAGTTTATGTTAAAGTTTCCAGCTCCAATGTTAATTTTATGTTAATTAGAATGCGGCTTCCAGCTCTCAGTTCCAGCTCCCAGCTCGCGGCCGCGCCGGAGCCGAGGAACTTCCAGCTCCACGCAAATTTCCAGCTCCCCACCGGCACGCCGACCGGAGCCGAGGCAGGCCAAGGGCGCCCGCGCGAACCGAGCAAATTTACGCATAATTCATATTCTCTTAACATAGCTTTAACAAACCTCGCTTCTGAGGGCATATTCCCCCATCCTCTATATTATAGCAGATAAATGTTAATTGTCAAGGTAGTTTATGTTAAAAGTATGTGAATTAGATTAAATTTAACAAAGTTAAGCTGACGTAAATTAGACTGCCCGGATAGTCTAATTTACACAGGCTTAATGTTAGTGGTGACTAACTACTATGTTAAAAAAAAGAAAAGAGGGCGTTAAGCCCTCTTTTCGTGGTGGCGCTCGATGTAGCGCAGGCTGTGCAGGCAATCTTTGACGGCCTCGCGCGCGGTCTCCGCTACCCACAAAAACGTGGTCTTGACTTCCCACTCGGTCAGGTCAGTAACCTCGATGGTCCATCCCATCGCGGTCTTATTCATCGAAAGTTCAAAGTGTCCGCTCGCGCTGTCGTTGCCGTGGTCGAAAGTGTAATGGTTGGCGCTGATCTTCTGGATGTAAAGGTTCTTCATGATTGTCTCCTCCTTAATTTTAGGTCGTGGGAGGGCTTGCGCCCTCCCGATTATTCGCGGTAGTCGTCGCGGCCGCCGTTCTTTTTGACGGCCCAGTTCTTTGCGCCTCGGGCAGTTTTGTAGACGCCCTTGTGTTCCCAGTGGTACTGGGTGCCCTCGCCCACGTGGTACTTGCCATCGCGGTCAGGCTCGGTGTCGTAGGTGTAATAGTGGTATTTGCTGCCGGTGTAGCCTGCCTTCATCATTGTAACTTCCTCCTCTCAGGGACGGGCATTAAGCCCGTCCCGTGCTCCTCAAGTATTCCTGCCAGACTCGCTCCACCTCGGCGAGGTAGTCATTGACTACCTTGCCGGTGAAGCGCTGAGCTGCGTAGTACAACTCGCGCAGGTCGTAGTGGTGGAACGCTTCCAACACGTCCCTGCCCTCGTCGGACTGGTTCAGATCGTAGTCCCTCAGGCTGGGAGTCAAGTCCTCGGGATGGCCGTAGTAGACCATGACCGCGAGGCGCTTCTCGGGTTCGAACTCGACGTGGCCGAAGCCGCAGTTCTCAGCCTCGGTATCGAGGTCGAAGTTCATGGAAAACTGGGCCATGCAGAACTGCTCGTCAAAGAGCAGGCCGTACTCGGTAACGGTGGTGTTGTAGTTGCAGATCATCATTGTAGTAACCTCCTTGTATTTGGTCGTTATTGTAAAGCTGAGGGGCTTGCGCCCCTCAGTGGTTGCGGCCATGAATTACCTCATTCATGCCTTTGATTTCTACCTCGTTCGCCTTGAACTGTTTTTCAAGGCTCCGCAGGTCCAGCACCATAGCGATTATAAACAAAGTCAACATGTTTTTACCTCCTTCCAAAGGGTGAGGGCTTGCGCCCTCACTCCTTCATATCGCGGTCGATCTCGCTGGGGCAGTAGGCCGTGATCCGACCGCCGAGGCCCTTGACCTCGTCGCGGATCTTGACCTCGTTGCCGTCGGCGTCGGTGATGATGGTTACGCCGTCGATCTGAACTCGGTTCAGGCCGCCGACCCACTTCGCGCCGATGGTCTTGCAAACCACCTTCTCGAAGGTGCGCGCCCTCGGGCCGGCGCAGGGGCTGGGGTCGAGCGGCAGGTCCGAGTAGGTCCGGAACTTCTGCTCGAGCTGGCGAACCGTGATCCGGTTGCCGAAGGTCTTGCGGAACGCGGTCTCGCTGATCTTGCGAACCTTCAACACGTTGTCGCTGATCACAAGGAAGCCGGTCTCGAGGGCGCGGTCGTTGCCAACAACCTCGATCAGGGTCTGGCGGCTGACGCAAGCCAGAACCAACTTGCGGGTCGCGCCGTGAACGCCTGCGCCGTCGGCGGTCGTCATGGCGAACCAATAACGCTCGGCGTGGCGCGGGTCGTTCAGGTAGTTCAACGCGGTGAGCTTCGCGGCGGCGGCGATGGTGGGATCGTACTTCTTCATGGGGTTTACCTCCTTTTTTGTGGGTCGTTGTGTTTTGTGCTGGTTGGTCGTGCGGTCGGCGGTCGGGTTCAGTTGCTGCTCGCCTGTCGGGTTCATCACTGCTCGGCGTTCACGGCTCTCACGTGCGCTGGTCTGGGCAGCTTCCTACTCCCGTCGGGGTCCTTGCGCGTCGCGTCTGGCAGCCGCGACTGGCGGTGGGCTGTTCAATTTTCAAGGTTCGCCGCTTGCTCGACCTGCTGGCCGTCCAGCCCGGCGGGTTCCTCGGGCTGCGGGGTTCTCGCTCATCCCCCCAACAGCTATGATTATACTCGCCCCAACGAAAAAAGCAAGCATTTTTTTTTATTCATCAATATTCATAGCAAAGGGGGGGGTTATACATAGGATTCTGAATAATTATGCAATTTTTCGGCACCCACCCTCCCCATTTTCCACACCCCAGTTCAAAATAAAACACCCTCGGCTCCAAAGCATAAAATCCCAAATACTTGACAAATCTAATAAAATATGATAAAATTTAAAATGAAGGAAGTTGTATCTTCAGATAAACGGAGATGCAATATATGAAAAAGAAATACTCACTCGACTACTCTATTGAGCGAGATACCGACCGATTACACGCCGTTGAAGAAATTTTAGATACTTTGGATACCAAACCTTCCAATTCTGAATTAGAGCAAATGGCTTCCTATATTCTATATGGTAAGGATGAAGAAGGTAAAAACGCCGTACAAAGGGGCGAAACCACCGACTCCAATAAACGCTACAATAGCTTTCAACGTGCCGCGGACAAAGTCCAATCGCTTGATGAAATTTTAGAAAACCCATTAAACGACCAACAAGCCCTTCAATCGCTTGAAACCCGCTATATTTATACAAAGAAAAAACCAGCTATACATCGTCCCAAATACGATAAAAAAACTGGTGAATTAATCGATCCTGGCGATTCCGAAATTCCAGGTATGCAAGACCTTTGGGATTGTATTGACCGCCTAGATCGCATCGTAGCAGTAAACGAAGGTAAAATTCCACCCGATGAAAATACCCAAATTTTTAAAGACTCATATCGTCTTTACCAATTAAAGCATTCCCTTATTGATATAAGACGCCACCAATATTATCTTAAAGATGCCTACAAGCCCACCCTCCATTTTCTCGCGCTAACCCCTCCCAAAGCTCAAACTTATAATTGGGACGAAGATTCCTATTACTGGATGCCCCTCGACAAATGGCAAGAACGCGTTAATAATGCCCTTCTACATACAATAAGTAAAAATTTAGAAGACTATGAAACACGTGAAAATCCATACACAAAAGAAATTGAAGTAAAATGGGTAGTGCGTAAACACACATTTGATTGGGAAAACCCATCCCACATTAAAGCATTAATAAACAATTATTCAGCTATTTATATGGAGCTTAACGAAAAATTAGATAGTTGGGGGCGCACCCTTATTTATGACTTTGACCGCTATTTTGATATGTCTGGGTTTAGTGAAGCGCGCGAATACATACTAACAAGAAAAATAGACCATGCTTCTTACACCGAAATTCGAGAAGAACTTCAAGAAAAATTTGGTCTAAAATACAATGAAAACCACATTTGTACTATTCTCGCAAAAGAAATTCCAGAAAAGATGGCGGCAACAGCTACTAAACATCGAATGCTTTTAACAACGCCAATAACAGAACGCAAACGCTGTTTTACTTGCAAGAAGTGGTTGCCGCGAAACAACTATTTTTTCGCTACCAATAATAGCCGCAAAGATAAATTTGCTTCTAATTGTAAAGAATGCGAAAAACAAAAAAGAATAGCAAGAGGAGGTCAGTCCGCGTATGACAGACGAAATAAAGACGCGAAGATGCTTGAAGTGCAGGCAGGAGAAACCAATTCATGAGTTTCAATACACTTCGTCCAACTTTTTTCCTTCTCATCGCTCTCAAATTTGTACTTCTTGTCTTGAATTAATGATAGACCAATCGAATATGGGTGAAGTTGATAGACTTTGCCGCTGGCTTGATGTGCCTTTTGATCTTAATAAATGGGCGCAATTGTATTCTATACACAAAGATCATACTTTAACAGCCTACTTCAATACACTACTAGACGACCACTACCAAGCTTTGCAATGGGCAGATGAAAATGAGAGATGGCGTCTTGCGCGCGAAGAAGGTACAATTGATGATGAAATTGAAGCTTTAAGTGAAGCTAAAGTGCGGAAATTAAAAAGAATTTGGTCTACTAATTACTCTAATGAAGAATTACTTTTTCTCGAAGATTACTACAATCAGATACTTGCTACTCAAAACGTTTCAACTCCAATTCTACAGCATTACGCGCGAGATTTATGTGAAATTGAACTTCGCATAAAGAAAGGTTTGCGCGAAGGCTTAGATATTAAAAAGGATATGGATGCGCGCGATAACATAATAAAAATCGCGCACTTCGAAGCAAATAATGCCAAAAATGCCGCAGACTTTGAAAGTGTAGGTGAATTAATGGTCTATTACGGCAAAAAAGGTTGGCATCCAAAATGGCATTCAGAACCAAAAGATGATGTTGATTTCTGTATGCAGAATATACAAAATTATTTGAAACGTTTAGTTATTAATGAAGGTAATTTCTCCGAGCAAGTTGAAGATAGACGTGAACGCTATAATTTAACTGAACGTTTAGAAAATATAGAAAATGAAGCTGTTGAATTTGATGAAACTGCTGATATTGAGTATGAGGATGAATCAGCTTTGATTCAAGATTTAGTATGACAGACTTTATTACTCAAAAAGTTGAATTGCGCGATGGCGTCCCAATTGAGAAAGGAGTTGTTCTTACAAAAGAGTTTCTTGACGCAAATCAAGAATTATTTACTAGTTATTTAAATTATTGGCTGCTATACCCAGATTTATTTTTAGATGCTATACAACAGCAAGACGACGCAAAAAATTTTCATTTGTTTTTCTATCAGCGAATAGCTTTACGAGCTTCAATGCGTTACCGTTATCATTATTGGACGGCAACTCGCGCGACCTCTAAATCTTTTACTGCTTATTTAAGTGCTGTTGTGCGCGCAGTTTTATTACCTGGTTCTAACATATTTATTTCTTCTGATGTTAAGGGTACAGTTATTAAGATTGCTGAAGCTAAATTTAATGAAATTTGGCGTCACTGGCCTATGCTTAAAAATGAGTTACAAACTCGTGAAAGTGGCGGCCAACAAGGTGAAAAGAAAAGTGGTAACTATTATGAGTTACGTTTTCGTAATGATAGTATGATTACAGTTGTTTCTAAAGATACTAGCCGTGGTTTAAGAGCGACAGCAGGTATTCTAGAAGAATGTGCAACCATTGAAGAAGAAGATTATAACGAAGTTCTACTACCTCAAATGAACGTTGCTAGAAGAGAAGTAGATGGAACTTTAAATCCAGAAGAGCCTACCTCCGCACAAATATTTATTACTACCGCGCGCGAAAAGACTGTATTTATGTATAGTAAATTAATAGAATGTGCGGTGAACGCTATTTTGCGACCAAACGAATATTTTATTTGGGGTCTTTCTTATGAAGTACCATTACATTATGGGCTTTTAGATAAAGCAACCTTAATGGACCAACGTTATTCTAATACAATGAGTGAAGATTCATTTGCTCGAGAATCATTATCAATTTGGACCGGGAATAGCAAAGAAGCTTGGTTAGATTCTAAAAGGATTAATAAGCGACGAACTCTATTAAAATGTGAGCGAAAAGCACAAGAAAATCCTACTAACCCAGATACTTTTTATGTGATAGGAGTTGACGTTGCCAGATATGAAGCTAATACAGCAATTATGGTAATTAAAGTAATTCCTAATTTAAATGGTTTTAAGAAAAATGTTATTTATACAGAAGTCATTCATGGAGCTAACTATATTACAGATCAAGCTCCTCGTTTAAAGAAATTAATTGAATTATATCATCCTAAAGAAATTGTTATTGACGGTAATGGCCCAGGTATTGGCTTATTAGATGCTATGGCTCTTCCTTCTTTTGACGCAAAAACTGGGGAACAATTTCCTGCTTATTTTGCTTTCAATAACGAGCATCATTTACCTCCAGAAAAGAAAAATGAATCGGAAGAACCATTACCAGAATACAATGCTATTATTTATGATATAAAAGCTGGTTCATCTAATGATGACGCGATTCATTCGAACTTTTTCGCGCAATTAAGTAATGGTACATTATCTTTACTCGCGCACGAACGAATCGTAAAAGATAAATTACTTCATACTAATAAAGGTAAGAAGATGTCTCTTTATGATAGAAGAGTTTATTTATTACCTTATGAAATGACTTCTCGATTAGTTGATGAATTAAATAATTTAAAATTAAAACCAACTGGTGTGCAAAATCAATTTAAAATAGAAAAAATTTCTAGTTCTGTAAATAAAGACCGTTTTTCTGCTTTAGAGTATGGCTTATATAGAGTTAAATATTATGAAGATAAAATGATTAAACGTTCTAAGAAAAAGAATTTTGCACAATATGTTTTCTATAGTCCAAGAAAAAGGGGGTGACAACTTTGGAAGGCACAAATAAGAAACATGATTTCTCAAAATTTCGATTACAAGTAACAAGAAATCTCGCGCGAGCACCTATAACAGAAAATGCTTATCTTCGTTGGGGTTATCGCAATGGAAAAAGAGTTTCCAATGATGATTTTACTCTAGAAGAAATAAACGCTATTATTCGTTCTGGTGAATTAGATGCTTATCGTGAATTATCTAATTTTTATTATCGTACTAATGGCGATTATAGGAATAATATAGATTTTCTTGCTTCTTTACCTTTATATGATACGGTAGTAATTCCTGTTTTAGCTTCTGGTAAAGGTTCACACGCGCAAATTATTAAAGATTTTGAAAGAGCTTGTATTTTTATAGAAAAATTAGATATACCTAATACTTTTAATTATATTACTAAAGAATGGTTAAAAGTTGGTGTATATAACGGTATTTTGAGAGAAGATGGTGAAGATGTAATAATTCAAGATTTGCCTTTAGAATTTTGTAGAACTCGTTTTAAGGATTTTAATAATCTTCCCATCTTAGAATTTAATTTACATTATTTTGAGAGAATACATGACGAAGAACTTCAAGAAGAAGCTGTTGAAAGTTTTCCAGAAGTTGTTAAAAAAGCCTGGCGAGATTATGAAAATGCTAAAAAGCTAATTGATCCTTGGATAATGATTCCTGCAGAATCTGGTGGTATTTGTTTTACTTTTATTAACGATCAATCACCTTTATTAATAGCAAGTATTCCGCAATTAAAGAAATTAGAGGATGCTGTTGGGCGTGAAGAAAAACGTGATGAAAATGAATTATATAAATTATTAATTCAACAAATGCCTATAGATGATGGTGAATTAGTATTCCCACTAGAAGAAGCCGCAGAAATGCACGCTTCTGTCGCAGCGATGTTAAGTGGAACAGATACAGTAGATGTTTTAACTACTTTTGGAGATACAGATTTAGAAAGTCTACAAGATACTTCCGCGGCTGCGCAATCAAATGATAGAATTAAAAAATATCGTGATAATGCTTATGATTTCTTAGGCAGAAGTTCTTTATTATTTAATGCAGATGGTAGCTCTACGTTAGCTTATACTATTAAAAAAGATGAAGCTTTAATGATTTCTTACTTAAATGTTTATGAAACTTGGATTAAATTTCATTTAAATAGTAAGTTTTCTCGTCCAGGATTAACTTTTGATTTTGAAATTTTGCCTACTACAGTTTTTAATAGACAAGATATCCAACAAAATTATTTCCGAGCTGCACAGTATGGTTATTCTAAAATGTTTGCGGGCGTTGTAATGGGTATTAAACAGCGCGATCAAATTAGTTTAATGGAATTTGAAAATGATTTTTTAAAGATGTCAGAAAAAATGATTCCATTACAATCTTCTTATACTACTCCAGGCGGAGAAGTCGCAAATGAAGAAAAAAATAATTCTTCGGGACAAAAAACAGGAAGTACACAAAAGAGTGATGACCTAAATAATAAGGGAGGTCGTCCTGAACTCCCTGACGAACAAAAATCTGAAAAAACTCAAGCTAATATTAAAGCTGCTGGGTAAGGAGAATAATTATGGAAAAGCAAATACCTATTTATTTTGATAGCGTAGTGATTGATTCTCCCTTTCAAGGAATATCTGAAAGTAACCCAAATATTGGTCGCTTAAAGGTACGAGTATTTACCAAATACGGTAATAGAAATGGTTCTTATATTACTGAAGCAGTAGCTAATCAGTTGATAGAATCTGCTACTCAAGGTACTACTCCCGTAGTTGGTTTCTTTGACCCAGCAACTGAAAGCTGGGCCTCTCACAGCGGCCCAACTTTAGCTAATGGCTATGGTTATGTAGAAAATTTCCTTGGCTGGGAGCCATTTGAAGATACAGATGGCGTTACAAGAGAATACGCAGTTTTTTCAGTAGTGCTTTTTACTGATTATTATGAAGAAGCAAAAAAGATTTTTGGCCAAAATCAATCTATGGAACTTGATCCACTTTCTATTGATGGTGATTGGACAATGATTGAGGGTCAAGAATACTTTGTTTATACTAAAGCAAAAATGCTTGGCTTCTGCGTAATTGGTGAGCACGAACCATGTTTTTCGGTATCCTCATTCTTTTCTAAGAATGATGACATATATAAATCACAATATGAGAAGTTCTCTTCACTTCTGTTTAACCTCAAAGCACAAGTAGAAGAGGCTGAAAAAAATAATGAAGGAGGAGAACAACCAATGAATGAGTTTGAAAACAAGGAAACTGTAGAACAGGTTGAGAATCCTCAAGTACAGGAAGAAGTACAAGATACGTTTCAGCAAACTCAAGAAACTGTTGAGCCTGAAGTCGCCGAAGCTTCAGCTGCAGAAAATTTTGAGGAAAAACCAGCTGAGGTTGAACCAGAAGTTCAAGAACCAGTATCAGAGGAACCTTCTGAATTTGAAGCTTTACAAACCAAATTCAATGAACTACAGGAATCCTATAATCAGTTACAATCTGATTACTCCACAGCACAAGCTCGCATTGAAGAACTTGAACAGTTCCAAACCTCAACCAATACAGAGCTTGAAACTCTTCGCTCTAAGAACGAAGAACTACAGACTTCTTTACAGACTTACACAAATCAAGCCTTAGAAGCTGAAAATAATCGTAAAAATGAACTAATAAAGAAATACGAAAAAGTAATGAAAGAAGAGGAAATTAGTGATATTAAAGAGAAGGCTAATGACTTTTCTTATGATGAATTAGAGAGCAAGTTAGCAATTGCTTTTGCTAATAAACAAATGGCTGGTAATGAAATTAAGAAAGTACCACTACCAGATCCAGAACATGCTCAATTCGCATTATTTATGGAAAAATATCGTATAGATTAAGGAGGGAAATTATTATGGCTTTAACAAGATTTCCACTAACAAATCCCAATAGCCTATCTAGCAAGTATCGCCCAGGCGAGAAGCTATATGCAACTCTAGAGCTAAATCAGGTTGCTTTCCCAAAGACTGGTATGGTAGTTTCTCAGACCCCACTATCTGAAGAATTTACAATCAACGCTCCTTGTGAGAATGGTATGTGGGTTGTAGGCGATAAGGCTGCTGGCGTTATTGCTGCTCCAGCTGCTGCTACTGATAAGCCTATTGGTATTGTTTATACTGCTGAAAAAGAATATGATGATTATCATTATGGTCTAGCACGTTTTGGTCGCAAGATTGCTGGCGACTATCCTCGTGTTGGTTTACTAGGTATCGGTGATACCGTAACTACTAACTGCCTACAGTATGATGCTGGTCAAGGTGCTGCTTTTGCTGATTTTGATGCTCTAGATACCTATTTAAGCGGTGATCTAAGTGGCACAAATAAGGCTTATGTTATTATTCCTAGCGGACAAGATGATATTAAGTGTGTCCCACAGATTGTTAAATCTCTACCAAATGGCTATGCTGGTATTTATGGCCGCATTGTAAAATACTACACTGTACCTAACGGCGAAAAGGGCGTTAAGTATCAGATTATTAGTCTATAATAGGAGGTGCGAACTATGAATAAGCTACAAGTTCTAATGAATGGTGTTTTCGGCCGCAAGGTTCCTGCTGAGTTCGCTGCCGAAAATTATGACTATGAGGCTGCTCTTCGCGACGAGCTAACTAAGCTACTTTGCGACGATAAGGGCCGTTTAAATCGCTATAAGTTTGAGCGTAATAAGATTGATCTATTTGAATTACTATCTCAGAATCTAGAGGAAGTTCTACCACGTAATATTCAGAGTGCTCTAGATATGTTTACAGAAGTTATTCGTGTACCACAGGGTTCTCGTTTAGAGTTCCGTGTAACTCGTGGTAAGCAGCGTGGTCGTCAGTTTGTTACTCGTGCTACCGAATCTGGTAACTATGAGACTTTCCGTCTAGACCGCGATAAGTTTGATGTATATCCACAGGCTATCGGTGGAGCCGGTTATGTAGACTTCGAACGTTATCTCGATGGTCTAGAGAACATGACTGATATTTATGAGATTATCCAACAGGGTATTACTGACCGTATTTTTGAAATGGTTCAGGAAATGCTTCTAAGTTCTTGGAACATGGCTGGTCGCCCAGCAAAGAATAAGGTTATTGCTTCTAGCTTTGACCCAGCTTCTATGGTTAAGCTTTGCAATGTAGTTGCCGCTTATGGTGATCCAATTATTTACTGCACTCCAGAGTTCGCCGCAGAGATGGTAAATGCTATTATTTACAATAACACTACTAAGATTTCCGATCAGGATATGCTTGAGGTTCGTGACCGTGGTTATATCGGTCGTTTCCGTGGTGTTCCAGTTGTTGTAATGCCACAGTCTTATACTGATGAAAAGAATGAGAAGTTAGTTATGAATCCTTCTTTCGCATATGTAATGCCTGCTGGTAAGGAAAAGATCATCAAGCTAGGTTTTGAAGGTTCTCCTTATTTCCGTGAGTGGGATGACCATGAGGGTGACAATCAGATTGTTCTACAGGGTTATCTAAAGGTTGGCGTTGGCATGATTGGTACTCCTAATTATTGGGGCATCTATTACAATGCTGGTATCGAAGCTGATGGCTGGAAGGATTATAATGATAATCTAGATGCTAAAATCGCTAGCACTTATGCTGCTGCACATCCAAATAGCTAATTAATATAAACAAATCACTTTAATGGGGTGGGTGAGAATCTCGCCCATCCCATTTTTCTTTTAGAGTTAAAGGAGGAAATTATTATGGCAAAAATTACTTTAAAGAATATTAGTTCTGCTACTGTTGTTATTGGTACTTCTGATGGTGCTATGAGAAGTCGTAGTCTCGCGCCAAATCGTGTTATTACTCTTACTCCTACTGAGTATGAAGATTTAATGTATGAGCCTGGCGTTCAGAACATGATTCGCGGCGGTTATATTAAGATTGATGGTGTTGCAGAAGATCGTGCAGTAATTGAGACTCCTACTAATGTAATGAGTCGTGATGAAATTATTAAGATGCTTAATAATCGTGATATTACTGCTTTTGCTAATTATATTAAGATTGCACCTTCTGCGGCAAAAGATACTATTGTACAATATGTAGTAGAGAATAACATTACAGATAATGCTTTTACCGCTCTTATTAAGAAATATTGCGGCATTGATGTAATTCAGGCTATTTCTGTAAAGCATCAAGCTGAAGAGAAATAATTTATGGCTACTCCCTTTCTCAAAGTATACGATGCCTTTTTGGCACGAATTACCGCGGATGAATGGACACTTGAGGAAGAATTAGCAATCGTTGAGCGGGATTGGCAAGAACTTCTAAAAATTGCCATTTTTAGATTTAAGTATCCGCGGACAAGTCTGGATACACAAAAAGTTGAAACTACTGATTCTGATTCTAATCAATTAGAAGTTTATGAATTTGTAGATGATTTAACCAATGACGAAATACAACTTTTAGCCTTGTACATGAAACACGAATGGGTTAAAAGATGTATTGCTAGTTGGGAAAATATTCGGCAGTTGTACGCTGATAAAGATTTTTCACAAGCAAATCATTTAGATAAATTAAATAAGTTGGAGGCCGCAATTCAAGTTGAAGTGCGGCGTGCGGAAGGAATTTATGATCGTTCGCGTAAAAAAACTCCAGCTGAATTATTTAGACGTTTAGCAGGTAAGAAAAATGCTTTACGAAGAGACGTTTGAAGGTTATAAAAATAAATTAAAAGGGCGTCTTTATGGTGTGCTTTGTGAAAAAGAAAAAGAAGGCGGAGATTGGGAAAAATTTTTAAATTCAATATTAATTGAATTAAAAGGTTTAGAGCCAACGTCTATTAATTATTGGCCGCTAATGGGAAAATTAAATTCATTACGATTCTTAAATTATGAATATTTTAGAAAAACAATTTTTGAATGTATGAATTTAATTGGTAGTTTAGAGGTTCCTAATGAATTACCTTGATGTTTATTTTTCAAGAATTAATCACTTAGGTGAAACAACTGCTGAACGAATACGAAATGGTGGGAAACGTTCTTTTGAAAAATGGCTTGCGGAATCGCCTCATACTTTAAGAAATTTATCTGTTGAAAGAGGAATATATTTTGATGGAATTATTCTTACTAGTAAAGATAAAGAATATGAAAAAATTATGTTTTTAGAAGTTGCTTTAGATATTCCTATTAAAGTAGGAGATATTATGAATTGGACTCTTGACGATGGTTCTATTGAAAAATGGATTTTAATTCAGGAAGAAAAGAAAGTTAATGGAACTTTTAGAAGCTTTTGGATTGTTCGCTGTAATTATCTTATGAAATGGATAGATAGTGAAGGACATTTGCAATCTTCTTGGGCGTATTTTGTAAGTTCTTTAGATAGCAAAATAAAGGGAAATTTTAGGACATGGAATAACTTAATTACTCCACAACCTAATAAATTCGCGGAATTATTAATGCCGCGTTATTCTATAGATAGAGCAACAAATTTTATTGTAGAAGATGAATCTTGGACGGTAGTTGAATATGATTACTCTAGTGTTCCAGGAGTTATTTATCTTTCGCTAACAGAAACTAAAGTTAATGCAATATATGATGATACTGTTAATGATATTGCAGATTTAGATAAATTAGCGGTTTATGATATATCTATTCCAGAAATAACTCAAAAATTTAAAGTTAATGATATTATTGATCTAACTTTTACTTTAATGAAAAATGGCGTACCTTCAAATGAAGAAGTTGAGTTTATTTCTAGTGATAAAAAAATAGCTAAAATAATTGATAATAAATTAACTGCTATTTCTAAGGGAAATGTAGATATTATTATTCAATTAAAACAATATCCTACAATTCAAAAAATTATTTCTATTGAAATTGGGGATGAAGAAAATGAATTTTCTGCATATATTGAAGGAAATGATAATCTTCGATTAGATAGAAAAGGAATTTATATTTTAAAAGGGACTGGAGAAATTTCTGATAAAGTGGTTTTCACAATTAATGATACTACTCTTGCGCGAATTATTAAAACTACTAATAATAGTTGTGAAATACAAGCAAATTCTAAAAATAAATTAGGAAAAGTAGTATTAAGTGCGACTTATCAAAATGTAATGTATACTAAAGAAATTTCTATTATTCCATTATGGTAGGTGATTTTATGAATGAGTTAAATCAAACTATAAAAAAAGAAAAACCCACTCAAAGACGCTTTGCTGTAATGGGAGAAAATACATTTTTAATTGCTAATAAATTAATGCAAAATCAAGCAATTTGTAGATTATTAAAATATCCAACAAAAGATCCTTTTTCTGAAAAAGACCCAGTTACTGGGAAAGATCAACCAGATGTTGATGGAATCGAATTAATTAATAAACAAATATTAATTGTTCCAAAAATATATGATGATTCAAATGATGAAATGTCTTATATTGTAACAGTATTTGATGATTTTACTGTAAATACTTTAAATCCAGAATTTAAAATAACTACTTTACGTTTTGATATTGCTTGTCCTTATGATAAGTGGCTTTTAAATGAAAGATCTCTTCGACCATATTTAATTATGGAAGAAATAGATAAGATGTTTAATCAGGGTAAATTAAAAGGAATTGGTAATTTGCAATTTTATCGCGCAGATAATTTAACTTTGTCTCCCTGGATTGGAGGCTATTCCATGAGGTATAAAATTAATGAATTTAACTGATACTGAGACTTTAAAATTTTTAAAAGGCTCTCCAGTTTTTTTAGAAGATATTTGCGCGGTTTATCCTGTTACAATTGGAGAAATTGTTGACGAGGGTTATGATAATTTTCAAAAATATTTAGGAATATTAATTTCAGAAAAGCCTATTGTTAATTCTAAAGATGATCCTGAATTAAAAGAAATGTTAGATAATTTAACAGATTTTCAGTATCTATTACTAATGGCTTCTATAGATTTTGAAGTTAATGATACCTTAAAGAAAGCTTTTAATTTTTTTATTAAAGAAGAAGTTGATTTTTCTTTTGACCCCGCACAAATTATTATAGGGCCAGTTGAAGAAAACCACTTATTAACAGAGGAAAAGTTTTATGATTTACAAAGACTTTTACGTCGAATGTATTTTATAGAACAAGAGGGCGATGAAATTATTATTTATCCAGATGACCCTCCCGCAACCAAAAGGATTAAAATGCAAATGCGAGCTAATCGAGAAAAAGTTCGAAAAGCTAAAGCTAAAAAGGCTGAACGAGAAAAATCTGATTTAAAATTTTCAGATTTATTAGGAAGTATTACAATTAATGATTGCGGCTTAAACATGGATAATATATGGAATATTACATATTATGCTTTTCACGACCAGTTAAAAAGAATGGGTTGGCGTGATCAGTTTAATATAAACAATCGCGCCGCATTAGCTGGTGCAAAATTAAAAAAATCACAACTCAAGCATTGGATGCGTTCCATTGCGAGTTCTGATAAATCATGATTTAGGAGGTAACTCACATGGCTGTTAATATTTTTGAAAAATACGGTATTAAGGAAGTTGCCAATGTTTATTTTGAAGCTCTAGAAGACGATCCTAAGTCTAACGTTTATAAGGGCGACATTGTTCTATTCCTAGATACCCTAAAGGTTTCTACTATTGAAACAACTGCTGAGACCACTGATGCTACTGGTGGTTGGGGCAATCCAAAGCTAATTTCTTGGGACTATGGTAAGGAAATTACCATTACTCTAGAAGATGCTCTAATTTCTCTAGAGTCTCTACGTTTCATGCTTGGTGGTGCTATTCATCGCTCTGGTGTAAATGAAGAGTCTGTAATTGTACGTTATAATGAGGAAATTGAAGTTAAGGAAGATGGCAAGATTTCTATTCCTATTGACCATATTACAGGTAAGAAGTTTGCTCGTCCTATTGTTGGTACATCTGATCATCCAATTCGTCTAATTAATTTAGGCGGTGGTAAGGATAGTGCAACTGCAGGCACTCGAACACAAATTACTAATGGAACTTTAGAAGATAATACTTCTATTACTTTCTATAATAAAGCTATGGGCGTTGGTAGTATTTCTGGCACTGGGGATGACGCTCAAAAAATTGGTGTTGCTCCTAAAAAGGGTGATCGTATTCGTATTTTCTGGGAAGAGGAAGTAAAAGAAGCAAAAGATAAGGATTATGCTGTTGAAGTAACTATTTCTCCTGATACTTTCCCAGGTACTTATCGTGTTGTTGGCGATACTTTCATGCGTTCTCAGGCTACTGGTAAGGACGAAGCATTCCAGTTTGTAATTGGTAAGGCTAAGGTTCAGTCTAATGTAACCATTACTCTAGAAGCTGAAGGCGATCCTTCTACTTTCGAAATGACTCTAACTGTTCTACGTAGTGATGGAGATAATGGTCAAGAAATGATGAAGCTAATCCGTTATGGTACTGCTGCTGCTGATGCTGCTAATGGTGGCGATGACATTGGTTCTCTAACTGCTCCTACAGGCGGCCAGGGCGACAATCAAGGCGGCCAGGGCGACAATCAAGGTGGCCAAACCGGTAATTAATAATTGAATATAAAAATATAAAACTAGGGGCATTAGCCCCTAGTTTTTATTTTTAGGTGGTGAATCAGATGCTTGATCAGTATTTTGGCATTAAAGAACTTTCAGAAGTTGTTTTAAAAGCCCACGACCCTATGCAATTTGGTTCAAGATACCTTGAAGCGGGAGAGCCCGTATTATATTTTGAAAAAGTAAATATGGCTGTACTAAATGAACGACAATCTACAATTATGGCACGAGGAGGTTGGTCCAATATGCCTCGTGTTATCTGGGAGGATCGTTCAGAAGTACAATTCTCCCTTACTGAAGGTGTTATGTCTTCAATTAGTATGGGAATTTTATTAAGTGCTTCTGTTTCAGAAGCTAAGCAAAACAAAGAATCTCTTTTAGTACCTAAAAGAGAAGGTCCATTTGAATTAGAAGATGGATGTATTTATATAACACATCAACCTGTGTTATATCCTGAGAAAAAAGTTTTTATTTATCAATACGAGCGAGGAGTCGCTCAGAAAAAAGTTTTTGGGCAATTAGATCCAGAAAATAATAAATATAATCCTTTTTTAGACGAAACTGAAATATGTATTAAAGTGTTTGAAGATAAAGAAAGGAAAAAAGAAGCGGACGCCACAAAAGAATATATTGTGGATTATTATTATGAGTATAATGATGAAGCATTGCTTTATACAATACAAAAAGAAAGATTTAATGGATTGTTCACTCTTGAGGGTAAGTTTTACTCCAAGGATGAAAACGATGGCTTAAATTATACAAATTTGATTTATATGCCAAAAGTAAGAGTCGTGAGTGATATAAACTTACGCTTGGGAGAAAGGGCTGATCCAACTACGTCCGTATTTAATATTATTGGATTACCAGAAAACGTAGGCGGTAATAGAAAGGGTATGATTTTGGAGATTACGCGTTTAAGCGAAGATATAGACGCTGAATGAGCCACTTCCTAAGTGTAGGGAAGTGGCTCTTTTTTATTTGGTGCAAAAGGAGAGTGAAAAGTATGTCTAATGAAATAGGCAGTTTTGTAGTTAGTATAAAAGCTCAAATAGAAGGTTATCAAGAGCAAATTAACGCTATAAAAGCAAAATTAGTTGAAATTGGCAAAGATACGGATATTGGAAAAGAAATAGCGAAATCTTTAAAATTAGCTGAGTCACAAGTAGAACGCCTTGGGAAAACCATGGATAAACGTATTTCTTCAGAATCTCAAATTACGGCATTAACGGATAATTTACAAAATATTAGTCGTTTAATAATGGATATTGGAGATTCTTTTGGGAAAGTTACTTGGAATGATTTAAATGTTGATGGTTTAAGAGATAAAATTCAAAGTGCTAAGTCTGAAATTGATAATTTAACAAACTCAATGCAAGAAAATGTTTCTAAAGGTTTTGCAGAAGCCTTAGCTTCATCTGCAGAAATGAGAGATGTTTTTAAGTCTTTAAAAATTGACCCGGCTCAAATGGGCGTAGAAGAAGTTACTGAAAAATTAAGACTTAGTTTAATTCAAGCAACTTCAATTTTAGAAAATTATAAAGCTGAATTAGATAAAATTATTCCAAAAGCAGAAGAAGCTACTCAAAAAATGAACGCTATTGAGATAGATAAAACTAAAGCAGAGCAAGCAAAAGCTAGTATTAATGACATTTTTAAAAATTTGCAAGTTGTTTCTAAAGTAGACACTAATTCTGCAGTTGGTGAACTTTATACAGAAATTGTAGGAAAATGTGATGAGTTATATTATGATTTAGATCAAAAAGGAAAAGGAATAGTAGATAAAATTAAAGAGCTTAATTTTAAAATGTTAAATGAAACAGATCCAACAAAATTTAAAGAATATTTAACTCAAATAGATGAAAGTTTTAAACAGTTAAATGGTAAAGGTTTAACTGCGAACGTTGATGGTTTTGGCACTCGCTTAGAAAGTATTTTTAAATCTATTATGTCAGTAGATAGTCATAAATTTGTTGAAGGTATCGAGCAAGTTAGAACTGCCTTAGAAGGATTATTTGCTGATAATAAAAATTTTAATTTATCTCCAGAAGACGCAAAAAGTTTTATTGAAAAAGTTTTAAATATTGAAGCAACAAAAGAATCAATAAAAGCTAAAAGAGAAGAGGTCTCAGCACTTATAAAAAGTTATTTAACTGGAGTTTCTCAAGATTATAAAGAAGCTTCTAAAGTGGCAACTGGGTTAAATAATTCAAAAAATACTGCTCAGAAAAAATATGATGAAGCGCAAGCAAAAAGTGAAGCAATTAAAACTGCTGAAACAAAATATTTAGCTGAAATAAAAGCATTAGAAAATAAAAATGCTGAATTAAAAGCTCAATTAGATAATGCAGTAAAAAGATTAGAAGCTTTAGAAAAAGAATCTGAGTCTCGTAAAAATGGAAAATCTCCAATGGGAGATTTTGGTAGAAAACAAAAGCAAACTGCCGCTCAGTCTTTAAACGATGCTGCAAATGCTGCTGGAAAATATAGTGCTCAATTAGAACAAGTAAAAGCGCGCGAACAAGCTATTGGTAATATACAATCTTTTGTTCAAAGATGGTTTAGTGTTTATGCTGCGGCACGTTTAGTATCTAATGCGTTTAAATCCATGAAAACAAATTTACAAGATTTAGACGATATTATGACTCAAATTTCTATAGTTACTGATAAAACACAAGGTGATTTATGGAAACAAATGCCACAGTATTCTGATATGGCAAAGCAATATGCTTCTTCTATTAAAGGCGTTTATGAAGTTTCTCAGCTATACTATCAGCAAGGTTTAGGTCAAAATGATGTTATGGCTCTTACTGAGCAAACATTAAAAATGGCTAAGATTTCTGGTTTAGAATATGCAACAGCAACTGACTATATGACGAATGCTGTTCGTTCTTTCAAAATGGAAATGTCTGATGCGCAGACTGTTGTTGATGTATATTCTGCTATTGCCGCGAGTTCTGCAACTAATACTGCGGAATTAGCTACCGCAATGAGTAAAACTGCTTCATCTGCGCAAGCTGTTGGTTCTAGTTTCGAGAATACTTCTGCAATGATGGCAGTTATGATTGAAGCTACTCGTGAATCTGCAGAAAATATTGGTTCTGCTATGAAATCTATCATTTCTCGTTATGGTGAAATGACAAAGAGTCCTTCTAAGTTAATTGACAGCGAAGGTGAAGCAATGAGCCTTAATAAGGTTGATACTGCTTTACAATCTGTTGGAATTTCTATTCACGATGCGCAAGGTCAATTTAGAGATTTTGATGATGTTATTACTGAATTATCAGGTAGTTGGGATAAAATTGATAAAAATACTCAACGTTACATTGCTACTGTAATGGCTGGTAATAGACAACAGTCTCGTTTCTTAGCCTTGGTTTCTAATGGAGAACGTTTAGAAGAATTAACTGAAAAAGCTGCGAATGCAGAAGATACAGCTACTTTACAAGTATTAAAAACTATGGACTCTATTTCTGCAAAAGTACAACAATTGCAGACTAGTTTACAAGGTTTATATACAGAGAGTGGATTTGAAGATTTATATAAAGGTATATTAGATGGGTTAACTAGAATTATAGATACTTTTAATAATATGCCTAAAATGTTTAATTCTATTCCAGTTACTGCTATAGCAACTTTTGCTCAATTATTTGTTAATATTGGTAGTTTAATTGGCTCTGCTGTTTCTGCTTGGAAAGCTAAGTGGTCTACTACTAGGACTGATTTAGAAAATGCTATTTCAAGTGGCACAGCGAATGGAGTTCAAGCAGCTCAGTTAAATGCTAATAGTTTAGTTAGAATGTTTGAGAGTGCTGCAAATAGAATTAAAAATGTATTAACTGGAGCAATTGCGCAAGGAACTTCTCCAACCTCTAATGAATTAATTACAACTAATACAAAATATCAGCCAATTGAAGTTAATAAAAAATGGAGTGAAGAAAAGCAACAAGCTGCTACTGCTTATAATAATACTTTTAATACTCCTCAAACAGAAGCTATTCGAGAGAAAAATTATCAACAAGCTCTTGATTTAGGGCTAATGAAACCTCAATTAACTTTTTGGCAGCAATATGGTACTACGATTAGTAATGCTGCTCGTGCAGCTGGTGCTGGTTTACAAATTTTATCTGCTACAATGGATAAAACTACTAGAAGTGGAGAAAAAAGTGCAGCAGCAGTTAATTTATTAGGTGGTGCTTTAACTACTGCTGGATATATAGGTATGGGCCCAATGGGCTGGGCTGGCGCGGCTGTTACTGCTATTACTACTTTAATTAATGTAACAGACGCTTTTATTGAGACTTCTCAAGAAAAAGTAAAACGACTACAAGAAGCAGCTACAAAATCAAATAATGAATTTTTACAAAAGAAAACAGATTATAAAGAATTAGATGAACAAATTAAAAAAGTAGATGAATTAAAGAAAGCTCGTTTTGATAGTGCTGAAGCTAATAAAGAATATTTAGACGCCAGTAATGCTTTAGCTTCTTTAGCTCCTGATTTAATTTCTTATATTGATAGCGAAGGCAACGCAGTATTAGATTTAAGTAAATCATATGAAGTTTTGTCTGAAGCTCGTAGACAAGCTGCTGAAAGTGGAAAAGAAGCCGGGCAAAATAGTGTTGATTTAGCTCTTGCTCAAGAAGAAGAAGCAAATGAGAATTATAATAAAGTTATAAGTCAAATTGCTAGTGAAATAACAAATATTGATTTTGAAAGTGCTATGCCTTTCGCAAGACGAAATGTAATTAATAATGCTAATATTTCTGAAAATAATAAAGGTTTTTATCAAGATTTCTTTAAAAACTTTTTTGAAAGTAGTCAAGGTATAGGCGTTTTAAATGGAACAAGTGATATTGGTCAAGCAGTTGATGATTATCTTTTAAGTCTTGAAACTGATATTGAAATTAGCTCTGAGCAATATCATGAAATTATAGAATTAATGACAGAAATGGGAGCACAAGGATTATCTACTGTAAAAGAAGCTTTTAATTTTGATGATATAGATCTATCTGATTTTGAAGAAGAAAAAGAAGAAGTTAGTCAAGGTGCTGTTAATAAAGTTAAAGATTGGATTGCAGATTTATCACGCGGTACAGAACAAGTGTCTTTTGATAGATTATTAAGTGATAATATTGGTGGAATTAATTGGGATGAATTAAATCAAGCAACACAAGAAAGTATTTTAAATTTCTTGGATGAAAATTCTAAACTTTATGCTGATAGGATTAGAAAAATATATTCTGTTAAAAAATCAGAACCTGAAAAAGAAATTGAAGTTCCAAAAAATTATGAGCAATACTATAATGCTTTTGAAGAAATAATGCAAAATATATCAGGTATAGAAAATGCAGAAAGTGAAACAGAAAAAACAGAGAAAGCTCAAGAATTAATTTCTTCAATAATTGAAAACGAAGAAATTGTTAAAGAGCTTTTAAATGATCAAAATGATGAATTTTGGAATTTTATAAAAGAAAATTTTTCTATGAGCGAAGAAGAAATAGCTCAAATAAAAGATAATTTAACAAAATATCTTGATTTAACTAATAAAGGTTTACCTGCTCGTCAAAAGAAAATTGCTGCTGAACTAAATACAAGAAATACAGAATTAAAAAATCTTCAACAATCAATTTGGTTAGAAGGAGAAGCATTAGAAAATTCAAATAAACAAGAAGATATTAGTAAACAAGAAATGCTTAAAAATTTGCCAAATGCTAATGATTTAATTACTCAATACATAACTTATATGTATGATAATTTTGATGGCGCTAGTGGAGATTATGCTAAAGAAGATTTTACTGGAGATTATCAAAAAATTACAGAGGCTTTATCTAATTTATATTCTAATATGACAAAAAATGAAATACAACAATTTTCTCAATTAATTGAAAATAAAGGAAAATATTCTGAAAAAGAATTAAATGATAAAATTGCTAATTTAATTGGTGAAAATAAATTAGACCCTGAAATTTCTAAAGCTATTTCTAAATATTATGAAAAAGTATTAAATCAAGAAAAAGTTGGACAACTTTTAGAAGAACGCGCGAATAAAATTAATATTGATAATTTAATGGTTAATACTAAAAATTTATTAACTGGAACAACAGATTTGCTCGGCGCGGATGAATGGCAAAAATTTGTAGAAGTTTATGATAACATTGCTTCTTTACAAAAAGATGGTTCTATTTCTATGAAAGAAGCTTCTACTGCTTTAGAGCAATATGCAACTATTTTAACAACAATTAGTAAGGCAGTTCCTGCTGATAAAATAGATGAAGTTTCAAGCATTATTGAAAATTGGGATGATTTTTCTTTTGTTGGTTTAGATGAATTACGTAAAAAATTAAAAGATGTTGGCTTAAATGATAATTTAACAAATCAATTAATTCAACAAGCAACAGATTTTTCTAAATTAATACCAGAAAATTTAATCGTTGATTTTGACAGTTTAAGTCAAAAAATGATTACTGAATCAGAGAATTTTTCTAAGGCGCTAAGTAAAGCTTCAAAAGGAATGGATATAAAAGATGCTACTGAAATGGCATCTAAATTAGATGTTTCTGTTACCGATTTTACATTTAAAAATGGTAAATATTTTATTGAAAATGCGGAAGCTATCCAGCAAGCCTATACTGGTATTAGTGATCAGTTAATGGAAGATTTAAATACAGAATATGATTCTGAATTACAATCTTTAGGACAAGAAGCTTACAAAGCTGGTATTTCAGGAGATAAAGAAAAAGTAAAAAAGATTAACAAACAAATTGCTGAATTAAAAAATAAAAAAGCAGAATTAGACACTATAATCGAGCAGTGGGGCAAATATCAAACTGCTGAAATATTACTTCAAATGGGTCAAATTGACACATTTTTAGATCTTTTAAAAATTGAAGATACTGATCGTAGAGCTAGTATTGAAGAGGCTATTAAATCTGGAAATATTGATGAAATTAATAAATTTGAAGAATTATCTCCTTTTACAGAAAGTATTGTAAAAACTTATGGAGAAATTGTTTCTGGATTGACTAGTCAATTAGCAGATAGTGTTAAAAAAGGAAGTATTTTAGTTCAAAAGAATGGAACGAATGATTCTTATTTAGAATCTTTAGTCGCGGCAGGATTAGCTGATTATAATGAGGCTAAAGATGGAATTATTATTAATACTACTGATAAAACTTTCAATGATGTAATAAGTTGGCTTAAACAATATAATCCTAATCCTAATATGTCTAATGCAGAATATGCTGAAGCATACGAAACATTATTTAACGCATTTAATAAAGATTTAGTAAATAAATTTACCAATTTAATAACTGATAGTTCTGTTTCTATGAAAGATGCTTTGTCTTATACTTTAGCTTCAGGTGGAGCAGCCGATGATGTTTATTCAGTAATGTCTGAATTAGGCTTTACTTTTGATGAAGTAACACAAAGTTTCGTAAATAGTACTAAAGATTATGAAGGCCTTAAAAATAAATTAGAAGAAATAATTAAAGATAGTGATAATTTACAAGAAGTTAATGAAGCAAAAGCTAAATTGGCTAAATTAGAAAATGAACCAGTTCGTAATTTATCAAGTTCTGTAACAGATTTAGTACAACATCGAAATGATCTTACTGAGGATATGATTAAAAATTTTGCCAAGGCTATTGGAGAAGATTTTGATGCTCTTATTGACGGGCATTACTTTAGTAGTAATGGTAAAGGTGGCTATAGATTAGATCGAAGTGGTACTTTAAATTTACTTATTGCTAAATATGGAGAAGCTAGCGAAGTTGTTAATAATTTTAAAAATAGTTTATTTGATAGTGCAATTGCTGATTTAGAAAAAATTGGGAATATTCAATTTAAAGGAACTACTAATTTTTCTGATATGCAAACTGCTGTAGATAATATTAATAGTAGTTTAGATTCTAATTTATCTGTAGATGAAATTTTTGAATACAATGACAAATTACAAGCTTGGGTATATAGTCAAGAAGGTATTAAGAGTACAGTTGAGGCCGCGAAAAAAGAAGCAGAAAAAGCTGAAAAAGATGGCAAAGATACTCAAAAAATACTAGAGAAAACTATTGGAGAATCTTTCTTAGGTGATATTGATTTATCTTCTTTTATTAGTGGTAATTTAGATAAAACAAGTCAACAATGGACAAAAATACAAAGTGCAATTAGTGCTTATAATACTGCCATAGAACAAGTTGGCGGAGAAATGATTTCTAGTTCTGAAGAACTTTATACTGTATTAAGCAAAGGTGGTAATGAAGCCGTACAAGCAGCTAAATCTATCGCAGAGACGGGTAACCAAGAATTTAGTTCAGAAGATGCTAAAACAGCTTATTTATCAGAAATTACTCAATTGAAATCTATTTCGGAAGAAATTAATAATATGACTATTGGTTCTATAATTAGTGGATCAACTAAAGCGATATTAGAAACTATTGAAGGTTATGATTTTTCTGAACAACCAATTGAAGGAACTAATAGTTATATTCTTACAGCTATGGGCTCAGTTTCAGAAGCTTTATTAGACGTTTATAAAACAATGATTGCAGAAGGCAGTGAAGCCACCATTGAAGAAATTAATACTGCTGGTGCACAATATTATACTGCTTTAGACAACGAAAATGGTACAGTTAGTGCTATTAATACACTAAAGAATGCAATGAATATGTCTTATGATGATTTAGGGAAAATATTTACATCAAAAGGCATGGATATGGTAGAATTATTAGGAGAAAATTTTGAAAAAGCTGCAGATTATGGTATTAAACGTAATTTTGATGGTACAGTTCAAATTTTTGATTTTGATTCTTTAGCTTCTAAAATGAATTGGGACCCAGATTCTCCTGAATATGTTGAGGCACTTAATCAATATCATGATTCATTAATTACTTATAATAAACGAGTTAGTGATAGTATTAAAGATGAATTTGGAAAATTAACTTCTACTAACATTGGTGATGAAATTAATTTAACTTATTTAGTTAAAGCTTTTGGCGAAAATACAGATAAATTAGCTTCTTTACTTGGTGTTGCTCCAGAAGATTTAACAGATGGAATTGTGACGGCAACAAAAGATACTGCTTCAAAAGCTGTTTCAATTATGGCAAAAATTATTGAAAATCAAGGCTCTATTGAAGGAATTGATTTAGAAGGATTAAGCTTAGATGAAATTTGGGCTACTTATAGCGAAATTATAAAAAATGCTCAATCTGAAATTAGTTCTGCTCAATCAACTTCAATTTTAAGTTCTCAAACGGCAGCTTTATTAGTATCTTATAATAGTGCTTGGTCTGATAAATTGAGTAGTGATGGAACTATAGTTTTAAGTTCTGCAGAAGAATATATTCAAGCTACATCTGATATTTATCAAATTGTAAAAGAATCTTTTGAAGCTGGAAAATCTGATTTACAAACTTTAAATAATTCTTTTGCCAATTTAATTAAGGCTAATAATTCACAGGATAGTGCTGTAAATTCAATGCTTTCTTCCGCGGCAAATTTATCTGTAGATACTTTAAATAATTTTGCTACAGGAATGGGACGTGAATTAGAAGATTTTATAGATGAATCTGGTAAACCTTTATTAGATAGTATAAAACGTGTTGGCATAGATAGTTATCAAGTAACTAACTGGCAAGATTATATTGCAGAATTACAAAATAAATTAGGAATTAGTATAGATAATACAACTCAAGATTATATTAATGCTTATATAGCTTGGTTAGATAGTGAAGCTAATACCGCTCCTAACCCTAAAGAGGCATTAATGACTTCCTTAATTCCAAATTTAGAAAAGTTATCTTATGCTGAAATTGGTCAAATTGCTAAAACTTTTGAAATGACTGTAGAACAAGTTTTAGCTTTAGTTGAAAATAATGGGGATAATACTTTTAATGCGAAAGATTTATTAAATGTCTTACCAATTGATAAAACTAATGAAGAATTCGCGCGAGCATTATCAACTCAGTTACAATCAGTAACTTCTAATATGACTTCTGCTATGGTTGCTTTTGTTGAAGCCGGAGCAGATGGAAAAAGAACTAATTTAGATATTAGTAATTTAAAAAATGCTATTTCTGATTTTGAAAAAGGAATGCAAGCATTAGGCCAGAGTGTTTCTGTTCAAAATATTGGTTTAGCATTAGTTCAAGGTGGCGAAGCTGCTGTCGCTGCTGCAGAACAAATTGCTGCACTTTCTGGACAAGAATTATCTGCTTCTGATGTAGCAACTTTATATCAAGGTCAAGTTAGTAAGTTAGTTAATGCTGTTAATACTGTTGTAGCACAACCTGGTGAAATTGTTGATGCAGTTACTGCTTCAATTATAGGTCAATCTGGTGGCCAAGTAAGCCAGTTAGGTACTACTGGTCAATATGTAGTTGAGTCTGTGGCTAATTTGTATGAAGCTTATAATAATTTATTACAAAAAATGGTCGCTACTGGTGAAGCTACTTTAGCCGATTTGAATAATGTTGCGGCAAAAGCTCTTGAAAATAGAGATGGCGAGCAACAAGTTATTGATGCTCTTGGTGACGCGTCAAATATGACTTATACTCGTTTTGGTGAGATATTAGCACAACAAAATATTAGATTAACTGAAGAGTTAGTAAACTCTTGGAGTGATTCTGGAATTATTAAACAACTTGGCGGCTCAAAAATGGCAATTACTGATTTTAGTAAATTTGCTGATGTTATGGAATGGGAAGCAGGTAGTGAAGAATATACTAGTGCTTTTAAAACATATAATGATTCTTTAATCAATATGAATCGTCAAGCTGAGAAAAATATTCTTGAAGAAGTTTCTAAAGTTGGAGAAGCTAAAGGTGGCGACTGGATTAATCTTACTCAAATAATGGATAAGATGCGAAAAGGATTCGCGACATTAGCTGATAATTCTGATGCTCCTTCTTTTGAAGTAATTAGTCAAGCTTTAAGTGCTTCATTAGCACAATATAACGCAAAAATTGAAAATGGAATTTTAAAATTAGACGAAGATGCTAATATTCCAATGGTTTTCCAAACAATTGCTGATAATGTTATTAATTATGGAGAACTTTCTGCTAATGAAACTGCTCAATTATTAGATACCATAAAAAGTGTATTACAAAATTATGCCAATTTAATAAGTAATGGAATAGATGGGACTCTTAGTAATTCTGGAGCAGAGCAATTAAAACAATTTGCTTCTGGTTTTGGAATTAAAGACCTTACATTTTCTGAAACTACTAAAGGATTAAAAGTTTCTACTGAGCAAGCTTATAAATTATATCAAGCAATTAAAAAGATAGATGCCTTACAGGGGAATTTAGTTTTTAGTAAGTTAGCAGAATCTTTACGAGCAGATAAAGGCGGAGATTTTTCTAGTGCTTCAAAAACTATGGCCGCGGTTGCTCGTGTTGAAAAACAAATTGAAAAAAATCAGCAAAAAGTAAATGAAGCTCGTGAAAAAGGAATGGGATTAAGCTTCCAAGAATGGCAATTATTAGAAAAACAAAATACAAAGTTAAAAGAAAAGAAATCTTTATATGAAGATATTCAAAAAGAAATGGCTTTTTCTAATATGGATAATCCTGATTCTTTTAATTTTATGAATCAAGATTTGCCAAAAGCTATGCAAGGACCAATTAATTATTGGGACTCTGTTGGCAAAGCTTTTGCTGCGATGAATGAAGCTGGTCAAACTGGTAAGATGGCTATTCAAGACTTTTACAATATTGTAAATGAAATGAATAATTTAATAGCTCTTACTGGTAATGAATTAGTTTTAGCTGGAGTTACTTTGGATGGTTCGGCAGAATCCGCTGCAGCATTAATTCAAAAAGGTATGAGTTCTCTTACAAATATTGATGGTAAGGGCGTTAAAGTTAATCTTCAAAATTTAGGTATTGATTTTGTTTCTGGAGCAGAAGGAGCTAAAAATAATTTCCACAGTGGCGTTAAAGCTTTAGCCAAATCACAAGTTGAAATGTTAGACGCAGCAATTAAAGTTCTTGAAATTGTTGTTGCGATGGAAAATCTTGGTAATATTGATGTTGATGGAAATAATGTTTTTAGTATTGGGGACATTTTTAAACTGGATACCGAAGGAAACCCATTACCAGAATATACAAAAGAATATCAAGCTTTTGCGGAAGATTTATTAAAACAAGCTAAAACTAATGAAGATATAAATGAAGCTTTAGAAGCGGTAAAAATTAATGGTATTACAATGAAAGAATTGCTCCAAGATGCTGCGGATGGAATGAGAAATGTAAATCTTTCTGAACAGGAATATTTCGCGGTTATGGATGCTTTTGTAAAAGCGGCTCAGAGTGGAGATTGGGATTTAGATAATATTTTTGAAAGCGTAAAAGATATTATTAATTCTTCTTTCCCAGATGGAATGACTGTCGATGTTGGAGATAAAACTTTTGTTATTTCTGGCGGTACTGTTGGCGTTATTGATTGGAATGATTCGGGAACTCAAGAAGCTATAAAGATTTTTGAAGGAAAAGTAGAAAATTCTAAACAAGCGGTTATTGATAGTGTAACTAAATACCAAAATAATACTGGTGGTCAAGTTGATGTAATAGTTGGATTAGCTGTAAATGGAGAAATTGATATTAATGTTGATGAAAAAGGAAATATTACAGTTAAAGACCCAAATGGAAAAGAATTTGACCCAAATAGTAATATTGGAGCCTATTTAATTGCTGAAGCCGCAATGAAAGCAAAAGGTATTGAACCTCCATTTTCATGGTCCTGGACAGAAGAAAATGGTGGCCAAGCTAAAACGACTATTAAAGTTGGAACAGAAGAAAGAGTTGTTTTTACAGATTCAAAAGGTAATGTATGGTATCATTCTGATAGAACTGGACAGGATTATTCTTCTAAACAAGCATTAATTGATGCGGAAGTTGAGCAATTAAGACAGCAGTTAGAAGAAGATGGAGATTATGTAACTTATGGAGAAGCTTATGAAATTTTATATCATGAAGAATATAAATTTAAAGCAAATATTAAATCAGATTTAAATGATGGAGAAATTGCTCAAAAAGCTAGAGAAATTGTAAAAGAAGGTTCTAATAAAATTAAAGATAAGATTAAAGAAGCTGGAGAAGCAGAAGAAGGAGATAATTATACTTATACAATTAGTGAAGATGGAAAAACAATTACTTTTGATTTAAATGGAGTTCAAGTAGAAGTAGCTAATACAGGGAACCCACAAAAGGATCTAGAAGCTGCTATTAGCACGCTGGGCGATGGATTAGAATATACAGATTTAATTACTAAAATAGAGACTGGTATAAATAATGCTTTTTCTGGAGATACAGTAAAGCAGTCTATTACAGGAGCTATTCAGTCTGCTTTAGGTATTAGTGGATCTGATGGTTCTGGAAGTGGAATTCCAATTCCTCAAGTAAAGTTGTTACCATCTGGTATAACAATTGATATTTCTCAAGCTGGTCAACCAACTTTAAGTAATACCGCAGGTACAAGAGATTTGGTTATGGAAGAAGTAATTTTAAAACCAAATAGCGTTAAATTGAATGTTGATGGTCTTACACCTACTCTTGAAGGTGGCGCGGATTCATCTGGTACTGCAAAACCAATTCAAACAGGTGAGGTTACTTTAGTGCCTGGTAATGTTTCATTAGATGTAAGTACTAAAAAGCCAACGCTTAAAGGTGCGGAAGATAATACTGCTATTGATTCTGACCCTGTAACTTTAAAACCTTCTAGTGTTACTTTAGATGTTAGTAGTAAAAAGCCTGAAATAAGTGGAGATATGCAAGATGCAGAATTAGATACTTTAGCGGCAAAAGTTGGCACAATTGATGCTTCATCTTCTAAAGCCCCTGCTATTAAAAAAGATGGTATGCCTACTGCTACGATAGATACTTTAGATGCAACAGTTACTACTATAAATGCTACTGCAGAAACAGTAGATGCTTCTGGAGCGGCCACTTCGATTGCTGATGATATACGAGCAAAATTAGAAGGCGAAGAATTTAAAGTTAAAATTGGATTGGAATTAGATCTTGGCAATAATAGTGGTGGAAACCCAAATAAAACTGATACTCCTGATGTAGGAGATGGAGGATTAAGTGGATTAGCAAAAGCTATTAGTGATTTAACTAATGCTGCTTCTGGCGCTTCTGGTCCTCTTGGAGATGTTAAAACAGCTTTAACTGATGTTAACTCTGAAGAAATAGTTAATGCTAGTAAAGCTACTACAGATGCTAGAGCTTCTGAATTAGTAAATGCAAGTAAAGCTACGACTGATGCTAAATCTGCTGAAATGTCTAATGCTATGCATGCTATTAACGATACTCAAGCCACAAAAGTTGTTACTGCTACTGGAGCAATTAATAATATTAATAGTACTCCAGCAACTAATGCGAGAACAGCAATTAATGGTATTAGTTCTACCGGAGCTGGCAAAGCTAAAGAAGCAATTAATAATATTAATTCTGGTCCAGCTGCCGCAGCAAAAAGTGCTTTAAATAGTATTTCAGTAAATTTGCCAAGTAGTAAAGAAACTGATGTTACTTTAAGATATAAAGTAAGTAAAACTAGCGCGAAAGGTAATGTTGGTAATTTTGCCCAAGCTAAAGGTTCTGGACCTGCTAAAGTTGGCGGTTCAACAAAAACTTTAATGGGAGAGCTTGGTCCAGAATTAGTAGTATCAAATGGGCGTTATTTTATAGCTGGGGCTAATGGGGCAGAATTTGTTGATTTAGCAAATGATGCTATCGTATTTAATCATTTACAAACTCGTCGTTTAATGAGCCAAGGAGCTATAGGCGGAAGAGGTCGTCCTACCACTAATGAAAGAGAAGCTGTTGCTTTTGCTAAAGGTAAAGTACCTTCATTTGGTCCAGCACGCGAGACAGGAGAAGATCAAGATTCAAAACAACAAGCTCAAGAAAAACGAGAATCAGAAAAAATTTCTAGTGTTAGCGTATCTCCTTCTTCTCATACTTTTCATAATTTAGTACAATTTAAATCTAGAGCTAAAGGCACTGGTCCTGCAATGGCAAGTGCTTCAGAAGCACTCGCGCTATTAAAACAACTCCGTGCAATGTGGCAATCACTCGCAGACGCTTCTCTTAAAGATATGGGAGGCGGAGCCGGTGGTGGCGGCGGAGGCGGCGGCGGAGGCGGCGGTAAAAATGACGAAAATAATGATGAATACGTTGCCGGTGTCGTTGCTGAAGTTGAGCGTTGGTATAACTGGTTAAAAGCTATTGAAAAAACACAAGAAAATATTAATAAATTAACTAAAGAATATAATATAATGGGAAAAGAGGGAATTTCCACTGAAGAAAAATTAAATAATTTGAAAAGCCAACGAGAAAATACAGAAAGAGATAGAACTATTAGAACAAAATTAGTAGATGAACAAACACGTTATCGTGAAGGTTTATACAATCAAATTCGAAAAGAAAAAAGTGCTGCATCAGCTTTTTATCGAGTTGGCGATAATGGTGAATTATTACTTGCTGATGATGCAGCTTTCCAGGAATTTGTTAATAAACAAACAGGAAAAGATAATTATTGGAAAGGTTATCGAGCAAAAAAACAGCATTCTTTAAGTAAAAAAGAAGCAAATGCTCTTAATACAGCAAATAATGCTTGGAATAAAGCTCACAAAGATGATAAAAATTTTAAAGAAAGAAAAACAGATTATGCAGCAGGAGAAGTGTTTGAAGGAAAATTAAATGCCGAACAAGTTAAAGCATTAAAAGGTTTAGATAGTAAAAAATATAAAAATTTGAAAGCAACAGGTACTTGGACAGATGTAGAAAAAATAAATGTAAATTCGGGCCTAGAATTAATGAAACGTTTACAAGAAAAAGATAAATATGGAAATTTAAAATTAAGTGCAAAACAACAATATAAAATGTTATCAGATTTAGGTTTCGGAAAATTTATGGCAACAAATTCAGCCGGTAAACCGTTAGACACTGAGCAAGAAGGTTGGGAAGCTACAGCTGTTCAAAACTTTTATGATAAAGTTGAAGGAATGAAAGATGAAATAGAAAGTTTATCTAGTTCTATTACTACACAAGAAGATGCTATTTTAGATGATTATGCTGCGATTGCTGATATTAATAGTCAAATTCGAGAACTTCTTACTCCTGTAACTGGAGTAACCGAGGGATTTACTAAATGGTACAACGAAACTCAAAAAATTAAAACTGCTCAAGCTGAAATTAATAAATTAACTAAAGAGTTAAGTAATTTCCAAAATGATTTTATAGCTAATGGATTTAAAATCTTCAAGAATTATAAAGACCAGGAAGATTCTTTAAATAGGCAAAATAAAATAAATGAAGAACTATTAAAGAAGAGAGAAGATTTGGCTGGCACTCTTACTAGTAAATATAGTGGCTTAATAAATAAAGGAATTATTTCGGTTGATGAAAATGGTACAGCTACTTTTTCAAATTCTAAAGTTAATAAAGGAAAGATACAAACTTCTTCCAAACAAATTGCTACTAATGATAAAGGTTATCAAATATATGAGATAAAAAATGAAAAAGGCGAAGTAACTCAGGAATATTATGTTGATAATAAAGGTGTTGTGCGGGATAATAAAAATAATGAAGAAATTAAGGATGAAAATATTATTCATTCAGGAATTCTTAGATATGAAGATAAAGGTTCTTCTTATAATACTAATGGAAAAACATTTGAACAAATTATAGAAGATATTACTTCTCAAGATGCTTCTGGCAATGTCGCTTATAACGCAGAAGAACAGTATCAAATTCTAAAATCTTTAGGTTTAGAAGATTTTATGAAATACGATGAAAAAGGCAATCAAATTTATAAAGATTTTGGTGAATTAAGTAAAGAAGATATGCAAAAAGCTGTTGAAGCTGGTATAAAACGCATACAAGGTTCTGTTGAAGAAATTAATGAAAATAATGATGAAATAACTAATTTAGAGCAAGAACAATTAGAAATTCAAAGTCAATTACAATCAATCCAAAAAGCTTTAATAGATAATCAAATCGAAGTTGAAAATTTGGTTAAAGACGCTGTTGTTCAAGAACACCAAGATGCTATTGATGCGAAAAAAGCTTTTGCTGATGCGATAAGTGATGCGGCTTCAAAAACTATTGAAGGCATGAGAAAAAGTCTTGATAATGAAAAGAAAAGAAATGAATCTGATAAAAATAATAAAGAATTAACTTTATTACAAATGCAATTAACTACCGCCCAAATGTCTGGCAGTTCTGTTTCTAAAATTAGAGATTTACAAAAACAAATTCAAAATAAGCAGCAAGAAATGTATTATAATGAAAGAGAAGCTTTAATTAGTGAATTAGAAGATCAAACTAATGAAACAGTAAAAGCTTTGAACGATCAAACTGAAATTGCACAAACAGCTTTAGACTATCAAGTTAAATATGGTGAAATTTGGGAAGAAGTTAATGAAAAAATAAAAGCTTTCTCAGAAGAAGGATTAGCAGGTTATGTTCTTAAAAATACTCCAGATTATTTAAGTAGTAGTGAATTAGCTCGTCAAAAAACTGAAACAAAAATTTTAGAACAAATACAAACTCTTGCTGCAGAAAATAAATATCAGCAATTAGAAAATGAAAGTAACGCTTTATTATCAAAACAAACTGATTCTAGATTTAAAAATAATAATGTTAAAGAAGCAGTTTTAAAAGCTGGTCAAGAAGCCTTTAAAGATACCGATGGTACTTTAGAACAAAAGAATGAAGCGGCTAAAAAGGCAATGAGTTCTAAAATAAATGAATATCAAAATACTTTTAATAATCAAGACGCTGCTTCTAAAGTTACTAGTCAAATTAATAATCTTGGTAATATAACTTCTTTGAATCAAGAATCTAGTGTACAGAACGCTCGTAAAGCTTATGACAGTTTAGGAAATGCAAAGAGCTATGTAAGTCAAGATACTTTAAATAAATTAATTGCTGCTGAGAAAAAGATTAATGAATTAAAACAACCAAAAAAAGAAGAAAATCCTCCTTCTCCTACTAGTGGAACAGGAACATCTGGAGAACCAACGAAACAAGATCCTGGAGATAAGAAGCTTATTGCTGAAGGAGGAGCAACTCCTCCTATTTCTTATGGATATGCTATAACTGATGATTGGGAGAAAAATGAAAAAACTAGAGATATTGCAAAAGCTATAAAAGAAGTTTCTCCTACTTATGGTTTAGATGCTCTTCATGAAAAAATTAATGAACTTTATAATACTAATAAAGGTAATGAAGCTAAAACTTATAAAGCATTAAATAAATTAAATAATAAAACAGATTTAAAAAAGATTGTTAAAAGATATCGAAATAAACATAATCAATGGCCAATATATACTACAAGTAAAAGAATTAGATATTATGCAACAGCAAAAGATGCTTTAAATAATACAAATCCGTCTGGAATAATACAAGCTAAAACAAAAATACCATTTGTTGCAATTAGTAAAAGTGGACGAAAAACAGACAAAGCTCAAATTTTAAAAGGTCGAGATGGAAAATTTTATCCTTATTTAAAAACTACTGGTAAATTAAGTAAACAAATAGAGATTCCACAATTTGCTAAAGGTGGAGATATTGATTTTACAGGTATTGCTCAAGTTGATGGAAGTAAAAGTGAACCAGAACATATCTTTAATTTTAAACAAATGGAAGCTTTACGAGCACACTTACTTAGTGGTGTAGATACTACTTCTCGTGCCGTGACTGGGTTATCTAATATTATAGAGAATTTACCTAATGCTAATACTTATAATAATATTAATAATGATAATTCTGGAATTAATATTAATAATCTTGAATTCCATATGGAAGTTAAAGAAATTTCTAATGATTATGATGCTCGTAGAGCAGGACAACAAGCTATGGAAGAAATGGTTCGTATTGCTTATAAAGCTGGTAATCGTTCAATATCTAGGAGGTAATGGAGAATGGCTAATTTAATAGGACAAGAAATTTTTAGTAATTTAAATAATAAAGGTCAAGTATATTTAGCGACACATGATGGGGTAGGCAATAGCCTACCCTATATGAGTCGTTCTTTTATTAGTTTTACTTTTGGAGGTAAGGCTATTGAAGATTTTGGTTTAATTGCGACTTTTGAAGATAGAATGGAAAATAATTTATATGCTTCTTTTTCAGATTTAACTTCAACATATGATATGATTGATGGTCAGTTATATTGGGGAACTCGTTTTGAAGCAGGACAATTAAGTTTAAAATTATCTACTGATGGAATGACTGAAAAACAATTGGATGATTTTAAATATTGGTTTTCTCCAGGCATTATTAGAGAATTAATTTTAGCCGAGCATCCAAATCGAGCTATTTTCGCGCGAGTATCTGAAAGACCTGTTTTTTCTTGTTTACCATTTGAACAAAAAACTTCTTTAAAAATATCAGGTATAGATTATGAAACTAGTACAACTTTATATAAGGGCTCTATAACTTTGTCTTTTGTTATGGATGAACCTTATTGGCATACAAAATTAAATTATATACCAACTTTTATTAATTTAAAAAAAATGGCTCCTTTTGATGAAGAAAAAGATAATATTAATGATAAAATAAATTCTCTAGAAAATAAAGATACAATAAAAATTATGTTAGAAGATAATATTCCTCATCAGTCACTTCTTCGCGGAGATATGTTTTTAGGCGGAAATATATTAGTTACTTCTGAAGCTAGAACTAATTCAGCTTTAGTCGGTCAAGCATACTTAGGAATTATTACTACTGAGTCTGATGGATTAATTTTAAATAGTGATACCCCCAGAAGATTATTTTATTGTGGAACAGCAAAAAGTTTGCCAATTATTAAATTTTCTATGGAATTAAAATTTAGTGATAATAACTATATTACTAATCCTACGAATAAAATTTATAATAGTGAATTAAAAGAAGAAGATTATTCTTATATAGCGATTGGAGATAAAAAATTTAAATTTACTACTCCAAGTATTTTAACTAGTTATAATCAAGCTATTAAAATTTTTTCTTTGGCAGAATCTTTTAATAAAGTAGAATTATTACAACAAATTAGAGATACTGTCAATGAGTATTATGCTCGTGCTTGGGCGATTGATTGTGTTAACAGACATACTTCTAAAGAAGATGCTATATCACAAATGAGAGATTTTTTTGTCAGAGATTTAGTTACTTTTATTATTAATTCCAAAACTGGAGAAGCAATTGGAGATTTTACTATTAAGTATAGAAATGATATTGAAAATATTGAAGATAAAACAATAAAACAAAATGTTGGGGATATGATTCGTTCAGATTACTTAATTATAGAAGGACGAGATTATCTTAATGAAAATGGAGAGATAAATCAATGTCATGAAATTACCACAAATGAAGAATTATCTAATATGTTAGTTCTTTATGAAAATATGTTTTTATAAGAGTTAAAGGAGGAAGAAGCTTTATGATTAATAAAAAAAATATACGTGATTATGAAGTTTCTATTTGGACGCTTCAAGATAGTTTTATTACTATCTTGAAGCCTTCTCATTTAGAAAACAAAGGAATGATACAAGAACCTAAAATGGTTTTAAAAGACGATGGAGAAAATAGTTTTTCTTTTAAAATTCCTATGTATATTTATGAAGATACCAATCTAGAAGAAGAACCTTATTTTAAAAAGGAAGAACTTTTGATGGAAAATCCTATTTGGTTTAATGTTCGAAATGGTAATTTATTAGTAGATATGCGAAAAATAAAAGTTATTTTTAATAAAAAAACTGAAGATGAAGAAATTTTTGAATTTATTATTACTAATATAAAAGAAAGCCATGAAGGTTTTTCAAAATATTGTGAAGTAACCTGCGGAGGATTAGCTTTTCATGAATTAGGTAAACAAGGTTATAATATAACTTTATCTGAAAATGATTTTTTCTATGAATATGAAGAATGGATTGCTTCTGGGAAACCATTGAATAAAGAGCCCATTGAAAATATTAATTATTGGATAGAAAAAGTATTAAAAAATTCTAATTGGGGTTATGAAATACAGATGGATTGGTCTTTATATGACCCTACTTGGAACACTTCAAAAGTTTATAAAGAACCCTATGTTTCTTCTTGGAAAATTAAAGATAACATTTTAATTCCAGAAGAAAGTGTATTTAAAGAAAATCAATTAGAAAAAGTACAACCATTAGAAGAAAAAGAAAGTAATAGATATAATTTATTACAAAAGATTGCAGAAACTTTTCAAGTTTATTGTAAATATAAATATTATTATGACGATAATTATCATATTATTGATAGAAAAGTTATTTTTTATAATAATTTTTTAAGTGATAAAGAAGAAATTATAGATTTTACTTATGGATATAATACTAGTCAAATTACTAGAGAAATTGATAGTATGGATTTAGTAACAAAAATGTTTGTAAAACCTATGAAAGATAGCGGAACTTTTTCTGGAGAAATTAAACTATCTGATTCCGCCGCGAATAAATCTTTAGAAAATTATTTATTAAATTTTGATTATTTATATAAGATAGGAACTATTACTCAAGATCAATATGAAGAAGTAAAAAATTATGAAAAAGAGTTACATGAAATTAATTCTTCTTTTTTATCTAATAGTAGAAAATTAATTTATTATACTAATCAGTTACCTATTGAAGAAGCAAAAAAAACTGATGCTGAATCTTTAATAGAAAATAGTCAAAGAAGAATTAATAAAGCTAAATCAGAAGAACGTGAAATAGCGAATGGTAAAAGTTCTTGTTCTTATACTTCTACGAATCCTTTGCCTTTTATTTTAATAAAACCTACTGGTGATGAAAGTAATCCATATATTACTTTACAAAGTGTATTTGGTGAATTAAATCAGCCTTCTTTTCAATTATATACTGAAATTTTATCTACTGGAGAAGTTAAAAAAGAGTCTGAAATTAAAAATAATTTTGATTTTACAATAAAAAATGGTTTAGTAACTAAAATTACAATAAAAAATGCAAATTTAAGCAATGTAACAAAAGTATATGCCACTTTTAAGTATAAGCCAAATATTCCAAGTCAAAAAGTTCAGCAATTATGGTTAAGTAAACAAAAACAGGCTGAAAAAGAAAAAGCCGAAGCCGAAGCTCAATTATTAATAATTAATGGTGAAATTGATTCTTATACTAAACAAAATAAATCACTAAAAAAACGAAAACAAGAAATTATTAATAATTTTGAACGCTTTATGGGCCCAGCTATTAGAGAAGGAACTTGGAATCCAGAAGATAGTTATTCTAATTGTCAAACCAATGAAATTTTTGAATTAGACAATAGTTCTTTAATTAAAAATTCAAATACTGATAGAAATAATTCTGTTGGTTTTATTTGGAGTAATACTTTATTTGAAGGAGAATATGAAATTTCTTATCCTTATGGTTTAGATACAGATACTCCTAATAGATATTATCCTTGTATCAATTTAAGTGGAATAAATATAAATAGTTTAAACGGAGAAAATTTAAATTTAGTTTACAGAGATTATTACTGGGGTTTGAATGATAATGATTCAAAAGATTATCAAGACCCCACTAAAAATCATTATTTAGCATTAGGAGCTGAAGATGAATTAAAATTAGTTTTTTTACGAAATAAAATATATAAAAATATTATTCCCGCTTTAATTGTTTTGGGAGTGCGCTCTTTATTAGATGAAGAAGATGATAATGGTAAATCTACAACTCCTTATTCACAAGTTCAAAAAAATGCTAGATTAAGTACAATTAGTTATGAGAGTAATGGAGATTTTATTGAAACTGTTGTTATTAAAGAAGATTCTTTAAAAAATCTATGGATTGGACACATAGAAGATTATGAAATTGTTTATCCAAGATTTTATAATTCTTCTTTAAAATTTTTAACAACTACTCCAGAAAATATGATTTATTATGGAGATACTGCTTTAGAAAAAGATAAAGATTATTATATGCTTTTTAGAGCAGATAAAGATGAAGATGAACAAAGTGGAGGCGGTCATTTAGCACATTATTTAACTTTAAAGCCTGAATCAATAATGTTTAAATTAGATAAAAAATATTCTTTCCATTATAGTTTATCTACTGCGGCAGATGCGATTTATTTAGACGCTTTAAAAATTTTAAAAGAAAATTCAACTCCAAAAGTGTCTTATTCTTTAACACCTTTGGCAAAAGATGAATCTTTTATTAAAAAAGCTTATAATAGAATTGGACAATTAGTTCATATTAATGATATAGATTTAAAATTTGAAAACGTTCAAGGTTATATTTCTGAAGTTAATTTAAGTTTAGATAAACCTTGGGAAGATAATTATACTGTTAAAAATTATAAAACTAAATTTGAAGATTTATTTTCTACCATAGTTGCGCAAACACAAGCAATGCAACGCAATTCTCAAACTTTTACTATGGCTTCTAATTTATTTGATAATAATGGATATATTAATTCTGATTTATTAAATAAATCTATTAATAAAGCTGGTAATGAAATCGAGGTATTTGAAACAGTTGCGGTAACTGAAGAAGCCATGTTTGCAAGAATAGAAGAGCAACTTTATAAAGTTACTTCTGACGCGGCTTTAATTTTAAATGGTAATATTGGTTTAGCTTTTCCAGCTACAGATACTATTGATGGCATTTCTTTAAATAATCAAGTTGGTTTAAGAATTGATGGAACTATGAAAAGAGTGAAGAGAAAAGAGAATGGCGAACCTGAATTAATAGATGGTTCTTATCTCTATGATGATAAAAACACTATAGAATCTTATTTTAGAGTAACAAATGGAGCAATGGGTTTCTTTAAAAAAGGCTCTGAAAATGAAAAAGATGAAGGAATGATGTATTTTGACGCTCTTACTGGAGATATGGCTTTAAAAGGAACTTTATGGGCCAAGGCTGGTGGTTTTGGAGTTGTCTTAGGCGAAAATGACAAACCTTCAAAAGGATGGTTAATTGAAACGGGAACTTTTAAAAGTTTGAATGGTAGAGCTACTTTTACTTCGGGGGGACTAAACGAGAATCCGAAGATTATTTTAAAAGGTGATCAAAATCAAGAGATTTTTAAATTTGATGGTGAAAATTTAACTATTACTGGAGTAATTACTGCTAAACAAGGCGGCAATATTGCTGGTTGGATAATAGGTGATAAGGCTTTATATAAAGAAGATGATAAAGGTAATGAAGTTGTAGGAATTGGTCCTGGTGATAGTTCTGGTGATATTTCATTTTGGGCTGGTGGTCCCGCGAATGATGCTCCTTTTAAAGTTACTAATGGAGGAGCTTTAACTGCTACAAACGCGGATATTACTGGGGCAATTACAGCTACTTCTGGAACTATTGGGCAAACTAATGCTCCAAAAATTAATATAGGCAGTACAAGTGATGCTAGTACATCACCATCTTGGATTTATAGTGGTAGTAAAAAATCAAAAAATTTTGCTAGTGACGGTTTTTATATTGGAACTGATGGAATTTCTTTAGGAGAATATGATTCTAAATCAGGACACAATCCTTTTGAAATAAGTACTTCAGGAATTTTATATGCGACTGGAGCAACAATTTCAGGAGCTCTTACAGCAACTTCTCTTACTGTTGGTAATTCTATGACTTACAGTGATTCTGATGGATTAAAAATTGGTACAGGAAATAATTCTTTAGAATATAAAAACTCTAAATTAACGATTAAAGGTAGTATTACTGCGACGAGTGGAAGTATTGGCTCAACTTCAGCAAATCAAATTATTTTAGCAGATGGTGTTATTCGTTGGAACAGAACTAATACAGCTGATACAGAAGATAAAACTGGCTTTTATTTAAGTAAAGACGGGCTTTTTATCGGGAATAAAAATAAATTTAAAGTAACTGCTACAGGAGCAGTTACAGCTTCTGATATAACTATAAAAGGAGGAAGTTTAACAATTGGTTCTACTTTTTCAGTTACATCTGCAGGATATTTAACGGCAACATCTGGTTCTATTGGTGGATGGTATATAGGCTCTAATTATCTTGGTTCCGCAGATAAATTAGGAAATAGCGTCGTAGGTATTTCAAATCGTGGAAATAGTGATTATGCTTTTTGGGCTGGAGGAGTTAAAAATGATGATAACAGTCTAAGCGGTGCTTCTTTTTCTGTTACAAAAGAAGGAGCTTTAACAGCAGCAAAAGCTAATATTACTGGAGGAGAAATAAATCTTTCTCGAACAGAAGATATTTCCTATACCATTGAAGGAGAAGAATTAACTTATAATTATAATGGAGCTATTTCATTAAACCAAAGACATTCTGAAACAATTGAAAATATCACTAGAACAGTTCCTTTTACTCTTTATCTTCGGGAAAGAATTAATTATGGAAAAGATGAAGAAACTGGAAGAGATAGAATAACAAATTATAAAATGTTTTATCATGAAGGAGCTTTAGATTTTAGAGAAACAGATATTTCAAATGGAACATCAATTACTGCTGGTTTTATTTTTAGTAAAAGGTTTTCTACAAAAAAAATTGATATAAGTGACGAAACCAGTTCTATCGCTATAAATAATGGCAGTCTTGGACTAGAAATGATTGGTGGAACAAAATATGTTGGATTAAGAACTTATAATACAAATGAGTGGATAATTTATAAAAGTGTAGAGAATAACAAAGTTTATATAAAAGGAAATGTATATGTAGAAAATGGTGCTGGTGGTTGGAAAAAAATTTCTGGTTAAATAAAAATAAACCCTCTACTATTTAAGTAGAGGGTTTATTTTTTTTCATTTATTACTCAAAGAATATTTCAATATTTAACATTTCTTGAGGAGTTATTTCAAAATTATCAATACTATCCATAGGTAGTTTATCAGCATTAATTTCTAATTCAGTTTCTAATAAAGAATTAAATTCTTGATTAATTTCTTCTATATTAGCATTATCAAATTTAACATTACCATTTTCATCTATAATTAATTCGCCATTTTCATCTTTATTACCGTACTTTTGAATAATCTTTTGGCGCTCTTCATTAAAAGTTTGCATTTCCTTGTCTAATTCGCGTGCGAGTCTAGCAATCTTAAAAGCAAGAGAACCTTTGAAAGACTGCTGCATAATTTTATTAAAAGTTTCAGTAGCATTTACTACATTACTTAATTTAATCTTAATCATAAAGTTTCACCCCAAGTAGATTTTGTTTTCTTTAAATAACTGACAAAATATTTTCCAATACAAATTGCATCGGCTTCATCTTGCGTACAATCCTGATTGTACCATAACTTAACTTTATCTTGTGCTTGTTTCTTTTTATTTTCGCGGCCAGTACCTTCACCAACGCCGCAATATTTTCGCCATTCAACGGCATAAACAAGTCCATGATCTATACATGCCTCAAAAGCTACATCAATTAATACTCCTTGTAAGTTAGCTAAAACTCTGTATGTTTCAACTTGGAACTGTGATGAATTTTTGCCATAACTTTGGAGCTGGATATGCTCGAAGCCGAGGAAGTCGGGCTCCCACTCTTTAATCGCGGCAATTAACCATTTTTTAATTTGATTAATTCTTTCTTCTGTTGGAAGGTCTTTATCAGCTTTATAAGTTCCATAACTAACAAGAACACCATCATCATAGATTGAGTAACCTGTGATGATTGTTGCCGCGTCTAAAGCTAAAATTCTAGTCGTGTCAATCTTTTTGATTGGCACTTTATTTTTTTTGACTTTATAAGGGTCACCAGCCATACATATTTCACATTGAGGATGTTTACGCCAGTGACGATAAGTCTGAGTTTGTAAATGCCCTTCGGGGCATTTCATTTCTAATTCCGTATCTAAATTTTTATAAACGTCCGAAATCAATTGCCATCCTTCTTCTTCTAAATGATTTCGGACGCTATAAACATTTATAGGCATTTACTTACCTGTGCTACCAAATCCGCCTTCACCACGTTCAGTCGTAGGAAGAATATCAACTAGTACTGGTTTAAATCGTTCTACACGCTCAACCCATACTTGTGCGATTCGGTCGCCAGCTTTAATTTCATAATCAGAATCAGAAATGTTATCATAAAGTACGCCAATTTCTCCACGGTAATCTGCGTCAATAATTCCAATAGAGTTGGAAAGACGTAGACCAGTCTTTGCTCCGATGCTTGAACGAGGAGCAATTTTTGCTACCCAACCTTCTGGTAAAGCAATCTTTAATCCAGTAGGAACTTTATTAGAGATAGAGTGTGCAGGAATTATGGTGTCTTTAGAAGCGTAAATATCCGCACAAGCATCAGTATCGTGAGCGTAAGTTGGCATTTGGCCGCCATCTTCTAATTTAACTGGAAGCTCAAAAGCATAAGAATGATAACGTGAAAAAGCTTCATCAAAAACATCATAGAAGAAATCAAAAGTCGCATCAAGTAAGGCTCTCTTATTAGGAGAAGGCTCTAATTCATTAATTGCTTCTTGAATTGCGTTTTTATTTTGAGCGACAAAATTTGCGGCTTCCGCACGAGTTAGATTATCATCTTCAAAGCCTTTAAGAACGTCTTTAATTGAGTCTTCTCTAATTCGAGGAGTTAAAGCTCCTTTAATCATTCCAGAAATAATTTCTACAGAATCTTCATTTAAGTTTTCTTCTGGAATAGTCATAATTTGTTCAATCATATCTAGTAAAGGGCGAGCCTGCTCTTCCATAGAAAGGCCATCCGCAAGATCCATAAAATTTGCCATATTACATTACCTCGTATTCTTTAGTCACACTTACAAGCCAAAACTCATCAATAATTTCGTGAGTTTTTCTATCCTTCTTAGACTTGTAAGTCGTGTTATATTTTGTAAGAATATAACCATCTACAGATTGATTATTCTTATATTCTTCAATAGTTTCCATTGCCAGCTGTTCACTGTCTACCTTAAATACTAATGTTTCAGTTTTCAGTTGCTTGTTCATGATTTTCATTCTCCTTCTTTTCATTTAGCTCTCTTAGCTGTTGAATTAAATTTATATAATTAAGTTTTTTAGCTGTCTCGGAAATTGTCCCAAATTGCGCGCGACCAGTTTTTCCTAATTTCTTAGCAAAAGCTCGTCTTTCAGCACGATTGTGAAATTGTGGTTGTTGAATTTTTTCTTCTATTTTTTCAGTAACTGCTTCTGTAATTTTAGAAGAATTATCTAATGTTTCATTATATAAATCTGTTAAAACAGATGAAGCAGCCAAATCTATTTTATAATTTTTTATTGGATAAACAGAGGAAGAAACACACGCAGTTTCTGCTGCTGTGCACTCATCATAAGGTTTTGTTTCTATATCTATTGGAGTAATATACCCGGACGTCGTTATTCCTTCGGGTAACTCAGGAACTTCTGTTTTAATTTTTTCTCCATCAGAATTAGTTATTGTTACAATACTCATACTAAACTCTCCACTACTGAGCAAATATGCTCATATTCTTTTTCATTATCTATTTCAATAATATGAAAAATATGATTTTGTCCAGTAGGCTTTAATGGAATATTTATTTCGTAATTTTCATAAATGCTAAAAATCATTTTTCGAGCGAGGCCTAAATCATAGTCTGTGGTTTCTTTTTCTGCATTAATAACTAAACCACTAGTTAGCGCATAAAACACAAATAATTTATCTTTTTCGTTTAGAGCAAGAATACAAATATATTTTGAATTACCCTGATATTTTAAAACTTCTTTAATCATTAGACTCTCTCCAGGTTTCATAAAAAGTTAAATCAGTTTTATTATAATCTCCTTTTATGATAACATGTTTAAATACTCGTGCAGGAATATCATAAATTTTTTCACCATTTTCTGTAAAAACTTTTTTAACTCCAATCAAAACATATGATTCATAGGGTTTTGCTATTAGCATATTTAAATCATTAATATTTAAATTTGTAGTAACTAAATGTAAAATACATAATTCTTTACTATCCCAAATAAAATCATATGAAAGTAAATTTTCAAATTTAATGGTATAAATTATTTTCCCTTTTTCCATTAATTTAAGTGTTGCAATTGTTTGAAAATTCATATTATTACCTCATATTCATTAGCTTTTCGCGTTCTCTTGGCTTAAACTTTCTTTTTTTAATAGAAAAGGTTAAAAACCATTCAGTAGGATCTCCTTCCGGAGTTAACTCATATTGTACTTTTAATTTATTAAAAGATCTTTCTTCACATTTATAAAAATGGTCTTTCCCTGTTTTTTGACTTCTCCAAATTTCATAAGTTGTAAGTCCGTAATGATGGCAACCTTGTCGTAAAATTTCTAACATTTCTGGGCTTAATATTGCTACTCGTAAAATAATTTTCCTATCATTACCAGGATTTTTAAATTCTTCATAATATCCTGATAAAGTATCTATAAAGAAAGAATTTAATACATGATTTTCATTATCATATAAATTTAACTGAATATTAGGAACTTCTTTTTCTCCAAAACCATATTTTGTTTTCTCTAAGTATATTTCACGAACATCTTCTTCGCTCATTTCTTTATAACTCATTAACCTTCTCCACCCTTAGTTTTATTAAAACCAAATTCATTTGATTTGAAAAAATCTATATAATATTTTTCTAATTCATTTAACTGCTCTTTATCACAATACATAATAACTTCAATAGTCCAATTCCAAAATCCTGTTTTCCAAATTTCATGATGAACAGCTTGGTCAGCAATTGTTTTAATTCCAATAGAACTTTTAAAATGGTCTGTAATTCGTTTCTTTATATTAGTACTTTTACCAATATAACATTTTCCACTATCTATATTAGTGATTTTATAAATGCCAGGTTTATCTTCTATACAAGCGCGTTTAAAAGTTTCATCAATATACGGTTTAACATATTCTGCCCAAACAAGTTTATTAATAATATCTGGGTGTTGAACTTTTTGAGAAACAGTTGTGATTAGAAAATTTATATCATCTTTATATTCATCAGGAACTTGTATTGTATAATATAAACGCTCCTGTAAATTTTTTTCATATTGCCTTAAAGGTTCTAGTAAAGCTTCATATCTCTGTTGTTGATACAAAGTGTCTGCGAGAATATTATTTTGGCTTTTTCTCGCGGCTTCAATAACATCTGCAACTTCTTGTTTAAATTTATGTTCTTTTTCTAATTCTTCTCGTTCAAGTTTAATATACTGATTTTTTAAATTTTCTTCTTTTTCACGCCACAATCGTTCAAAATCTGTATCCATTTCGGACTGCCGTGTATTCTTTTGATGCTCAAAATATATATTTAAATCCTCTGTTTTTTTATTTAATTCTTCTCGGTATTTATTTTGAACGGTAAGGATTTTATCTTGATAATCTTCAATTAAATCTTTCTGAGAACAAATATCTTTTTGTAAATCTTTTTTTCGATTTGATAATTGTTCAAATTGTCGTTTCGCATCTTCGACTAAAAGATTTAAGTTATTTAATTCTTTATAATCGGTTTGAACTTTTTCACTAAGTTTAATGCTTAAAATAATAATAATTATAATTAATATTCCTATAATACCATATAATACCATCTACATCACAACCACTCCTTTACTTTATAATAATTATAACACGGTTTTTTAAAAAAGTCAAATATTAAAAGAAAAAGAGCAGGCATTAAGCCTGCTCGTTTTTAAATTTATCAGAATCACAATAAATAGTTCTATAATCTATGCAATCTTCAGCATAATCAATATTATCTTCATCATACATAAAATCCCAAGGGCACTCTTTTCGCTCAACTTTCCAACGGCATTCATTACAAGTCATATTAACCGCACTTACTCCATCCACAACTACTACAAATAACACAACCGCCTTCTCTACGAATGGGTTCGCCGCATTCAGGACATTTTTCATTCGTCTCAATTTCAATAGCTTTCTTACTTTTTACAATATTTTTTTGAGGTTTTTCTTCTTCTCCGTAATAAAAAGCCTGTAAAGTTTTAGCCATAATATCTGGACAAGATAAACCATCTACAGCTTTACTAGTTTTCGCACAAGCTGGACAATAAATACCTTTTAATTGGTCAATAATTTCAGTTACTTTTACTCCGGAACGCAGACCGACAGAAATTAATCTATTTACTGCCGCAGTATTAGCTTTACAAATGCCGCCTTTGCTACTTTCAATAAAAGTTTCGACTAAATTACCTTCATCATCACAATTAACTGTAATATATAAAGTTCCGCAAGCACAATGACGACAATATGTATTACCGTGCGTAGTACCTAAAGTTTTGCGAGAAACTGGAGTAATGGAATCAAAAATTACCGGGAAATCTTCTGGATGGATTTCTTTTACTGAATTTTTCTTTTCCGTAGTTAGTATTCCTGCACGACGACAATTATTTCTAAAAACAGTAATGCCTTTTAAACCTTTTTCCCAAGCTTCCATATAAATATTCATAACATCTTCTACAGTTGCTGTTTCAGGAAGATTTACTGTTGAAGAAATTGAAGCGTCAATATACTTTTGCCAAGTAGCTTGCATATCTATTCTTTGATGGTAATCTAATTCTCCTGCGGTAATAAAATAATCTGGAAGTTGGCTATCATCAGAAAGATGATTTTTCTCCATATATTTTTTTACAATAGGCGTATAAACTTTATATTCAACATCTTTTCCATAAAGACTTTCAGTTTTACGAGTATAATAATTCGCAAAAATTGGTTCAATACCGCCACTAATACCTAACATAGTACTTAAAGTTCCAGTTGGTGCAATTGTTAATAATTGACTATTAGCAAGGCCATTTCTTGCAATAATTGCACGAACTTTATCATTTAAATTATCAAAAAAGAAATCTGATTGATTTAATTTATGAAAATCATATTTAGGAAAAGTTCCTTTTTGAGCAGCTAAATTACAAGAAGCATATGCAGCAAAATTTAATATATCATGAGCGATAGTATCACATAATTCAAGAGATTCTTTACTACCATAACGTATACCCATTTTAATTAACATATCTGCAATTCCCATTACTCCAAGGCCAATTTGTCGCCAATTTTTTACACTTTCTTGCTGTTCTGCTAATGGATGTAAAGGAAGTCCTTCATCTAAAACATCATTTAAAGCTTCTACTGCGATATATACTGTTTCTGCTAAATCATCAAAATCAAAATAAATTGAACCCGCGGGACTTGTTTTTACAAATTCAGATAAATTAATTGAGCCAAGTAAACAACTTCCTCCTGCTGGAAGTGGTTCTTCCGCACACGGATTTGTTCCAGCATATTCAAAATCTTCAAAGCCAGAAAGTAAATTATGTTTACTTATTCTATCCCAGAATAACATTCCAGGCTCACCCATATCCCAATTATTATAAGCCATTTTTTTAAATAATTCATAAGCATCAATAGTTTTATTAATTACTTCTTCAGTTTCTTCTCTTGTAAAAGATAAAGTATATGGTTTATGATTTTTTGCTGCTTTCATAAAATCATCGAAAACTTTAATAGAAGTATTGGCTTTTGTAACTCTATTTAAATCACTTTTAATATCTATAAAATCTTCAATATCTGGATGATTACAATTCATAGATAACATTAAAGCACCGCGTCTGCCATTTTGACTAATAAGCCCTGTAACCATAGAATATAAATCCATAAATGATACTGCTCCGGAGCTTTCTTTCGCCGCATTTCGAACTCTTGCCCCTTTAGGAGCGAGTTTTGATAAATCTACTCCAACTCCGCCACCATATGAATAAGTTCTTGCGAGACTTTTTGCACAATCAAAAATAGATTCAAGATTATCTTCTGGAGGAGAAACTACATAACAATTAGAATATGTAATTTTTGTTGAATCTGCAAGGCCGCGATTTGCTAAAATTCGTCCGCCAAATAAAAATTTCTTATTACGAATTATTTCTTTAATATTTTCTTTATTGCCACTTATTCTATTTAACCAAGTTTCAAAATCTTCACCATTATGCTGATATTTTCTTTCCCAAATAGAAATACCAATTTCATTATCTTTACCAAGCCATTCTTGAATAGTCATACAATTCCTCCTGTAGCAAAATGCATTCCACAATACGGACAAGTATCATTTGTTATAGCCCAATTATAATTATTATCAAAATGAGGGCATTTTGATTGATTAGCAATAATTTGTTTTTTAATTTCAAAAACTTTATCAGAACGTTCCATTGTAGCTAATGCAATACGCAATTCACGCTCTAATTTTTCGTGGGTAGCAATAATATCATCTATCATATACGCCATCTCCCTTGTTTAAAAATTTTATTGAAAGATTGTTCAAATAAATCTTTCGCAGAAGGATGAAATTTTAAAAGTAAATCTTTTTCTTCTTTCCATAAATTATTTTTTTTACGTTTATCTATTTTATAATTTAATGAATAATCACGTCTATTAGTATGACTTATATCAAAAACACTTTCTGCAAGTTGTGATAAATTAATTAATGGATTTTTAAAACCTAAATTTGACTCTTCAAACTTTATTTTAATCATTATACCACAACTCCAAAAAGAATACAAGAGATTAAGTTTATAAATAAAATCTCTAAAATACAACATTTGAGTTGGGAAAGAGCCTCCCAATATAATATAAACATTAGATGTTTGAGTAATATCTGCTAAAAATTGATTTTTATATTTTTTTAACATATAATAAATTTCATCTAATGGTATATTTAAATCTAAAATTATTTCATTAGAACGAGAAAATTTTTGAAAAGACCTTAAAGTAAAATATTCTGTTAAAGTATGACAAATTATAGGGTGTAGTCGAACAATATTCGCGGGAGAACGATCTGAAATTTTATTTAAAGTATCTTGCCAATCATCATAAAAGAATTTTCTATCATACAAGTAAACTCTTTTTCTTGGAAGTATAGCTGGTAAAGGAAGTTTATTTTCTCCAGCATAATTACGATAATAAGTATCATCAAGAACGTGAGAAATAACTCTCGCTTTGACACCATCATTATATTTTTGTTTTAAAAATTCTTTATAAATAAAAGGTTTTGGAATTGTATAATCAATAATTTCATCTTCAAAAGGAATATAAATTCCATTTGTAAAAGCTGTCCCACCATAAATAATATTGTTCGCGCGCAAATAATGCTCTGGGATTTGAGGATTTTTATTTAATTCGCTAAAAAAGTAAATTTTGTCACAGCTACTTAACTCTTGATCTTCAAGAGTTAGTAGCCGACAAAATTGGTTTTTTTCAGTTTTATAATAAGTTGCGAGTTTCATAATTTCGATATTGGGAATAAGAACAGAAGTCTTATTAGATACGCATAAATCATAATCTAATAATCCTATCATTAAGCATCGACCTCCGCTCTTTCATCATATTCAAATAAACAATTTTTATAAGGTTTTCCATTTTTTAAATGATACGTTAAATTAGCCAAATGACTTTGTGGAGTAGCGTTATTATTGACATTTTCATATAGCCACAAAGCAGCATCTAACTTTTTACGAAAATGTTTAATTTCGCCAGTTTCAAGATTTGTAATTTTAATTCGTCTGCTAGAACTTAAAACTGGACGAATGTCAGTTACTTTTATTTGATGTTTTTTAAGAAAACCTTTAATTGTTGGAATACTAACTGAAAAAGTTTCTGCTATTTCTCTCAGATTATATTCTTCTTCAATCATTTGTTTGATTACTTCGATTTGTAATTCTTCGTGGCCTCGTAGTGGATAATCTTTTCCTTCTAATCGCCACGCTTTTCCTTGGTTGATACGATTTATTTGGGTCTTAGATAAATTATAATTTTGAGCAATTTGGATTAATTTATCTGTACTATTTTCTATATCAAACATTATATCTAAGACACGTTGTGGAACAGATTTATTAGTCCAATGCGTTTCAGCCTGATTAATATTATATCCATTTGGAACATAAGAATTATAATAAGCAATCCAATAATCTTCTTTATCAGTAAGTTCTTCAATTTCACATTCTTCTAAAATAGAAAATTGAAAATTTTCTAGCCCATATTTTCGCATAGCTTGATATAAAGGTAAATTTTTTACTTTACTATCACATCTATGCCCACTCCAACGGGCATAGATGTTTTTACTTTGTCCGATATATTTTTTATGATTTATCAAATTTTCTATAAGATAAATACCAGTTTTAATTGTAGTCCGTGCCATATTTATTCCTCCACAGCAGGTCTTTCATATTGAAAAGTTAATTCCCCATCCTCTCCTACTGTAAGTATCTTTGCTATGACTGGATACACACTGTTTTTTCTCTTTTTTGGTATAAAATCGGTTCCTCTTCTTATGCCCTGCACCATTAACATAGTTCCTTTTGTAAACCAACTTTTCTCAATTACGTGTTTCTTACCATCTTCTCCTTTCTCAGAGATTTGTTTATCATAAATTGCGTATTGATTTTTATAAATTTTAACTTGAACCACACCTGTTGGAGTAAGAAGTGAAATACTATTTTTTAACTTATTTTTATCAATTACTGTTCCAATAAGTTTATGAAGTTTAAACACTTTTACTTCCTGACCATTTGAACCTGAGAAACTATACTCAACTTCTGGTTCTTCGCTTAATTCAAAGAAATCATCATAATTTGAAGCTGCGGCCGCAAGTTCGTGCTCGTGATAGTAAAATGAAATACTATCCATTTCCCATTTACTAATATTACCTTTGCCATACTTTTCAGCTACGTCATTAAATAAAGAGTTATTTAACTTTTCTAACATTACTTCTTTATTGTCTTTAAGGTATTGACGCATTGGTTCCATAGCTTTTTTATAAATATTATCCCAAGTTTTTTGAGAAATATAAGAACCATCTTCTACTAAATCTATATCAAAATGCTCATTAATAAAATTAATTGCTTGTTCATTTAAATAATAATTAATTCCATCTTTACAAGTCTTTAGATACTTATTAAATAAGAAAAGTTTCGCGTAAAAAATCATTTCTTCAGGAATTAAATCTTTATTAATTAACATTTGCATATTTTGTAAAGTTAATCTTTGCTTTTGATCTGCGATACTTAAAAGATAATTGTGCATTATTTCTTCCCTAGATTTTCCTTCAATCGCATCAAAAGCTCCAGATTTAATTAGATTAATTGTTTGTAATTTATTAGTTCTATTTTTAATCATAAAATCATTAAATGATTCATATGGTCTATTTTTCATAATTAATCTAATTACATCATTTGAAACTCTTGTAATACCACGAAGTCCATAAGTAATACTATTTTGTTCGACATTTGGTGCAAAAGTAAAACTTGAATTATTAATGTCAGGAGGAAGAATATTAATTCCATAAGATTTGAATCGACCAATTGCTCGCGCAGTTTTACCATAATCAACAGTTTTCTTTACTCGCTTAACTTTTTCTTTTGAATCAGTTTTTACTTCTTCATCTTCTTCATCATCATCTTCTTCAACTTCTGCCATTACTTCTTCAATGTTTTCTGCAACTTCATCTTGGTCTATATCTTCGGGATTTTCACCATCATCTACGCCCGCACTATCAACAATTAGATTTGCTGTATTCCAGAATATAATTGGATAATTACAAGCGAGATTCATATTTTGAAGTCCAACAATACTGTAAGCTAATGTATGACTTAGGTTAAATGAATAACCTCGCTGGGTATTAACAAGAACATTCCAAAAATAATTACAAAGTTTATTATCAAGATCTTTTTCTTTAACAGTATCAAAATATTTTTGAGACAATTGTTCATAAAGTTTCGGGTCTTTCTTTGCAATTGATTTGCGAAGCATATCACTGTCTTTTAGACTCCAACCACCAAGTTGAGGATCTTGAATCATAGACATAATATCTTCTTGCGAAGCACAAATACCATACTCATAATCAAGATATTTATGAAGAAGTTGTTTTTGCTCGCTTGTTAATCCATACTGATTCATTTCTTGTTCCCATAACATTGGATTTTTCTTAAAGCGAGCATATTTTTCAAGAGGTTGTTCCGCGCCTTTTTCACTTGCCATTAATCGCATAATTGAATTTAATGCTGCCATTTCTTCAACAGAAGTTGGTTTCGCAAGTGAAATGCCTTGAATACCCTGCGGAGTATCAAACTGGAATACACTTAGAATTTCATTATTCGCAAGCATTTCCCACATTTTAGGATTATTTCTATCTAAATTATAAACTCCAATCGCGGCTTCATATGTTTCTCTTAAAGTATTTTTCTTTTCAATATATCCATACTGAACGAGTAAATCCAAACAAGTTCTCATACGAGTTAAGTTTAAAGTTGCAAGTAAGTCAATCTTAACATTACTTACTTCTTCAGATTCATGAAGATCCCAAGCAGTGACCCATTCTCCACTATTTAGCTTAATAAGAGAATTAGTTTCTGTAATATCTTCATCTACAATAATAACTCCGCCAGCGTGACAACCGCATCCACACTGTAATCCTTCAATTTTTTGAGCCACTGCCCAAAGTTCTGGGTATTTTGCCATTTCTTCTTGAAAAGTTCTATTTGGAGGAATATCATTTTCTGGATCGCCATAATAAGTTACTTTTAAAGAACGTTGAATACCACGATCACTTTCAATTAGTGCTGCAATTGCCTGAGCCGTATCAACATCAATTTCAAGTCCGCGCGCGGCAGTAAGAATTGCAGCTTTTGCTGCTTCAGTTCTTTCAGTTCCAACTCTTACTACATTTAATTCACCATAATGATTTTGAAGTGCTTCAATAACTTTATTGCGACGATTACTTTGAACGTCGCTATCAATATCAAGAATACTTGCGCGTTCGGGGTTTAAAAACCTCCAATAATAAAGAGGAACCTTTTCTACAATTGGATCAATTTGAATAATATCTAATAAATAATTTAGATAGAAACCAACACCCGAACCACGACCAGGGCCAACTAATGTATCTCCTTCATCCCACGCAATCTTTAAATAATCAGCAACTTGTAAGAAATACTTTGACCAAACAATATCTTGCTTTTTTGAAGCATTCCACACAGTTTCTAACTCAATCGTCATTCGTGCGATACGTTCATCAGTCCAATAATAGTTTTCATTACTATTACACTTATTAATAATTCTGCGAATAAAAACTCTATCAGCATCTTCTTCAGAATTAATAAAATTATACCAAATATCTGGTAAAAGTCTATCTACAATAATTGGCTGTTCGGCCGCACGAATATCTTGCCTACTTGGTAGATAAGGAAGTTTAAATGGCTTTCTTAAATCATACTGTTCAATCTGCTCACCAATTAACTTTGTATTTTCCATTAACTGATTAACAACATCAGCACCATTATATTTATCCATATAACCGTGAAGTTCTTCCGCACTCATCATATAAGTAGTGGCATAAAACTCATCAACTTCGCGGTCGCCATCTTTTGAATTTAAATACGCTTTATGAAAACGTCTATCTTCTTTTGTTAAATAGTGACTATCAGTAGTTACAATCGCGGGAATACCTAATTCCTTAGAAAACTTTAATAACCATTTATTAACATAAATCTGTTCATTATTATCGGAAGGTTGAAGTTCAAGAAAGAAATTTTCTTCACTAAAAATACTTTGTAAATATTTACACCAACTTCTTAGTTTAAATAATTCTTCGCCAAAAAGTTCTTTATCTTTTTCAAACTTACTTGCCTTTAAAATTGTTTTTCCAAAATATCCACCAATACAAGCTGTACTTGCAATTACATGGCCTGGATTCTTTCCAATAATATCCTCTAAATCACTGTAATAAGTTGGGACACGACGCATACGATTTTTCATAAAACTTTGACCGTATGCTCGAGTAGATAATTGACGAATTTGTTTATGGCCAATTTCATCTTTAGCAAGAAGAATGAAGTGATAAAAACTATCTTTCTTACTATCATAATTATCGTTATTTAAACCATTTCGGCAAAGATAAATCTCATTACCAAGAATAAGTTTAAATTCATCCCAACGAGGATCATGATTTTCTTTTTTCCTTTGCTTATCAACATATTTTAATGCTTTGATATGACTATTAACTGTTTCATGTTCAGTTAATGCTACTCCATATAAACCTAAATCAAAAGCATATTGAATTAAATCTTCTATAACATTTATAGAATCGACAAGGCGTTGATTACTCGCACAAGTATGATTGTGTAAACTATAATACACTAAATCACTTCCTTCTTTATTCTATATTTATTATATCATAATTTTTTATAAAAGTCAATTAGAAATCATATTTATGTGGATCATCTGGAGGATTATCTAAGTCATAATCATCTACAAATATTTGAGTGGTTGTGCGGCCTGCAAAAGTATTTAAATTAACTCTACCATAAACAGTAAGTTTTTGAAGTCTATTACTAAAAACTTCTTCCGTAAAATTTATATCTTTAAAACGAACGTAATCTATTCCATTAAAGCTAATCTTCATACTGTCTTTATTCGCACCCATAGCCATTACATTAGCAAGAGAAATATTTTTAATAACAATTTTAATTTCATCAATATGATTGCCAAAAAATTCAGGATGTTCTCCCAATTTTTCAAGCAAAGGAGCAATATTTTCTCTAGCATCTAGAATATAATCTACAGTGTAACATTTTGAAAAAGCATTATCATCTAATTTCTCATTACTATAAGAAAGTAATTTATCTGTATTAAAGCTATTAATACCAAAACCTGCGGCAGCATCATGCCCGGCTACATAATTAATTAAACTACTTTCTTCCAGAAATTGCTTGAAACTAGGAAGGCCAGCAAAATTTCCGCTGCTGCGAATACTACCATTTATTTCATTATTATCATTTCTACGACCAATCATAACTGGTTTGTTATACTTATTAACAATAGCCATTGCTACTAATCCAGTTAATTCTGGCGGAATATTATCTTCTGGTTCTACTTCAACCAAAATAATATTATTGCTTGCTAAGTCATTTTTTTGAATTTTAAAATCAATTAAATCAATAGCTTTTTCTTTTAATTTATCTTGGCGAGCTTTTGCGTTCTTACCTACACGAGCAGTTTGTTCTGCGGCGGTTTCAGTATCTCCAGGCTTTGCTCCTCGTTTTGTGCTTGGTAAAATTTTATCTGGCTCAATAAAACAATAAAACATTGCTTCTTTTTCTTTCATAGATCCCACTCGTGTAAGAGCGTTAATAAGAGGAGCGATATAAAAGGCAATATCAATTGGAGTTAATCCATACCAAGGATAAGTTGCTTTTTCTTTTAAAGAATATGATTGAGCTTCAAGTAAGGTTTGGAAACCTTTATTTTTAATATTTTTTAAACCACGAAGCATTAGATAATTTGTTTCAGGAGTTGTCCTATCCATAACATCAGCAATTTCTCCAAGAGCAACTAAATCCATATATTCTTGAGCTTGCTTAATGCCTAAAATTTCATCTAGTACTTCACAAAACTTATAAACTACACCAGCTCCACATAATGATTTATTTGAATACATTGGAGATAATTGATTATTAACAACTATTGTATTTGAAGAAGTAGAAGTAATTGGATTACCATCTGTGTCATATTGCTGTTCGTGATGATCTAATACTAAACAGTCAATATTTAAATCCGCTAATCGTTCATGCTCTTCAATATCATAACTGGCCGAATCTGGACAAATTACTAAATCAACATCATTTAGTGTTTCTAACCAATCAATTTTATCATCAAGCCCATGTTGCTTATGCTCGTGTAAAGTAAAAGTAAGATTAGCTTTTGGAAAGATATGTTTAATATAAAGCCATAAAATACTTGAACTTGTAAAACCATCGCAGTCAGAATCTACTACGAACATAATCTTGCTATTTGTGCGAAGATGCCGCAAAAGTAATTCTGCCGCGAGATCAATATTTTCAAGACCATACGGATCTAATTCACATTCTGATGTTGGGTGTAAAAAAGATTCAATATCTTGAACACCACGGTCTATTAAAATTTCTGATAAAGCCTTTTCAGGATTTGTAGTATATTGTTTTCTTAATCTATAATTCATAGTTTATCCTCTCACTTTAATTCTATTTTTATAAAGTTCTTCAAACACTTCTTTTCCTCTATCAAAAGGAGAATCTTTTTCATTAAGTAAATTATCAAAATCCCAAATATAAGAAAAAGAAGCTTGATTAGAATATTTTTTACACATGCGTTCTATTTTATCTCGGTATTTTCGAGCTTTTTCTGTACGCCAATCAGTATATTCTTTATCTAAAGCAACAACAATTTCATTTGCTCCCAATATATCAGTTAATAAACTAATATGATATTTATTAAATGTAGAACCACAACAAGCAACACAATTACTCCATTCGCCATAATAGCCATCATCTAACAAAACTGATTTTTCAGCTTCAGCAATAATTGCACTTCTACGACGAGTAATTCCTTTTTGATGTTCATAAATACCATATAAATTAAATTGTAATGGATGAGTATATAATACTTTTCCAATTTGAACAGGACGATATTTCCCACATTCTTCAATTTCTTTTTTTTCTAATGCCCGCCCGCGAATACCAACTAATCGCCCTTCAATATCAAAATGTGGTATAATAATTTTATTTTGGCCTAATGAAAATTTAATTTGAAATTTATCCATTGCTTCTTTAGTTATTCCATCTTTTAACCAAAGAGGATGATAATATTTTATAAAATAATCTAATACCACTGGAGAATATTCTTCTAAAGCTGGAATATTTGTAGTATATTTATATTTTTCAATATCGTTTTCAAAACGATTAGAACGTTTAGTTGTAATAATAATATGTTTTAGAAATTGTTTCACGTAATTTTCTGCTTCTTCTAAAGTAATTGGATATTGATTTAAAGCCATATATTTTTGATATAATTGAAAAATTGACATAGCTTCATCACATTCGGTATAACATCTAAATATTTTATTATTCTGATACCAATATAATTTCATAGATTCCGCTTCATGAATTGGATTATGACAAATAGTAGGACAAACTAGATATTGTTTTTCTTCATTAACATCTATTTGTTCTACTCCTAAACTTTCTAAAAAATTTTTTACATCTGATAAAGTAATTGAATTAATTATATCTTTAGTATTTAAAGTAGCTAAATAAGCATCTCTATCAGCCTCATTAAAATTTGTCATTATTAATTCCTTTCAAAATAATTTCTCCAATTAATAATTTCTTCGCTAGAAGAAGAAAATAAATCAATATAAGGCTCCCTAATAGGTTCATTTTCTGCTGTAGTCATAAATAAATCTTCTCTTTCACCTGTACCTAAATGAAGTCTAATCCAGATTCTAACATTCTTATAACCACCACGACGATTTTTATATATATCTAAAACATGAGTTGGACGAAATCTCTCATCTTCAACATATTTCGAATCTAATAATCCTTCACGCGCGGCTTTACGCCATTCAACCATATAAGTATTTAAATTTTTTTCAGAAACTTTTGACATAACCATACCTACATCAGCTTTATCTGCTACAGCTTTACTACCGCGAATACTTGTTTCATTTTTAAATTCTCCATCATCCGCCATACCTAAAGCATTAACCTGTGTTGCAGACATAATAAAAAGTTGATAATCTTTCGCAAGCTGCTTTAATTGATTAGCCATCATCATTAGAATAACATCTTCACGAACATTATTTTTAGCAAATTGTCCGAACATACTTGCAGTTGAATGTATATAGTCAAAAGCAACATATTTTACTTCATCAATAGTTGCGTATTTCTTAATTGTTGCTTCTACATTAACAAGATTTGGATCACTAATTTCTTCAATAAGAAAATATCCTTTATACATTTTAAGAATTTTTGCCGCGAAACGAACTCTATCTATTTCACCACCATCATATTTACCAGTAAGGATATGTGATTCATTTACTCCTGATAAATAAGCTAGCATAATAGTTTGAAGTTCTTCTTTATCCATTTCTGTTACAATAAATAAAACTTTTCTCGGAGGTCTTGGATTTCCACTTTCATCAATTTCTCTAATAAAAGTTCCTTTCTCATGAGAATAACGAATTGGATAAGCTAAATGACAAGCATCAAAAACTGCTGTTCTTGTTTTACCCGCGCCAGAACTCGCAGTCTTTAAATAAAAACAACCTTGTCTTGCTCCACGAGTTGCTGTACTAAAATATTTTCCTTCAAGACTTGGTCCAATATTTGGAAGTCTTTGTAATTCATCTATAAGTTCAAAAATTCCTTCAGAAGGATCTCCATTTTTTGAACCTCCTCGAAGATATTCATTACGAATTATATTATATTTTCCTTCAACAGAATTAAGAATATCTTCAAGGCTTGCTTCATCGAAATGTTCTTGAATTTTAGCTTCTTCAATAGGACTTAAATCACTTTTTTCATCGACGTAAAATTCACTAACATCATATCCTTCATTAACTAATCTTCTTAATAAAGAATATTTCTTTAAACGTATATAATAAACTTTAAAATTTGCCAATTCAGCAAATTCAAAACAAGCTTTTAAAAAATCAAGTCCACCATCATTTTGATAAATTATCGCACTATTTCTATGTTTTTCAATTTCTTGATCTACTTCAATTGGTGTTAATTTAGTTGCTCCTTCATTATATAAACTTTGAATACTTATAAAACAAATCCGCGCGACTTTATTTGAATTATCAAAATCAAGTGGATGTATATCTGGATATTCTATGAATAAAAGAGGGTTCTTCATTAGACATCCAATGACTTGACGATATGCCATTTTATCTGATAAAGTCACAACTAAATCTCTCCTTAATCATCCAGCCATTCATCTGGATCATATGTTATTTTTTCTTTACTACTAGTATTTTCTTTAATTGGGACAATATGCTCTCGAACTTCTGTTTTGAGTGCGGCGGCAAGATTTAAACTTTTAATATTTTGATTTCGCCTATACCGCATCATTTCATCAACCATAGTTGGATTAACCAAATATATAGTTTCAACTTTCTTTGGCTTTTTTAATACATTATAAATATAATCTAAACAATTAACAATTGTTTCATCAGAATAACCATAAGTATCTATTAAACGCTTGCGCTCAGTCCAAATTCTTGGTCCTGGAGTTTTAATTCCAAAAATAGTACAAACTTTATTTGCGAATTTTTCTTGCTCCATTTTTTCATTATAACATTTTTTACAATACCAATAAGAATTTTTAGCTTTTGGGCCGGTATAACTTACCATATCTTCATTTCTAAAAACTTCTTTACAAACATGACATTTATGAGTTGGACGAATTGCCATACTAATCACTCCCACATTTTAACTATATTAAGTATAGCATAAAACATAAAAAAAGTCAATAAAAAAAGAGCATAAGCTCTTTTTTTTATTATAGTAATTCTCGCATTTCATCAACAAAAAGTTCTACTAAATCAGATTGAGAAGGCACGGCCGCGCTTAATTTGAAATCTTCAGAACCAAAGATTCTTCGAATTACATCTTTCATAACATTTAGATGTTGTTCTTTTTCTTCATCTGTTTTTGCAGACTCTAAATAATTCACCCAAACTTCCTTAGCATCATTAATAACTTCTTGGAAAGGACGAGCCTTGATTTGAGCAATTTCAGTATGGTCAGTTACTTCAGCTCCATCAAGTTCTACTGCTTTATCAATAGCTTCTCCAATTGCATCAACTAATTCTTTATAACCGAATTTAATCTTCGGGGCAAGATATTGATAACGACTTCCTGCAAATACTGTTGGAGTAGAACGAGTATATAAAAAACGTTCAGAAGTTCCATCTGTATTCATTTGAACTTGTAGATAACCAATAATATCAACAATACTATTAATAATTGTATAACATTGATTTGGTAAATCTGGAGCTACCGCAGTAATTTCATTGCCATCTTCATCTCTCATTTCAGTAGGTTTATCTTTACTATGAGCGATAAATAAAATGCCAAAACCAAGTAAAGTAATCTCACGCCAACATTCTGAAAACTCGTTACGGAGCATGCCCCAACCTTGACCCCAAGGAATATCTCTTATACTATCAACACCTTCACGTTGACAAATATATTTTTCACAAAGACCCCAAGCAATAGAAGCAGTATCTACTACAATACTATCGTACATTTCGCGTGCTTGTGGTTTACGAAGCTGGGAAAGAACTTTTTTAAAATCGCCCCAACGAAGAATAGGTACACTACGTATTCCAGCCAAAGCATTTGTACCTTGCTCAAAGTTAAGGAATAATGAACGAGGAAGTTGAGAACCAAATGTCGATTTGCCAGTTTTTGGTTGTCCATAAATTAATAAAAACTTTCCTTTTAAATCTCTTGAAATTTTACTTGGCTCAAGAGAAAAAATATCAATATCGTTCGCCATAACTTAACCCTCCTTAAAAAATAGTTGGGAATTTATTATTCCCAACTAAACTTTCCACCAGGAGCGGCTGAAGCCGTAGCAGATTTAGTAGAGCCTCCCTTCTTTGCGTCTACTTGCATCTGCTCTAGACGTGCCTTACGCTCATTAAATGCTTTCTTAATTTCAACAACATCATAAGCGAAATCCTCATCAAAAGGCTCGTCGGAACCACGAGTAATAATTAATTCACGTACCATACGAGTAGAAGTCTCAGGTAGTTCCTCGCCCCAAGAACTTGCACTCGCGGAATGCTTCTCTTCCTGAGAAGTTACACGAATACGACCACCAACATTAACAGTTTGATTCTCTTCCCAGTTACGAGAAATATAATTAACAGCATCATTGTCTTCAACAATAAACTCAATTACATCAAGTCTACCGCCATACTGAACAACTGCGCCCTTAATTACAAGACGACCAGTTGGCTCGCCTTCACGATCTACTTCCTCATGCATATCCATAATGAAAATATCCATATTGAAAGAAGCAATATCTGCCATCTTACCTTCGTTTAGGAAAGAAGTATTAATTTGCCAACCATTAATTAGTTGG